AATAGGGGTTGTGTAGTTTAATTACTTATTTATATATATATATATATATATATATATATTATTTTTATTAAAATATGACAAAATAGGAGTTGTGCTGTGCGCAACCCCTATCTCCCTATAACCTTATATTATTCGATTAAAATTCAAAGAAAACGAATATCGTCTATCCCGGGTATCGGGGTATATGTAATATACCCCTACATGATTCCTTTAAGAAAATCTCTGATTGCATCATCTGAATCTGAAGTTCTCTTTACTGGCTTAATATTACTTACTGAAGCAATAAGCTTCTCTCCCTCAATTAATGTATTTCTTAATTCAACAATATCCGCGGAAGTAACCATATCCTTCTTACCTGTAACAGCTTCAAAGTAAGCAACAATAGCATTAATAAGTCCATCTCTCTCTGTCTTAAACTTATCAATCTCTGCATCCTTCTTAGCCTTAATTTCTGTAGCCTTTCTCATAATATCTGAAATACTCATACCAGAATCTAACATCTCTTCAATAGTTTTACTCATACTTTTTATCTCCTTTTCTTTTATATATATATTATAACATAAATTTTTATATATTTCAAACGCGGCAACCGCGCGATATAAAATTAATTAGATGCGGAGGGTCCTTCATATCCCCGCAATACGATTGCTTTTGTTAGATATAAAAAGTTATCATATTTTTGTCAAGCTATGTCTGAAAAGTTATATACTTGTTTTTCTCTTTTAGGAAGCTTAATAGTGTTTTTGCGTAAAATTTTGTCCTATCCTTTACCCTACTACATACACAATTTTGAAGCAAAAATGATAGTATGCTGCATGTAAGAGCACTACAAGGTAGAATTTCCCGAATTTTATTCCATATGGTTCATCTAAAAAATTAAGACCAAAAATATTCCTACCCGTTAATATTATAGATATGGAAAAAAAATGGTCTTAATTTTTTGGGCAGAGTTAAATAATTTATTTATCCAAAAAGAGATATTATAATGACCAAATAAAAAGGAGGAAAATAAAATGATAAATATTTCAAGGTCAGAATTAAACAAAAGGTATAATATTGATAGTCATTTATGGACAAGAAGACATGATGATTTATTAAACTATCTTCAAGATTTTATGGATATTACAGAAATAAAATCTGAAAAAGGTCGTTACACTTATGAGATAGAAGGGGAAATGCCAGAGTATATTCCGAAACTACCTCGTAAATGCACTTTAGAACAAAAGAAGAAAGATTATGAAGAATTTACTATTAAAGCTTTAGGTACAGAATTTAAACCTAATAGTAAATCTAAAATTGCGCGCGAAGCTATTTCTTCTTTCGGTAATGAGAAATATGGTCACTATTCTCAAGAGTCCGTTGTAAAAATATATGTAAAGGAACCGTTTGATAAATATGGTGTAACTAATAATCACCAGGTATGGGTAGATTATAAAACATATAAACCATTATCTGCGGAAGTTCTTACTGATTGGCGTAATATACTGAAAGAAGAAAAAATAGATGAAGCGGCTGCTGCCAAAGCATTCTATCGTGAACAACAGGGAGAAGATATTTCTCAAGAGAAAAGCTTCTATAAGTGCGCGCTTGAAAGGTTCAAAGCGAAATATAATACAATGCCTATATTAGTAAAAGAGTGGAGAGCTAACAAGGATTAAGCGGCAAGGGTCGCTTTTTCCTCCATAATCAAGCCCTAAAGGAACATCCGCGGTTTCGGGAACATGGGAAAAAGTAAGATAATGACTTTTTCCCTCGGAAAATTGCCCTAAGGGGAGAAGGAGGGAAAATTCCGACTTTGTCGGTCGGGCACAGCCCGTTCTTTTACACAACTAATTTAATAGTTATATAACATCACAAAAGAAGAAGCCACTAGGACTTCTTCATTCTCTGTTCAATCAAATCCACTTTGAAGATTTTTTCATTAATTTTAACCTGGATTAACTTATTTTCTTTCAGAATTTCCACATTTCCGCCATAATTATCAATCAAACCGCCATAAATCATATCAAAAAGTTCCTTTTTTTCATCAGAAACCTTAATAGTTTTAGGTTTTTTCTCTTTTTTCTCAGACTTTTCTGCCTTTGCGCCGTGGTCTATCTTAATTTTCTTAGCTTTTTCCTCAAGTTCTTTCTGTTCTTCTTCAAAATATGGACAATCTCCATTACAAATATTTTTATCTGCGCAATCCTCGCAAAATTCATTCTTCATTTAAACACCCCTTTTAAGGGAGCGGAGCAATGCTCCGCCCGCATTATTCAGCTAAAGAGTAGATAGGCTTACCTTTAATCTCTTCTCTCTTGATAGTACCAGCCTGTGCAAGTTCCTTTAAGAGATAAGTAACTTTCTGATTAGTTAATGCCATAACATCTGCGTCATCTGGGTAAACTTTCATCAGTGTGAAAGTCAACTGGGTAGCAGTTCCGCTTACATCTTTCATTACTTCCAGTAACTTCTCTGTCAAAGCCTTATTCGCGGCAGACTTCTTCTCATTACCCTTGCTACTCTTATTTCTCTTGTTAAGAAGCAACTCTTTCTCATGCATAAGATATGTCTTATACATTTCATTATCCTGAATAAACTCTTCATTTAACATTGCCTCTATTACATTTAATTTAGTAATCTTCTTTTCCATAATCTTTTACCTCTTTCTTTCTTTACTGTGCATTTACTACTTTTAATATTATCGGAGTAAGGACTTCTCCGTCAAACATTGTTGGCGGTAATACATCTGCATTAATCAAATTAACAGCTACACAACCACTCTTCTGAAAAGCCTTTAAATAGATATCTCCGTCCTTATCTATAAAGCAATCTCCTACATCAAAACTATCAAAGTTTCTAGCGGCAATCGTTGTATTTACATCTACTATCATAATCATTACCTCACTTTCTGACCCCAAACTGTCTGCACCAAGCTAGGAAGAACCTTGAATCCGCCATACTTAACAATTAATTCATTTGCTTCATCAAGCGTTTCCGCATACATTAATCCTTTTACTCTTGTATAAACCTTAATCTTCATACCTTTACCTCACTTTCTAAACTCTTGGCGCACATGCACCGAAACAAATAATTACTAAAACAATTGTAACAATCATAATACTCAACCCCTTTCTATATTTATATGATAACATATTTTTTTATAATTGTCAACTCCTTTCTACATGCTTATTATAACATTTTGTAACTTGCTTGTCAAGAACTTTCTGAAGAACTTGTTTTCAATCTCGGTTGTTATCTGCTTTTCTCTGTTCCTTACATTGAATAGTATAATACTTTGGGGCAGATATTGCAATAGTCAATATGCACAAAGTTATGGGAAAATATTTGTGCAATTTTATGTGCGGATTTCGCTTGACAAAATATCAAAAGTATGCTACAATGGTAAATTCCGGCGAAGCCGGACGCCTTCCAGGCGATGTTTTTCTGACGAAAATTTTAGTCATAACTAAAAGGGTAGACATTTCTGCCTACCCGCAATTGACTATTATATTAAATCTTTAAGTCTTTCAAGAATATCCTGTCTTGCGTCTATCGTACAACCCTGTGACCAACCGCGCCTTACCTTTTCATTATCATCAACTAATATCTGAAATCCGCCTAAATGTCTAGTACAGTTGGCTTTTGTTGTGCCATACTTAACAAGATGTATTTCATCATAAGGGAAGCCAACCTGCTCAAGCCATGCTCTCTTCGCATTGCGTACAGCCATATCATATTCTTTGTTACTGTCCTTGCTTAACCAACTTACAATTACGATTCTCCAACCATTACTCTTGAGCATATCAATTAAATTGTTTAACATTGTAGGCTCATAAACTGGCTGTGCTATCTCATAAGGGCGAGTGTTGTAATTCTGTAAATCTTCAAGCCAACCCTCAACTCCATAGAAATCTGCTATTGTTCCATCCATATCAAAAACTAAAATTTTATTCATATTATATACCTCTTTTCTTTTTTTTTAGATTGTCGGGGCTTTTCAGCCCCAACTTATTATTCACAATACCCTTCAAGCATTAACATCAAGCCCTCAATCTTACTTACATAGGAGTTCTGTGTTGTCTGCTGACTAAGATAATTATTAAAAGCTTCAACTACTACTGGAATAGATTTTGGTCTCTTGTTGATAACATAATCATAAGTTGTACCCAGTTCTCTGAAAGGAAAAGCCTTGAGTGTTGGTTCAATCTTGCCTTTCTTTAATGCCTTTGTGAGAATATCAGCTTCTATCTCACTATCACTTAATGCGGTGTGGTCCTCAGTAAAATCGTATCTCTTATTAAGATACTGGAAGCTAGTTTCTGCTGAAGATTTAAAGAACTCTCCGCTGTTAGTGATTAAGCTATTGTCAAGACAGAAGTTTCTGTACTTATCAATGTTTATTAATCTTTCACAAGCTACCGCCCATAAGTCCACAATAGGAAACTCAAAGTCTCTTAACTTGAATACTGGTTCAAGATATTCTGGATTGCTTTCTCTATCATCTTTATATCCCCTAACAATCTTCTCACAACTCATTCTCTGCTTATCTTCCCAGTACTGATAGCCTGGTGCGTAAAGATGGCTGATATACTGTTCTGTAAAAGGAATTGCTTTCTTGTAGTCAAATGCGGCATTGTATGCACATGTGCAAGTACACATTTCCAAATCTTCCAGTAATTCTGCAACCATGTCATTCCAGTTGCGGACACCTATCTTACCCTCTGCAAGAAGCTGTTCATAGATAGGGCGCTTATTGCGGTAATAGGCTGTATTGAAAATTGCGGGTACAAAGAAAGTTTCCTGAATGAGATAATTAACTCTCTTTACTCGATTTCCAAGTCTGTCTGTTATTACCCAACCTATATCATAAACAAGTGGCTTAGCAATAGCAATCTTCTGCTTCTGCTTTGGATTCTTTGCAATCTCATTTGCAAATGGTAATGTAGCTGTTTCTGTGTCCAGTGTTAAATAATATTTCTTTTTCATTGTTGTGATACCTCTTTTCTTTGATTTCTATGTGTTTATTATAACACCTTTTTTATTATTTTGTCAAGCGGTTTTTGAAAAAACTTGTTTTCAATCTCGGTTGTTATCTGTTTTTTCTCTGTTCCTCTTGAACACTTATGATTATAGACCTATTTGAAATAAATGTCAAGCGTTTTTAGGAAAAAATTGTTTTTATTTTAGTACATAAAATCGCTTGACAAATTACTGAAAGTATGCTACAATGCAAAATTCCGGCAAAGCCGGTCGCGCAGAGCGCGGTGAAAATATAAAGAAAAAGTGCGGATTTCCGCACTAATTCTGATACAAATGTTTTACTTCTATTACTTTTCCGCAACTATCACATTTATAATAATAATAGTTGGTATTACTTATACCTCTTCCGCGACTGGAAGCACTAATAAATTCATAATGTCCATTATCGCACTCTGTACAAATTCCTTCATTCCATGTATTTATGTCACTATCTGCTTCCGATATTAAACCAAAAGAAAGTAAACTAGCAATTATACTTGTAAACACAATGAATACTAATGCTTTTAGCCATTTCTTTTTAGTATTTATATTACTAATTATCATTACTCCGAAGCATGAACAAGTAAGAAACATTAAACAAAATACAACTATATTTCTAAACATATTTTACTCCTTTCTTGGGGCTATATAGCCCCAATCTTTTATAATGTCTTGCATTCCGCAACAAAATACTTTGCATGATATCTTTCTACAATAGCCTTGACAACTGTACTTTGCTTTTGTGTTTCACAATAGACATTGAATAAAATATACTTTTCAATATCTATGTAGCTGTATGGAATCCTTAAAGTATCTAAAGTTTCCATTAATTCTTTAGCATAGTGTGGCTTCACTGTCATTTCAACTTTCCACAACTTATCTCTTGTAGCCTTTTCTTCAATCAGCTTTACTGTATAAACTCCGATAAGGTTACATACTGCAATGATGAAAGCCTTTAAAAGAAGTGGCAAGTCGCACATCATATATACTACTACAATAGTATATAAACCATACGCTAATGCGTTTATCATTGCGGCAATGCCTTTTCCGCATTTAACAGTTACTAAAGATTTTACTGTCTGAATGATAACATTTACAATGTTTAAAATAATAAATAAAACTAATAAATTCATAATACTAATACCTCATTTCTATTTTTATATTCTTGTCAAGGAATCTTGTTTTCAATCTCATTTGTTATCTGTTCCCTTGAACAATTATAATTATATCAGATTATAAGCAAATGTCAAGCGGTTTTGGGAAAATAAAAAAATTTTTTATTTTGATTTTTCTCTTGACAAAAATGCCAAAATATGATATAATACCAAAATACCGGCGAAGCCGGACGCCCACAGGGCGGTCTTTTTTTTTGAGCATAAAAAGCTGATGACTATTAGTTTAGTCATCAGCTTACAACTACTTTTTCTTTCTATGCTTTATCAGCGACAGCGAATACTCATTCTCGCCGATATTAAAGGTAAGTTCTTTCTGCGGGTTGGCGGTCTGTACATTACTAACCTTGCCATTAAGAGCCATTCCCTCAAGTAGGGTTTTTAAGCACCCGAGGAAATGAACCTTTTCATCATCAAGCTTAACTTCTCGTGGCTTCCGCGGTTTCTTCTCAGCTTCCGCACCCTTGACATAATTCTTTATGCCTTTAGCTTTGATTTCCATTTCCGCCATTTCCATAGCTTCTTCTTTTGTGACCGGCTCGCCGTCCGCTTCGCATTCTTTAAAAATTTTCAAAGCTAATTTTTCTAAGACTTCTTTTTCCTTGCTATCCATGTCCGATACCTCTTTCTTTTAGATTGGGCGGTATATTTCAACCGCCCGTCCGCAGATTAGACAAGTGAGAAGATAGCCTTGCCCTTTTCTTCTTCTCTCTTTACAGTGCCATTAGCAACCATAATCTTGAGAAGTGCAACGACTTTCTGATTAGAAAGTGCCTGAACCGCTTCATCAGCAGGGAAGTCTTTCATTGCCTTTAACATAATCTGTGTTGATGTGCCACTGAAGCCGTTAAGTACAGCCTTGAGCTTCTCAACCAGTGCTTCATTTGCCTTAGCTTTCTTATCTGAACCAGCCCCAGCCTTAGCTTTCTTCTTCTCAAGAAGTTCCTTTTCATGCATAAGGTAAGTCTTGTACATCTCATTATCCTGTACAAACTCCTCATTTAACATTGCCTCAATAACCTGTAACTTTGTGATTTTTTTCTCCATAATGCAATACCTCGCTTTATATAGTATTTGAAGCTGATTTTTATTTTTTAATGTGGTCGATTGATGGCTTCCTTTCCTTTCCACATCTATATTGTATCATGTTTGATACCTTTTGTCAAGCGGTTTTTTAAGAACTTGTTTTCAATCTCATTTGTTATCCGTTCTGTTCTGTTCCCCTTGAACAATTATAATTATATCAGATTGACTGCGGATTGCAATAGGCAGATTGCACAAGGTTTCGGGAAAATTTTTGTGCAACTTTATATCATTTTTCCCTTGACAAAAAGCGCTAAGTGTGTTACAATACCAAAATACCGGCTTTGCCGGACGCGCGCTGCGCGGTCTTTTTGTGACGAAAAAAGTAGGCGTTTCCGCCTACTCTTCATCAGTATATTCAATATTAAATATTTTTCTCTGTGAATTATCTTCTGCTATCATATCTTCATCAATTTCAAACTGGGAATATGAGTTTAATTCTTCATCAGTCTCAACAATATGAAGGAAGCTTTTAATTGCTTCATGTTCTGCTTTTGTCATTTTAATAGTTCTTATTATTTCCATAATATTATTCCTCCACTTTTCTTATTTTACATTTGCCATATCCATACTTTTTTATATCTGAACCTTTCCAGTAGCGTTTTGCGCATATCTTTTCAATTCCTTTCTGTATAATTGGCGCTCTCTTTTCCTTATCCTTAGATAAATCTGCATTAGCGTCCTCTTGTTCATAAGAAACTATACTGGCGACTGGTCTATATTGACCAGTCGTACAAAATAATGTAACTTGATAATTTACTAACATACTTATTCCTCCTCTCTATACTCTGCTATAACCTCTCCGTCCTCTTCTGTAACTAACATACAGTTGCTACCTATTAACTCTGCTAACTCACAAGCCTTATGATATACTTCATATGCAGCTTCCATACCAGTTACTCTTGCTATCATTGTTATTCCTAAAATAACCCAGTATATCATAATATTAACTCCTCTCCAGGCTCATGCATTTCTAATACGGTTCCGTCTGAATATGCTAATATAACGCACTCTCCGATGATATCACCTATTTCACATGCCTTTGCATATGCGGTAAGTGCTATTTCATACACATTATCTACTACAAATCCTATCCTATCTGAAAATAATACTACAAACATTTATTGTACCTCCTTTAATAATAATAATCATAATAAGACGAACAACCGCAACAATCACACGCACTGTCTTTCCACACATAATTCAAGTTATCATCTTCTTTACACTGGCGGATTGCCTCTGCCTCTGTCTCAACTTCCCAACCACAATCTGAACCGTCCTGTATGTTATACACTATCCACATAATATCAATCTCCTTTCAAGTGGGTACTTTTTACTTCTCTATTATAATACCATGTCAATGGTAGAATTGCAAGTGGCAAAATGCACAACATTTTGGGAAAATGTTTGTGAAATATGTCAACTTTTTTCTCTTGACAAAAACCCTAAAAGGTGGTATAATAGGCAAATTCCGGCGGGGCCGGACGTGCTCCGCCCGCCCAGTTAGTCAAGTCTAACTTAGGTTAGTTTGAAGTAACAAGTGTTTTATGAGTCTAACTTAAGTTAGCTTAATCTAACTACAGTTAGTTTGAATTAACAAGGGTTAGCTTAATCTAACTAGGGTTATAAAATCCTAACTACAGTTAGTTTGAATTAACAACTGTTAGAAATTGCTAACTTTACTTTTATAAAACGAACTTTGATTCGTCTTCTCTAACTTTAATTTTATACAGCTAACTACAGATAACTACAACTAATTAAAATTAGAGAACGCAAATCAAATTTTGGAGGATTGCCGCTACTTGGCAACCCAAACCTTTAACAATATGTCGTCATATTTAGACGACTGGTCATTTACATCAAATAACATTTTGACGCTTTGACCCTCGGCTATCTGGCAACCATCAAACTCCCAGATATCACCTGCCTTATCAGCAATCCGCACAAATCCGTTGTCGTTGCTGATAACCCTGCCCTCTCTTGTGCAGTGACCCTCAAGGTATACCGCACCTAAGAATAATATACTTATACTTAATCCCAGGGCTATTTTCTTAACTATTCTCTTACTATTATTTTTCATAATTTTAAACCTCACTTTTCATTTTTATTTTATGCGGGCTTGGTTTCCCAAGCCCTAATCATTAACAATATATCAAGGACATGTCTGCCCACTTGAGAATAGATATCTGTGCGCACTGTCTGCCAAGTGCCAAAGCGTCTCTTTTTGTAGACACTCTGTGGCTCTTGTCTACAAAGTAGACACCATTCTCAAGCCAAAGTCCGCAATTACCGCCGTATGCCCTAACGGCTTTGATTGCTTCCTCGGGAGTTGTAACCATTACTCCCTCGGTGGCTACTTGATAACCACTCTTGTATGTGATTATCTTACCATTCTTGAGTGTTAAACCGCCACACTCTTCAATCTTTCTTATTGTCCTAACATTAATCATACTTATAATACCTCGCTTTCTTTCTTGGGGAAGTCCCGGCTTAATAGCCGAGACTTATTAACTTACTGATATAAGTGTTTAAGACAGCCACCAACTGCTTATTTGAAAGATTTTTAAATCTTTCGGCAGTGAAGTCGATAGGTGGAAGTTCCACACCTTCGACCTTGATGATGTAAACGCTTGGACAAGCCTTGATAGCGTTTACAAGGTGGAAGATATTAATATCTTCATATGCGTATGTCTTATCTGTATATTCCTCAAATCTGATTGAGAAGAGTTCTTTTGTAAATGCACTTAATTTTTTCATGGTTAATACCTCACTTTATTTTTATTTTACGGCTTCGCTCACCGTACCTATATACTATCATACCCAGTTTTTGATGTCAATACCTTTTTGAAAAATTTTTGAAATTTTTTTCATGCCCTACTTTCAAGGCTTCCAACGCACCTAAACACACGCAGCAGATGATGATGTGACTACATTTTTAGTCAACAATAGTGACGATGTGTCTACTTTTGTAGTCAGATAGTCACCAATTATGGGATAAGACTAGGCTTGTAGTCACACGCAATGCGAGTTTGAAAAGTTTAATTAAGTAGTCAGATAGGCAAAATGCGGTGCGCTTTATGGGAGGAAGCGCGCCGTTCAAAATAACTAACCAAAGTTAGTCAAGCCTAACAATAGTTAGACTAAACTAATTAGATTTCGGGAAGACTAACTTGAGTTAGTTTGAATTAACAAGTATTAAGCTTGGCTAACTCAAGTTAGTTTCCCAAAACCAGATGAGTGCGGATTAGCGGTTTCCGCACTCATCTAATAAACTAGACAAGAAGCCAATGATAAACTCCATAAGACTAAGAAGTTCATCATCAGATATGACTATGTGTGTAAGCACAAAGTCAATCTGACTATTGGCTTCTGTGACAGTGGAGCATTGCTCCACCATCACTATAGCTTCTATAAAATTCATTCTATCACCTCCCCTGTTTTCTCATTTACCAAGTCACATCTAAGACCTAGTATTCTGCAGGCTTTAGCTGTGTTATAGAACACTGCCTGTGCCTTGGCAAAACTCTCAATCCCTGTAAAGATTGGAGTATCACCATTATAAACTCCATAGGTTATTCCCTGGAGTTCAAACTCCGCTATTGCGGAGTTCACACAATCTGTTATTACTTCAAGAAGCTCTCCCTCGAAATACTCCTGAAGCTGATTCACTTCCTCAAGGCAGTTGAGATACATATCCCACTCACCCCAAGCTTCTGCCAGCTCATCATAGATTGCGCCAGTCACAAGGACTGTACAATCACTCCTAGTGCTTCTGTTGTAGATACCCTTAATAACTATAAGGGCATTCTTAGCCTTTGTATCAACGGCAACCCAGTTGCCTATTTCTAATTTCATGCCCATAAGTGACTGGGCATTTGTCTTGAATCCTTTTATCATATTTACCTCTTTCTGCCTCTTCTCTTGAGGCTGTTTATTTTTATTTTGCCGCCATTGCCTTGCGACACTATTATAGTACACCCATTGCACACCCATTGCAATATGCAAAATGCACAAAGTTTGACAGATGTTTTTGTGCAAATTGTACAAAGTTTGAACGCACTAGTTGAGAGCACCGAACATTTGTTCACCGCTTTGGTTAGCTCCGAGAATAGTTTAGTTTTTTAGTCACATGATTATGGGAAGTTTTATTTGACTACTTGATTAGACTTTTGGAATTTGAAATGTTTAAATAACTAGAAATATAGTAAAATGCGGAGCGCTTTATGGGAGTAAGCGCACCGGCGATTTGAAATTGTACGGGACTGTACTCTTGATGTATGCCATTTATTTTTTGATAAAGCTACAGACCGTACACAAGAGGTAGTCATCAGTTTAAAATAAAAAAAATTTTTCTTGTTTGTTTACTTTTACCCGGGGATATATTATGGGAAAATGAAAAATTAATTCTATAAAATCATATTTAGCTGGTACATTCACACACCCCAAATTTTTTGAAATTTAAAATACGAAAAGATTTAATTCCGTACAACTCTTCCGTGCTTCCCTGTTTGCTTATATGCCATAAATAAATTATTTAATTTAATATTATTTCCATCTCCTAAATTAATTAATAGGAAATCACAATTTTTTATAATATCTGCGGTTTCTGCATTTTTTATGTATCGGGTCGGTGCACCAACCGATTCAGCCCACTTTGCGGCAATACTATCCTTATTTGTTACTAACATATAAAATAAATAGCATTGACTTTCCGCAATTAATTTCTGCATTTCCGCATCAATATCTTCAATTTTATTAAAACCAATTGCCGCGACTACCATTTTACCACTCCTTTATAATAATTATATCAAAAAATTTTTTTCTTTTCAAATTATCTACTTTTGTCCTTGACTTATGAAAATTTTTTTGGTATAATTATTATAAGAATAAGAATAAGGAGAGACTAATGGAGCAACAAAAAGAAAATAGTGATTATATTAAAATGGATTTTAATATTGAATCACCTGCGGAAAGAGTAGAAAAAGTAAAAGAAATTATTGCCAACACTCCTCCTGAAAGATTAACTCATTCTTACTTAGAAAAATTAAGTAACTACATAATTTTTGCTATGGATAAAGAAGAAAGAAAACAAAATAAAATCTTAACAGATAACCATATGCAAACAGTAAATGTAAGAGAGACATCTTTTGAAGGACTTGTAGGCAGATTAGAAAATGGCGAAGATGGTATATATAATATGATTGCGAATGACAAAAATATCATATTTAAGCCAAAATTTGAAATCACAGACGCGGATGTCGCGGAAATGCCTGAGTTAAGGGAACTCCGCAAGGGTATAGAAGAATTAAAGGAACAGTTAAAAGCAGCAAGAGGCAAAAAGGCATATCAAATAAAAAAACATATCATAGAAGCAAGTCAAGACCAGTATGTAATAAAAAATTCTTATAAAAAACCTATCTATTGTATAAATCCCCTTAAAAGTGTAGCAAAATTAGATTTAGATGAACATGTAACTATTGATGAAAATGATGAAATTCATACTGATGGTATTTTAAGTTTACTCGTGCCGCAACATATTTGCGCGGTATTGTGTAATTATGAAAAATTAAGAATTCAAACTTGGGATAAATTAAATAGTGATGTTAAATGGTTTCTTGTAGATTTAGACAATCTTATAGATGAGACCTTAAAATATGATTATCCGATATATTATGATATAACTCTCTTAAAGATTCGCGGCTATCAAAATACAGATATTCAAGAGTATTTAGAAAAAGAATATAATGTAAATCATTCTGTTGAATATATTTCTTCTCTTTGGAGAAACAAAATACCCAAACTACTTGCGGAAAAGGCTCAAGAAAAGTGGTTAGTTTGGTATTATACTAATAAAGCAGAAGGAAAATGGAAAAAATGTTCAAGGTGTGGGCAAATTAAGTTAGCTAGTAATAGATTCTTTTCAAAAAATAATACAAGCAAAGATGGTTTCTATAGTATATGTAAATGTTGTAGAAATAAAAGAAAATAATATAAAGGAGTTGACAAAATGGGCGCACAAGAAGTAGAGCCAGGGAAATATTACTGTGAAAAATGTCGTAAGACAATGGGCGCAGTACAATTTTTTACCTATAAAGATGGTAGTAAAAGCGAATTGTGTAAGCAATGCTTAACTATGCATATTAACAACTGGGAGCCAGAAACATTCAAATGGCTATTGGAAAAATTTGATGTTCCATATCTCCCTTGGGAATGGGATAAAATTAGGGATAAACAATATGCGAAAGACCCCTATAAAATGACTGGAAATAGTGTTTTTGGTCGCTATCTCGCAAAAATGAAATTAAATCAATGGAATAAATATCATTGGTCTGATACTGAGCGGCTGGTGCGGGAGGCAGATGAACTTGCGAATAGAGCGGCAGCGGCAAAAGAAGAAGATGAAAAACTTGAAAATATGCGAAAGCTCGCAGATGAAGGTGCAATTAGTGAATCTCAATATCAAACATACGCGGAAACGCAGATTGAGAAACCTATACCTAAGCCAGAGAGCTTACCCAACCCATATGAGAATGGGCAAGCCAATCCTGCATATCGAGCTGCCGCGCGAGCATCTGTTTACCCTGTAAATAATAATCCATTTGAAGAGATTGATTTACCAGATGTCGGAAATGATTTAACGCAAGAGGATAAAATTTACTTAGCTACAAAATGGGGCAGATTTTATTCTGCGGAAGAGTGGGTAACTTTAGAAAAGAAATACAATGATTTCACAAATTCATTTGACATACATTCCGCGGCAACTATAGATACTTTAATTTTTATTTGTAAAACTTCATTAAAAATGAATCAGGCTCTTGATAGCGGAGATATTGAGTCTTATCAAAAATTATCAAGGGTTTATGATGCGCAGATGAAAGCTGCGAAGTTCACAGAAGCGCAGAATAAAGAAGATAAAAGTAATGACTTTGATGCTATTGGTTGCATCGTTGAGTTCTGTGAAAAAGAAGGCGGCTTCATTCCAAGATTCTATACAGAGACTCCGCAAGATAAGGTTGATGTTGTTATTGCGGATGAAAAATCTTATGTTAAGTCTCTTGTTGATGGTGACTCTGGATTAGCACAACAGATAGAACAATATCTTAAGAAGCGTGAAATCCTTGAAGAACAAAAGAGAAATAAGGAAAAAGCAAAATTAGAAGGTAAAGAGCAGATTGAATTAACAGATAAAGATATTCAAGAATATATAGAGCATCAGCAAAAAGAAAAAGAAAAAGATATTATCGCGGAAGATGATGATAATGAAGATAGTTTTGGAAGTCTTTTTAGCGTGGAGGTTGAATAATGAGTTTACAAAGTATACTAGACCTTTCTGCGGAAAGAGATAATAAAAAAGTAGGCTGTTCAGAAGAAAGATTAAGAGAATGCCTTCCTGAATTGCGGAAGGCTATTGCTTTTTATCGTGAATATCCAGATATCTTTGTTGATGATATTAAAGGACCGGATTGTAACTTTCAATTTTATTTTTATCAGAGAGTTTTCTTAAGGTCGGTTATGCGACATCGTCGAGTTTATGCAGTATTTCCTCGTGCCTATAGTAAATCATTTCTAACTATGATGGCTTTAATGCTGCGTGCGATTCTTTATCCAGGTGCAGCGTTATTTGTAACTACGGGCGGAAAAGAGCAAGCTGCAAGTATCACAATCGCGAAGATTGAAGAAATTTGTCGACTTATTCCCGCGCTGAATAAAGAAATTAATTGGGATAGAGGAGCTTCAAAAAAATCAAAAGATAATGTAAAATACATCTTTAAGAATGGCTCTACTATTGATATTCTTGCGGCAAGGGAATCATCCAGAGGTCAGCGTCGTACTGGCGGAGCTATGGAAGAATGTGTACTTATTGATGGAACCGCCTTGAACGAAATAATTATTCCTAGACTTATAAGGTTGTGGGACCTAATTTAGTAATAAATTAGTGCATGAACGGTGTGAACCCATTGGTTATGGGGTGTAGTATAAAGATATACTGCTAACGGTTAGGCTATAAATAAAGTGAGACCGTGCTAAGTTTATATTTTGTTATAAAAAAGTGTAGAGACTATCCAGAGGAGAAATACGCCTGGTTAGGGCTGAGAATAACCACAGCTCGAAGCGCACCGCAACTTTTTAAAATTTTTGGTCAAAAATATACAATAAAATTGTTCATTTTTTAATTTTATTGAGGGTATGTATATCCCGGGATAAAACTGAGTTATAGAAAGGAATTAAGAAAATGATTCAATGGAAAAAAAATTTTTATAGATGAAAAAGAGACTAATTACAGTGTTTCTAGCACTGGAGAGGTCAGAAATGATATAACTAAAAAAATATTATCACAAAGAATTCAACAAGGGTATAAACATGTAACTTTATCATTACCAAATAAAATAAAATCATGTCGAGTTCACAGGCTTGTAGCACAAGCCTTTATTGAGAATCCTGAAAACAAACCCTATGTGAATCATATTGATTGTGATAGAAGTAATAATAATGTTGAAAATTTAGAATGGGTAACACCAAAAGAGAATTCTCAAAAAGCGGTTCTAGAAGGTAAATTTTTAAATAGTTCCCATTTAAGACCTGTTGTTCAGTATAGTTTAGCAGGAAAAAAGATTAGAACTTTTGAAAGTGCCATTGAGGCAGCAAGACAGTTAAATTTACAACAATCTAAAATAACAGAATGTTGTAGAAGAAATAGAAAAAGAACCGGAGAATATCAATGGAGATATGCAGATGAAGAATGTCTTCAATTAGAACCTATTCAAAAACAAAATCGCCCTGGAGTGAAAGTTGCAAGATGCAACGATGATTTAGTTATATTAGAAATTTATAATTCCTATAAAGAAGCAGCAAATGCAATAAAAGGTAGTTATCAAGCTATTGCTGCAATATGTAATGGAACAACTATAAATATTCATCATAAAGGCTGGAGATGGAAAAAAGTTGATGATATAGTCCAATCAAACAATGATTGACAACGAATGTTGATAGACGACTTGCAGACGGAAGTAGAGACCCTAAAGAAACAGTAAATAAAAGTCAGGTATATATTACAACCGCGGGATGGAAGAATTCATTTGCATATGAACATCTGATTGAGATGTTAATTGATTCAATTCTAGACCCAGGTGAAGTAATGATACTAGGTGGAACATATGAAGTTCCAGTTGAAGCGGGCTTATTAAGTGAAGACTTTGTAGACCAGCTAAAATTGCAAGGTACATTCAATGATGCCTCCTTTGACCGAGAATATAGGAGTATTTGGTCAGGAGACGCGGAAAATGCTTTCTTCTCCAATGAATTATTTGATAAATATCGTCAATTACTTCAACCAGAATATGAATTCAGTTCAAGAAGTTCAAAAAATGCATACTATATACTTTCAGTCGATGTAGGTCGTTTTGGTTGTACAACTGAAGTTATGGTTATAAAAGTAACGCCGCAAGTGCAGGGAACAGCATTGAAGACTCTTGTTAATATTTATAGCTATGATGAAGAGCATTTTGGAGTTCAAGCTATAAATATAAAAAAACTTTATTACAAATATCGTGCGAGAACCGTGGTTATAGATGCCAATGGTCTAGGTGCTGGACTTGTGGACTTTATGATAATAGGTCAAGAAGACCCGAAAACAGGAGAATATTATCCACCTTTTGGAGTAGAAGGCGGAACTTTCGATGATTGGTATGACCAGTATAAGAAATTTAAAACAGATGATATGGTTAGAGATGCGATGTATTTAATTAAGGCTAATGCGCCAATTAACACTGAAGCTCATAGTTATTGTCAAACTCAAATATCTAGTGGGAAAATTAAATTTTTAATTGATGAAAGAGATGCAAAAATAAAATTAATGTCCACAAAAGTTGGTCAAGAAATGACTCCAGAACAACGTGCGGAAAGGTTGATACCATTCACCTTAACCACGATACTGAAGGAACAAATGCTGAATCTGGTGGAAGAGAACGAGGGTGTAAATATTATTCTTAAGCAAGCTAATAGAGGAATTAAGAAAGATAAATTCTCTGCTTTCGAGTATGGATTATACTATATAAAGCAGCAAGAAGATAGGAAAAAAGATAGACATAGTAGAGATGTTTCAAAAATGATGTTTTTCAGTTAAAAAATGCGGGCAGATTTATATAATTTGCCCGTACTTATTTTTAATTAATATAGTAAGGATTACATCATTGCACTTAATGTGGAGGTGAGTAATTTGAGAAGTTCTCGTGGAGAAATAAAAATTGAAGAAATTTTAACAATGGCAAACTTACCTTTTCAAGAGGAGTATAGTTTTCCAGACTTAGTAAGTTCGAGTGGAAGACCATTGCGTTTTGACTTCTGTGTATTCGATGACAATGGAGATATAGATTTCTTAATCGAGTATCAAGGCATCCAACACTACGAGGCCAAGTCGAAATTTGGAGGTACTAAAGGATTGTATCGCCAGCAATATAATGATAAGATGAAAAGAATTTATTGCCAGCAACATAATTATACTTTAGTTATTATTCCTTATTGGGAAGAAGGACTAGTAGATTACGATTATTTATTAAAAGCCGCAGGTTATTGACTTTTAACGAAAATTTTGATATAATAAGAAAGTAAAGGGGGCGAAAGATTAGTGACTGAAAGAACCAAGGAGATTAGAGAAAAAGGTTTTGATATGTTTAATAAAGAACCTTCAGCTCCGACAACCTTTTACAAAGATATGTTTTCTGAAGATAAATCAGATATCTATTTTAGTAGTGTAAAAGTAGGTCAAAAGAAACTTGATGATGCAACTTTAACACTTAGTGATTTAAAGAAAGCGAATCCAAGATTAGCTGATAAAAATACTATTTTACAAGCAATAGATAGATATGATTTAAAACAAATGAGAGAAATCTCTGATTTCTTTTATCGAACAAGTGGAATTTATTCCAGAATATTAAGATATATGGCATTTATGTATAGATATGATTATTTTATTACTCCTTATGTTAATGACTCAAATATGAATAAAGAAAAACTGTTAAAAGGTTTTTATAATTCAATGTCAACTTTAGATAATTTTAAAGTTAAAAAAACATTAGGCGAAATCGCATTAAAAGTATTAAGACATGGATGTTATTATGGATATAAAGTTGAACAAAGCGGCGGGGTTGTGTTACAAGAATTACCACCAAATTATTGCAGAAGCAGATTCTCAGCTAATGGTAAGCCCGCAGTTGAATTTAATATGAAATTTTTTGATGATAATTTTAGAGACATTCAACAAAGATTACAGGTATTAAATATATTCCCTAAAGAGTTTTCTAAGGGATATGTAAAATATAAAAAAGGTTTATTACCACCACAATTCTCAGGTGATACAAATGGTTGGTATTTATTAGACCCAAAACAAACAGTTAGATTTACTGCGAATGGAGAAGAATATCCTGCTTTCATTTCTGTAATTCCTTTAATATTAGATTTAGATGAAGCACAAGGTCTTGATAGAAAGAAAACTTTACAAAGATTATTAAAGCTTGTCGTTCAAAAAATGCCTTTAGACAAGAATGGAGAAATGATTTTTGATATTGATGAAATGAGAGCTTTTCATAATAATGCAGTTATGATGTTAAAAAATGCTTTAGGCTTAGAGGTTTTAACAACACTTGCGGATGTTAGTGTAGAAGATATGACTGACAGTAACGCATCCGCGCAAACAGATGATTTACAAAGAGTTGAGCGTCAATTGTATAATGAGGCGGGCGTATCTCAAATGCAATTTAATACAGATGGTAATATTGCATTAGAGAAATCTATCTTAAATGATGAAGCTACAATGTATAATATGCTTTTACAATTTGAAGATTTTTTAAATGAATTGTTAGAGCCTTATAATAAAAGTCCTAAGAAAGTTCAATATAAAGTACAATTATTAACTACAACTATTTACAATTACAAAGAACTTTCAAAAGCATATAAAGAACAAACTCAATTAGGTTATTCTAAAATGTTGCCGCAAATAGCCTTAGGTCAAACTCAAAGTAGTATTTTAGCTACTGCTTATTTTGAGAATGAAGTTCTTGATTTGGTTAGTTTATTCATTCCGCCTATGCAAAGTAGTGTAATGAATGCAGATATGTTAGATAGAACATCTAAAAAAGTTGCAAGCGGAAACGAAAAAGAGGCGGGAAGACCTGAAAAAGAAGATGACCAAAAATCAACTAAAACTATACAGAACAAAGAAAGTATGAGCTAGGAGGATTAAATAATGAAACGAGCTTTTAATCGTAGTGTTGCTACTATTGATGAGCCAGAGTTTATAAATGTCACTTCAATTAATCCTCTTATCTCCCAATGTGAAGTAAAGGTTTTATATGTAGGTGAAAACCGCAATAAATCTTTAATCACAAAAGAAGTTGCTAGGAATATGGCGGAAACCCTTCCAGGCTGTCCTATTGTTGGATATTATAGAGCAGATAAAGAAGATTTTTTTGACCATGGCGATATTCTTACTATTGATGGAGATGGGATAAAATTTAGTGATGCAACAAGACCTTACGGTTTTGTAGCTCCAAATGCGAAGATTTGGTTTCAGAAATTTATTGATACTGATGAAAATGGAGTAGAAACGGAAAGAGAATATTTAATGACGACAGCTTATTTATGGACTGGCTCTTATCCAGAGTGTGAACAAGCTTTAGACAATGGCAATCCGCAATCTATGAAATTAGAAAAAGACAGTTTAAAAGGAAATTGGGCAAAAACGGAAAATTCTAATGTTGAATTTTTCATAATAAATGACGCGATAATTCAAAACTTATGTATTTTAGGAAAAGATGTTGAGCCTTGTTTTGAAGGTGCAAATGTATCTGAGCCAGATATAAGTGCTAATTTTAGTAAAGAAGATAATAATATTATTACTTTATTTACTATGATGGAGCAATTAAAAGAATTATTAACTACTCAAAAAGAAGGAGGACAAAGTTCAATGAGTATGGTCGAAGAGACTAAGCTTGATGATATTTCTGTTGAAAAATTTTCAAAAGAGCAGGACAAAAATGATGAAACTGTTCAAGAGAAAAATGAAAATACAATAGAAGAGTTCAAGAAACAGGATGAAGAAGAGAAACCTTCTGATAACAAAGAAGATGAATCTAAGGATAATAAAGAAGAGAAGTCTTCTGATAATAAAGACGAAAAAGATAGTGAAGACAAAGATGAAGATAAAAAGAAAAATGAGAATTTTGAATTACTTCAATCAGAGTTTGATGCCCTTCAGGCTAAATATACTTCATTAGAGGAGTCTTATAACGAACTCGTAGCTTTCAAGAAAAGCATCGAAGATAAGCAGAAAGATGAATTAATTCAGTCTTTTTATATGCTTAGCGATGAAGATAAGAAAGATGTCATTGAAAATAAGTCTAATTATAGTTTAGATGATATTGAGAAGGAACTTTCAGTTATTTGCGTAAGAAAGAAAGTTAATTTCAATTTAGATGATGACAAAGAAGATTCTAAAGATGTTTCAACAACATTTAATTTAGATTCTTTAGAATCTGATAGTGATTTACCAGCTTGGTTAAAAGCGGTAGAGTCTACAGCTAAAAAGCATTAATTAAAATAGGAGGAATATAAAAATGGCATTTACTAGAATTGGTTTTGGTCAGGTTGAAGAAAACCAGATGTCTTACTACCATACAGGTCAGATGTTTGCTAGTTTACCTCTTGATACATCAGTACAGTTACTTCAGAATGGTGAATTTATGTACTATGATTATGCAAGTGGAAAGGTAACAGCAGAACCTACAGTTGAGGGTGTGGAACCTATGTTGGTATTAAATGAAATTAAGGTTTATGAAGATTACCTTGCAAATAAAGATTTTGCTATGATGAGAGTAGGAGAGAACTATGTTACTAATCCTGCGGCAATCGGTAGAATTACTTCTGTAGTTATTGACCCTGCAACAGGTGAGGCAGCTAATCCTTACGGTGATGGTTCAAGAACTGTAAGCGCAACAATTGACCCAGCTCACACAGAGTATGGTTATAGAATGGATGGTATGGCTCCAAGAGTTGTAAAGACTAATATTGGAGACATTTATACAACAAACATGGTAGTTACAGGTGTTGATTATACAGTTGGCAATATCTTAGTTCCAACAAAGACACAGACAACAGTTAATGATTTAACTAATGGTGGAACAACACAGCAGTATACTTTAGTTCTTGCAAAGAACTCAGAAGGCGATAACACATTACCTGCTAAGGGTATGGCTTGGGCAGTAGTTAAGGTTTACACAATGCCAGACGGACAGCCTGGATTAAAGTTACAAAGAGTACAGTAATAGGAGGAAAAGATAATAATGGCATTACAGTATAGTGATATGTTAGCATTATGTAAGACAGTTGCTAAAGCTAATCCAGCTTCTCCTGTTGCTTATAGCTTCGGAGATAAAAAGTTTGGTTATGAAGATATGCATGAAACACTTCGTTCAGAGTTTCAGGCTTTAGCTCCAGATTACAGAACTTATGTAGAGAATCAGAATACAATATTCAGATTATTAGAAGAAACTTTCGATGATGTTTTACCAGAGAGAGTTATGCAGCAATATTCTCAGTTTGCTGAAATTAAGACATTTGCGCAGGGAGATAGGCCTATTTTCTTACAGAGAATTACAACAGCTTCTCGTAGAAGAGCAAAGCAGTTCATCGGTAAGGTTGGCTTAAATGGTATGTACGAGGCATTCAGACTTGATGGCCGTGCTTACGAAGTAACAACTAACGCTATTGGTGGCGCTGCTAGAATCGGTTTCGAGGAATTTCTTGATGGTCGTGTAAATATGGCAGATGTCCTTGATATCGTTCTTGAAGGTCTTGATGAGTGCATTTATGTTGAGATTGAGAAGCAATTAATCGGAGCTGCTAAGAACGTTCAGGCAGCAAATAAGCATTCAGATAGTAAATTCAATGAATCACAGATGGATAGATTACTTTCTATTGCTGATTCTTATGGAAAATCAACAATTTATTGCACTTTTGAATTTGCAGCAACAATGATTCCTTCAGAAGGTTGGATTTCAGATGAAATGAGAAATCAGAAATGGAATAATGGTTACCTTGGTAACTATAAGGGACATACAGTAATTGTATTACCACAGTCTTTTGAAGATGAAACAAATACAACAAAGGTTATTGACCCATCATATGCATTTATTATTCCTACTGGTGCTGAGAAGCCAGTTAAGATTGCATTTGAAGGTGGTACAATCGCTAAGAGCTTCACAGGATATGATAACTCAGAAGAGATTCATATTTATAAGAAGGTCGGTGTAAGAGCTATATTCTCTAACGCAATTTGCGTATATCAGAATACAACTCTTAAGAGAAAAGTAGCCTAAGTAAAATTTAATAGGGGAGATAATTAATTTTATCTCCCCATTTTTTTTAGAGATAAAAGGAGAATAAAAGTAATGGACGGAAATAAGTTAATTTCAGTTAGAAATAGAAATAATGGTTCTACAGGATATTCTATTCCAGATAGAAATATTACTAGACTTTGGAATGTACCAGGAGAAACAAAAAATATTCCTTTTGCGGAATTACAGAGTTTACAGTATGTTCCTGGCGGAGAGTACATTCTTGAGAATCTTTTAACTGTTGAAGATGATGAAGCTTTAAATGCATTAAATATGCATGTTGAGCCAGAATATAAATATACAGAAGAAGATATTAAGAGTATACTTTTATCTGTAGATAATGATAGTTTAGATAGACTTGAAGATTTCTTAAACTTCAGTCCCGCAGGTGGAATTGATTTAGCTCAAAAATTAGCAGTTGAGTTAGAGATTCCAGATACAAGAAAAAGAAAAATGATTTCTGAAAAAACAGGATTAAATATAGATAATGCTATTATGATTAATCATATGATGAATGATGATGATAACGAAGAAGAGAAAGCTGATGCTCCAAAAAGAAAGACAACTCCATTAGGAGAAGAAAAGAAAAGCACAGCTCCAGTAAGAAAGACAACTCCTAAGTATGTTGTGACATCAATGGGAAAATAGTATATAGGAAAGAGAGGTGCTTTATTTATAATGAGCGGAATATACACCTCATTCTCGACCATATATGATAATTTTTTAACAAGAGTAACTTCTGATATGTACATGGAATGGACTGAATTAGATACCTATAGTCATTTACAAGATTTATTAACAGTATCAATTCCTAGATTCGAGTTTCCGCGATTTAATATCTTTGATTATGAAGAAGGATATTATGATAGTTTAGGTATATATTCTGGAGTTGAAAGTAATAATATTGAAGTGCCTGCGGCTGGATGGGTCGGAGGCACTTTTCATAATAATCTGACTCTTGAAGAAATTAATATTATTGCATTAAATATGGTTATAGAATGGTTAGGACAGCAATTATCAACAACTGATAATACTGTTATGAAATACAGTGGAAGTGATTTTAAATTTTCATCACAAGCAAATCATATGGCGAAAATTAAAAATTTACTTGAAAAATATGAACAAGAATCTAACCATCTTCAAAAGTTATATAAAAGAAGAATTGTTGATAAAGATGGTTCTATAAAAACTACTATTTCTACATTAATGATGCCTTTCTCTTCTCCGGAAGAAGAACAAATGAAAGGAGTGTTTTTCAATGGTTATGAAATACGACATTGATATTAGTGTTAAAGCAGTTGAAAAGAACTTAGATAGAATTACAAATCGTATTTTTAAACTACTTCCTTCAAGAGAAGAAGGAGATGATTGGCAAACTCCTTTAAAAAATTTAATTGTGGAAATTGGTGGAATGTCAAGTTTGTTGTACGACCAAACAGACTTATTACATTTATTATGTAAATTAGAAGGTTTACTAGTCTTAACTGAAGATGCTGATTTTTTAGTGTTTAGAGCAACAATATTTGAATGTTTAGGATTAGTAAGTAAAATAAAACAATGTCTGGCTTAGATAATATGAAACAAAGACTTGATAGTCGCGGTGGTTTTCTTAATGGTCGTAATGTAAAAGGAAAATTAAATTCTTTTCATGCCGCACTTAATAATTCCTATCAGTCAGAATGGGTTACAGTTAATAAGGGAAAAGAGAATGAACAAAAAGTACATTGTCTTATAAACCCTAGTAGATTAACAGAGGAGTTTGATAAGAAAGTTATTTCTGTCGATTTTGATAAAGGTATAACTGAAGGAACTGTGTTCTATTGGGATAGGACAGAAAAATATTGGATTGTAAATTTACAACAACATACTGAAGAAGCTTACTTTAGAGGAGATATTACAAGATGTGATTATCAAGTTGATATTGATGGAGAGCATTATTGGGTTTATCTTCGAGGTCCAATAGAAACAGATATATCTTGGAGTCAAAAACATGATATATATTTTAATAATCTTAATTATTCTATGTTAATGCATATAACAAAGAATAAAAAAACTTTAGATTATTTTTCACGATTTAATGTAGTTAAAGTAAGTTTTTCTTATATAGATGAAAATGGTGAAAAACAAGAAGAATGGCATAGATGGCAAGTTGCGGCAACGGATAAATATTCCAATAATAATATTATTGAAGTGTATTTGAATGAATATGCGGATAATCCGATTGAAGAAGATAAAACCAAGGAAGAGGAGAAAGAATTCTCACCTGAGGAAGCCTATATCGACGGTCCGCAATTTATAAACCCTTATGATGAAAATATCGTTTATACTATTAAAAATAGTGTTGGCGGAAGCTTTGTAGTTAATTCTAATAAAGTTAAAATTGTTAAATCGAATGATAATTCATTAACATTAAATGTTTTAACAGGAAAATCTGCAAAGTTTGATATTATATATCGGAAACCTGATGAAGATGATATTATTCTTAATGTAACCATTAAATCATTATAGAGATAAAAGGAGAATAGAATGGGAGTTAGAAGTCAGAAAATGAACTCGACTCTTCAAGGAGAGCCAAAGTCTTCTTTTCTTTCATGCGAAAAGGATTTGGAAGCAATTATTCATAAACTTTTTGTTGAAGACAGAACTGTAAGTAACTATTTAAAACGATTACTTGCAGTAAACACTTCAGATTGTTTAATTGATAAAACAAATCCTGCTTATATAGATAAGATAAATAAATTATCTATAAAAAAATTATTAGATGACAAATATATTAGAATAAGTCCAAAGATTGAAAGAAAAGAAAATGAAGAAGTAAAATCATATATTAGAATTAATTTTGATAATTTTACTGAATCTAGTAATCCAGAATATAGAGATTGTATAGTTGAAATAGATGTTTTATGTCACACTGATTACTGGGAGTTAGAAAATTATCAATTAAGACCAATAAAAATTGTTGGATATATAGACGCCATTTTAAATAAAGCAAAACTTTCGGGAATAGGAACACTAAACTTTTTTGGTTGTACTGAAGTAACTTTAAGTAATGATTTATCTGGTTATTGCTTAATGTATCAAGCAACACATGGAAGTGATGATTCAATTCCTGAAGAAGATGAAGATAATGATTAATGAGTTATTATTATTATCAAAGAACGATGTTCCTTTTATTGAAGGACATGCAGTAATCCATAATCCAACAATGAATGAAATTGCTCTTATAGGAGAACGAGCTTTTAATATTGGTACACAATTTTTAAATTTTTCTAAAGAACTTTTATCTTCTAAGGACAAAAATGATTTAGAGGATAAAAGCGATTTTGATATATTTATGTCAGTAATGAATAGCCATGAGCGCTATGAATATAGAACTGACGCGATGCTAGTATTAGCATTATTATTTCCAAACTGTCAATTAAAGATAGATAAAGATAAACTTATTTTGAAAGACCAGAATGGTGAAATCTTTATGGAAATAAATAATGATAATTTTACTTCTTTTAGAGATAAAATAAGTGATTTATTTTGTCTTAAAAAAGTTACAACTACTGCGGCGGTCTATGACCCTGCAGATAAGCAAGCCCGCAAGATAGCTGAGAAATTAAAAAAGAGACATGAGACTCTTGATAAGAAAAAGAATAATGGGGAAAATGAGAACCAAAAAGTTTCGATATTTGTTCGATACATTTCTATTCTTTCTGTTGGTAATCATAAAGATATAAATGAACTTATGAATTACACAGTTTATCAACTATTAGATGAGTTTACTCGTTTTCAAAAGAAACAAAGTTTTGATGCTTATGTTCAAGCTAAAATTGCAGGAGCTAAAGATTTAGAAGAAGTTGAAAATTGGATGGAAGATATCCATTCATAGTAAATTATTTATTTAAGGAGGAAAATATAATGAAGTTCGGTGTCCGCGAGATATGCGATGTAACTTTTAAGGCTACATCTAATAACCAAAAAATCGGAAAGAAAACTTTCAAAGCTGGACAGCCAGCATTTTTCATTGATAGTGCAAAAACATCTACTTTAGAGCAGGCTACAACAACAGTATATGCTCAAGGTGGTAAAGGTAATTCTCGTCTTATTGCTTGGGAAGGTGAGAAGACTATGACTTTTACAGTTGAAGATGCTTTAATTTCTCCACAGGGTCTTGCTGTACTTTCAGGTGCAGGATTACTTGAAGCTGGTGAAAATGCAATTCAGCATGTTCATGTTACTATTGATGCAACAGTTGGCGAAGATGGCAAAGCAGAAGTAAGTTTAGATGAACTTAATGATGAATTAGGCACAAACGAAGAAGAGCTTACTATTTGCGGAGATATCCCAGTATACGCTACAAAGCTTGATGGTTCAGGCGCAGGTATTGATTATTATTCAGATGTTACACTTACAGGTGCAACAGGAACAAGTAATGATTATCTTGTAAAGGTTAGTGATAACGCTGAATTTACAATTAAAGATGACACATCTTCAGCAGTTGCTAAGGGTACTATTGTTAAGTTAGACTTCTATGTAGCAATGAAGAAAGGTGTATCTGAAATCACTATTGCTCCAGAAGATTTCGGTGGATATTACTATGTTGAAGCTGATACTTTATTCAGAAGTGAAGCTACTGGTAAAGATATGGCAGCTACAATTACAATTCCTAAGGCTAAAGTACAGTCAGCAATGACATTTACAATGGCTTCTAGTGGAGACCCAAGTACATTTACATTCACAATGGATGCATTCCCTGGATATACTTACTTTGATAGAACAAAAAAAGTTATGTGTACTATCCAGGTTGTAGGCACAGATGGAACAACAGAGGATGAAACATACCATAAAGATGTTCCAGCAGATACTCACAAAGCTACACCCTAAAGAAGAGCCGGCAGAGCCGGTATACACTATTTCATTAGGAGAACCTGATAATAGTGTTGTAGGAAAAGTATCGTGGGATGTTACAGTTCAGAAAGATGGTAAAACAGAAGGAACTTATGCATTAGTAAGTTCTACTGTAAATGCTCTTGATGCAACAGATAACACAACAGTAGTAGGAAATAAGGTAACAGTTGACTATACAACAGCAGGAGGAACTTCTGATGAAGAAGTTAAGATTGTTGTTAAATGTGTAGAAGATAACAGCAAGACTGTTACTGGAACTTATACAATCGCGTAAGCGGGAATCCCGGTCAAGGATTTCTATAGCGGGGTCGGGTTATTATACTCGACCCCGCATTTTTTTGTTTATGGGAGGTGAGACAATGCGTAATTATTCTACCCTTTTTACAGAGGATGAAGTAACATCAATAATAAAAGAATTAGATGATGTTTTTCAAACCGAAGATATTCAACAAATGGGTCAAAAAATTTTAACAAATTTAAAGTCTATGCAAGATAAACTTAAAAATTTATTAAAAGATTTAGAGACTCTTGATTCTTTACAAGATGTTCAAAATCAAAAAAAGCAAATTGAAACAAAATGGAAAAATGAAGGACATGAGAAAGAAATGACTTCAGCTAAATTGAAAACAGCATTAGGTTCACTCGCATTAAAAAAATCAGATATGAACCAATTTAAAAGTATACAACAAGGAACTTCAGCAACATATGGAGCTGTAAATAAAACAATTTCAACGAAGAGAGCGCAAATATATGGAAAAGCCTATGTTTATGTTATGAAAATAAGAGAAATACTTACTGACCAAAAAGTAGATTACCATATTTATGCAAAAACAGATGGCGGCGATACGATTTTAGTAGAATTAGATGATTATGAAGTTTTATACGCAATGAAAGAAAATGATGACAAAATCGGAGTGGCTTGTTATACTGCTTTAAATGCAATTAATGAAGCTAAAATGAAGAACAATGCACAACTTCGCGAAAAACAATCAGGGTTAAATGAACAAGCAAAAAAAGGTTTTGACTTATTTAAACAAGCTGTAGATAAAAAAGTCTTAGTAGAAACCAAAGTAGAAGATGAAAACGGTAGAATGAAAACGATGTACCAAGTTGCGTATAATGGTAATAAAAAATGGTATAAAGATAAAGACCTGTCTGATGAAAAAGCAAAATTTAATAAGGGACATTTCTTTGAAGCTTTTGATATAATTGCTTCAAAAATGACAAGAAATCAAACTTTTGGGTCGATAAAATATAATAATGTTATAAATAATTTGGAACATGATAATGTAGATGCATGGGCTGGCGGAGATAATGCTGAAGATTTTTATTTACAACATTCTGTTAAAGCTATTATAGGACAATCTAGTGCTACTATTAAATCATATAAATCTGTTCAGAATATCCTTAATATTCTTATAAATTTAATAGATGGTATAACTACAAAAGACTTTTCAAAAGAAGAAATTAAAAAACAATTAGAAAAGAATTTCTTTGATAAAAATAAATATGATGCTTTAGGAAAAACAACTACAGCAATGAATAAGGATGTAGAAAAAGCAGTAGATAGAATGTTAGAAATATTTACACCACGACAAGTTGACAATTCAAAAAAAATATGATATACTATAATTAAGAAATAAAAGGAGGGCTAATAATGCCAAGTTTTAAAGAGTTAGATATATCAATAAATTCTGATTTATATTACGAGGGAGCAACTATAAATAATCACCCTATAAAAGTAAAACAATATATTCCTATTGAAGAGAAAATAGAGATTGCAACAAATGTATTAAAAAATTCTTTTGATGAAAAGAATAGTTTTGCCAATCCTTTTAAAGTATCTGTTTATTTTGCTTTAGAGGTTGTATATCATTATACAGATATCTTCTTTACAGATGAAGAAAAAGAAGACCCTACTAATTTATATAATATTCTTGAAAGTAATGATGTTATAAGTGCAATTATTTCATTAATACCAAAAGATGAATATGATTATTTAAAATCAACCACAGATGAGTTAATTAAAAATTTTTATACTTATCGTAATTCTGTTTTAGGTATTTTAGAAGCTGTTAACGAAGATTATGCTACTACACAGGCAGATTTAGATAATATCATTAAGGAAGTTGAAGACCCTAATTCATTAGGATTATTAAAAGAAATTATGACAAAATTGGGCTAAAATGTTCTATCGGTTCATAAGTTTCTCGAAATATTTTAGAAAAAGAAAATTATAATGGGAATGTGATATTCGTATCGCATTCCCATTTTTTAGTATAGAGAAAAAGGAGAAAAATGAATGGCAGGAAGAAAAAGAATTGATATTGATATAGGTTTCAATACCGATACCTCAAGAGCAAAAGCTCAAATTCAAGATTTACAGAAACAGATAGTTAATTTATCAGTTGCCGCAAAACAGAATACAGCAACTAATACTTTATCTTCTGATATTTCCAAAGCTGTAATAGAAGCTAGTAAATTAAATGGTATATTATCACAATCAATGACTTTCAAGGGAGATAATCTTGACTTATCTAAATTTGTTACAAACTTAAATAAGTCTGGTACTACTATTTCTCAAGTTCGTAAGAATTTAGAATCATTAGGTCCTCAAGGTCAAAAAGCATTTACATCTTTAGCGCAATCTATTATGTCTGCGGAAGTTCCTTTAAGACAGTCTGAAGGACTTTTAAAGAGTTTTTCTACTACTCTTACAAATAGTGCGAAATGGACTGTAGCTTCAGGTGCCGTTCATCAAGTACAGACAGAATTTAGTAAAGCTTTTGAATATAGTAGAAAGCTTGATAAATCATTAAATGAAATTAGAATAGTATCTGGAGAAAGTTCAGATAATATGGCTAAATTTGCTAAACAAGCAAATGAATCTGCCAAAGCTTTAAATACAACAACAACTGCATATACAAATGCGGCATTAATCTTCTATCAGCAAGGTCTTGATACTGCCGCAGTTAAAGAGCGTACTGATGCAGTTACAAAGATGGCAAGTGTTACAGGAGAGACTGCTGCAGATGTATCTTCTTACATGACTGCTATTTGGAATAACTTTAATGATGGTTCAAAAAGCGTAGAATATTTTGCAGATGTTCTTACTGCATTAGGTGCGGCAACTGCATCTAGTACAGATGAAATCGCAGAAGGTCTTGAAAAGTTTGCTTCTATTGGTAATACTGTAGGTTTATCATATGAATATGCTACTTCTGCTCTTGCAACTGTTGTTGCAGAAACTCGTCAGTCCGCAGATACTGTAGGTACTGCATTTAAAACATTATTCGCGCGTATCCAGGACTTAGAGTTAGGCAATACATTAGATGATGGAACAACATTAGGTCAGTATTCTAAGGCTCTTGAAGCTATTGGGGTAAATATCAAAGATTCAAAGGGCGAAATTCGTGATATGGACGATATCTTAGACGATATGGGTTCTAAATGGAAGACTATCTCTAAGGATACTCAGATTGCGGTTGCACAAGCAGTTGCAGGTACTCGTCAGTATAGTCAATTAATTGCCTTAATGGATAAGTGGGATGTTTTCCAAGAGAACTTAAATACAGCTAAAGGTGCGGAAGGTTCTTTACAACAGCAAGCTGATATTTATGCAGAATCATGGGATGCCGCATCTAAGAAAATAAAAACTTCATTAGAAGAAATTTATTCAAATCTTATTGATAGTAAAACTATGGTTGATTTAATGAAATTCCTTAGTAAAGCTATTGAAGGTTTTGGTCATTTTGTTGATTCTGTTGGTGGAGTTAGAACTGCTTTTATTTTATTAGCAAATACTATAATTTCTAATCAAGGTCCTCAAATAAGCAAATATGTTGATAAAGTTGTTGATAACTTTAAAATCAAATTTGGTATTATGGGCAAAGAGATTGAGGCAACTAGAGAGAAAGCTCAAAAAGAATATAAAGCTATGATTGCAGGAATGGATATAAAGACTCCAGAAGACCGTGCACAAGTAGCTAATATGAAAGCAAATTATGATATTGAAAATGCTATTTTTGAGAAGAAAAAAGAGTTAGCCAAAATAAATGCAAATTTAACTGAATCTCAAATAGAACAAATAGCCAATGAAAAAGCTCAATTAAAACAATTAACAGAAGAAGCTGAAGTTACAGCTCAGATTTATGATACTAAAAATAAAGCTAGACATGCTGCGTCTGACGATATTTCATCTATTGGTCAGAGATTTAAAAGCACTAATTTATCTTTAGACAATGTAGACAGTAAAAAAATTCGTGAAAAAATTACTTCAGAAGTAAATAAAGCTTATTATGCAAAAAATTTACCTGAGAATACTTTACAAGAGCTTTATGCAAAAAAAGTATTATTAGGTGAAGCAGATGAATTACCTAGTGAATATTATCTTAGTCAAAACTATAAAGGTATAGATAAGACTAGAGCAAGAAATAGCCGCTATTGGGATATGATACATCAAGTTGACCCTGCAGATGAGAATGGTAATTATAGATTCTCAGAAAAAGAACGAAGACCAACAAATAGTGCAAATATTAATAAAGCGGTATATAAATCATACCTTGAAAAATATCGGGATACTAAAAAGTTAGCTGAAGGTATGGTTAATCCTAATTTTGATGAAGAAGCACAGGAAGCTCTTCAGAATCAATTTTTTGAAGACTACAATGCTGCAGAATTAGCATATGCTGGAAATGAAACTAATATTTCTACTAGTAATAAAGTTTTAAATTTATTTGATATGAATAAAGTTAAATCAGGTAAGTTTTCTTTAAAAGATATGCAAGAAACATTATCTACTCTTTATAATTCTTCAAATGAAAATAAGCGAATGATTGATGACCTTATGAAGTTAAATGAATATAAAAAAGAAGGTAATATTAAAAAACTTATTACTGGTCAGAATGTAGCAGGTGTAGATAAAACAGACTATGCTCATATGCTACAGATGATTGAAAATAATAGAACGAGTTATCTTACAAATCGTGATACTCTTAGCGGTAATCTCAGAGGCGTTTTACAAAATTATGGTTTTGAAGCTACAGATGTTACAAAGATATCTGATGCGCTTGATGAACAACATAAAGCAATAGAGGCTTCAGATAAGTCTTTAGCAGATTATGTAAAATCTTTATTAGATGTTCAAAATCATTCTAAATCAGTAGTTGACTCTATTAATGAGATGGGATTTTCTGTAGGTAGTATCGGCGAGAATTTTGCTAATGGTGCAAATGCTATGAGTAATTTCGCGATGACTGCTAATAGTGCTTATTCTGTTTTTGAATCTATAGAAGAATTATTCTCTGGAGATTTAAAATTAAGTATTGGTTCTATAATTGGACTTTTTACTCAATTAGGTTTTAGTGTGTCTGGTTTTCTTCAAACAAAGAAATCATTTAATCAATTTTCAAATATGCTTTCAGGAACTATTGGAAATAGAGCCACTTTAAAAGACCAAAAAGCATTAGAAGATAGAAAATATAATTTAGCAGAAACAAAAGATAATATTGATGCTTCATTTAAAGAATATCTTGAAAAGAAAAGTACATTTGGAAAAGATAAAGGCAAACAAAAGAGATTATCAGATTTTACAAGTCTTATAGGTGAAAGTCAAACAATTGATTTGCCAGACAATTTATCTAAGATGAGTGTTGATGAAAGAAAAGATTGGCTTTCTAAAATAAGTGGCGCGAAAATTGATTCACAATATAGAACTAGAGATTCTAGACTTACAGGAATTACAAAGGGTCTTATTACAAATGATGATGAATGGGCAAACTTTACTGAAAGTTTGAAGCAGAGAAAAGCTGCTGCGCAAGAAGAACAAGATATTGTAGCAACAACTCAAGCAGTTGAAGGTCGTGGAATTCAAATCGCAAGTAAAGTTTCAAAGGCTATGGGTGCGATTGGTATCGCGGTTCAGGTTGCAACAACAGCGTATGCCGCTTATAATCTTATTCATAAAGCAGTTGTAGCTAATTTACAAAAAGAAGCAGAAGAAAGTCTTAGAGTAGCACAAAATACAACAGAAAAGACAAAACAATATAAAGAAGAATCAGATAAAGTTAGTGAATTAAAGAAAGCTTATGATGAATTATATAATAAATATAATGATGGAGAATTATCAGCTTCTGCATTAAAGAGACAAAGTTATGACCTTTGTATGCAATATGGTGAAGAAGAGCTTGCAGTAAAAGCATTAAGTGGAGAGTATAAGAGTCTTGAAGAGGCTATGAAGTCTATTGAAAGTAAAAAGACAGAGAAAACACTTAATTCTGCAAAACAAGAACAGAAAAACTATGAAGTAGCTCTTAGAGACCAATTAAGTGCAAGTGCCGAAGAAGACGCGGGTAGAAGAGATTTTGTTAATGGAACTGAGACTATTGACTTAAGAGGTATGGTTGCAAGAAATTCTAAAGAAAAGAATTTAGCTAGTCAACTTCAAGAATTAGGAGTTCAATTCCTTACAAATGATAAGATTAGTCTTCAAAGTTTAGCTACTGCAATTAAGACAGATGCAGAAGCAGTTCAATCTGTATTGAATGATTCTGATACTACTGCGGCAAAACAATTAAGACAATATTTATCAAGTGCAAAAGACCAGATTGATGGCTTAACAGAATCTATAGATACTGCGCACGAAGCACAAAAGACTATGATTGTAGATGCTCAAAACTTTGATGCTATTGATTCTATTGAAGACTATACTACAACATGGCGGAATATGGTTCATGAAGCATTGAGTAAAGGTGTTTATGATTCTATTGAAGATGCTTCAAAATGGGCAAACTCATATATGTCTGCTATTGATAGTATAAAAGAATATGCTCAAACTGCAACAGTTGCTGATACTATTATGTCTAACACTTCTAAAGATATATTTAAAGATATTCAAAATCAGAAGAATGAAATTGATTATACAAGTATTGAAGAGTGGGCAGCAGAGAAGTATGGCGCAGAAGTTCATTATATGAATGTAAAAGACCTTACTGATGAATTTGAACAAGAAAAAGCAGCAAAGAAAACTGGATTAGAATTAAATAGCTTACAATACTATGAATCTATGACGAAAGCCTTAAATAATTATTCTACTTATGAGCAAAGTTTCTTTAGTGATAATTTTTCTCAGTTGCTTAGTGAAGCAATGGAGAAAAACAACAATAATACAGAAAAAGCTTTAGCTTCATTAGCAGAAAAGCTTCCTAATGTATTTGAAGGAAGTGCAGAAAAAGGTGAAGCTGATTATGCACAAACTTTAATTGATGGTTTAATTACTGATAAAACAGAATTAACAGATAAACAAAAGAAACAAGTTCTTAATACTCTTGATTTTTCAGGTGTTACATCTGAAGGCGTATCAGTTGATGAAAAAACTTTAAATAATATGGATTATTCTTCTCAAGCTACTCTTATGGCAGCCTTTTATGGCGAGAAGTTAAAATTGATTGAAGAGACTGGTGATGCCGCAAGAGAAGAAGCTCAGTTAGAAGCTGAGACATATAAGAAAACATATGAATCTCAAATAAATGATTATAAAGATGCTCAAAAAGAGTTAGAATTATTATCAGAAGACTCAGATGCTAATTTCACTCAAGAGGATATTACTAAATTAGTTGATAAATTTAATGGCAATGATTTAAGTGGTCTTAATGATGATACTATTAAGAACTTAAAAGAGGTTATGGCTAGTCAAGGTTATGGAAGTGATAATAATGATGTTATAGACTTCTTTAAAAAGCTTAGTAATAAGAAATATGCAGACCAATTAGAGAAACTTGATGATTTAGTTAAAGACCTTACTGTTGATTCAGATGATTGGAATAAAGTTGTTAAAGCTGGGGAGAAAGCACAAGAGGCTAATAGTAGTGTTATTGATGATATTCAAGCTGGATATAAGACTTTAACATCTGCCATGAAGGATTATAATGCTAATGGTTACTTTACTATGGATAATCTTCAAGCTATTCTTGAACTTGAACCTAAATATCTTTCAGCATTAGAGTGGGATGGAAGTCAATTTAAGTTAAACACTGCTGACTTAAAAGAGATGACTAAAGCTAAACTTGCGGATATGGCAGTAAGTCAAGCAAGAATTACTGTAGCTAAGGTTGAATCTATTTTATCAAGTGATAATGTAGTTAATGCGGCTATGGAACTAGAGATGACTCAAAAGTTGACTACATCAACAATGAGTTATGCAGAGACTTTAATTGCAGAAGCTAGAGGTTTAGCTGCTGCAAATACAGAGCTTCAAAATAATGCCGCAGCAATGCAACAAGTTACCATGTACATTGATGCGCAGGAAAATGCAATTGCCGCAATAGGTAATGTTTATGATAATATAGACGCGCATTTTGATAAGATTATGGGTAGTTCTGCTTCATCTTCAAAGAAGAAATATTTTGAAGATGAGTTCGATAGATATTGGGAGTTTAAGAAGGCTATTGATGAAGTTGCTCATGCAATGGAGCGCCTTGAAGATGAACAAGATAATTTATATGGACAAGAATTAATTGATAATCTTAATCAAGTAAATGATTTATTAGTAACTCAAAAAGCTAACTATGAAGCTTTATATGAAGCACAAAAAGTTGAAGCAGAAGAGTTAAGAAGTTCATTAAGTGCATATGGTGCATTATTTGATGAAGAAGGTCGTCTCACAAACTACGCAGATATTACGACATCTATGTTTGCTCAGTATGGTAATGTTGATGATTCAGAAACATATGAAGAATTTAAAAAGTATCTTGAGAGATATGATACTCTTTATTATTCTGAAATGGTTGATACTACGGATAAGATTGTAGAAGAATCTAAGAAGATACTTGAGAATAATCTTAAGATTTGGGAAACAGATATTCAGATTAATTTAGATTTAAAACAAGCTGAAAGAGACTGGAATGATTTCTTAAAAGAGATTAACAGAAACTTTAAATCAACATTTAGTGACGCAGGACAAGAGATTGAGTATGCTTTAAAGAAAGCTCAAACATTTAACTTAGATGATGGAACTCTTGCGAGTGATATTCAGAAAGTTGAAAATATTAATTATGAGATAAATCAATTACAAAATGGCGGAACTAGTGATTTATTTAGCTCTTTATCAGAAGCAGAAAATGCTTTAAAAGAAGCTAATAAGACACTTCAAGATGATGCTGAGGAATTATTCTCAACATACGAAGAAGGTTGGAACGCTTATTTAGAATATATTGATGATGTAGGAACTCATCTTGATAATATCAATAAAAAATATGAAGAATTAAATGAAGAACTTGAACATCAAGCTAATTTAATTAGTCTTTTATACGGAGATACAGCTTATGATAAACTTGCTAAATTATATGACACTCAACAAAAGAGTAATTTAGCTCAATTAAAATCTTTAAGACAGCAGACAGACTTTTATCAAGCACAATATGAAAAAGCTGTTCAATTAGATGGCGAAGATAGTAAGTCCGCAGAGAAGTGGCTTGAAAAGAAGAGACAGGCTATGCAGGACCTTCGTTCAGAAGAAGAGACTTACATTAAGACTATTCAAAGTAAATATAATAATACTATTGATAGTATTATTCAAAAAGCTAGAATGGCTACAAATGGCGGAGTTGATACTGATTGGGCTAGAACTATGTATGATTTAACAAAGACTAAATCAGAAGGTAACTATGATGATGTTGAAAGAGTATATCAATTAACTTCATTACAGTCTAAGTGGAATAAATTAATTGCGGATACCACAGGAACTAAGAATCAAGAGAAATTAAAGAAGATTATGGATGAGCAATTAGCTAATCTTGAAAAGAAAGCTACTTTAACAGAATATGATATTGGTCTCGCGGAAAAGGCACTCGCAGTAGAGCAAGCTAGAATAGCACTTGAGCAAGCTCAAAACTCAAAAGATAGTATGAAACTTACTAGAAATGCAGAAGGTAATTGGTCTTATCAATATGTAGCAGATGAAGATAATGTTGCGGAAAAACAACAAGATTTATTAGATGCTATTAATGATAAGTATGAATATGTTAAATCCGCAAACCAACAAGCTTTAGAAGATTTACTCCAATATGAAGAAGACTTCTGGAATAAGTATGCGGAGATTATGAAAGATGTTTCTTTATCTGATGAAGAAAGACAAAGTAGAATAGCTCAACTTTATGATATGTATTATGGAGAAGAAGGTATTCTTACTCAAGCTTATCAAGATTCTGCGCAAACACAACAAGATTTAAACCTTGTTACAGCAGAGCAGTTATGGGCGATTTATGAATCAGACCAAGAGAAGTATGCTACCATGACTGCCGCAGAACAAGAATTAATAGATGGTTTAAAGAACGGAACTATTAAATCTTATGAAGATATACAAGAAGCTGGTCAAAGAGTTAATGATGAAAGTCTTGACTATTGGAATACAACTGCACAAGCTATGGCAGACGCATGGAACGCAGATGACGGAATGAGTATTAAATCTCAAGTTAATGAAGCATTAAAAGATTGCTCAACCGCATTAGCTGATTATGGCGCAGATGTAGATGTAGGATGCGCAGCCGCAGGTGAAGATTTTACAGATGTAGGTAATGCAATAGATGATGTATCTAATGCTATTGACGACTTAGATGGAACAACTGAAGATTATATTGATAATGCAGAAAAATTAATTGATGATTATATAGATAGTTTAAAAGAGTTAGAATCTCAATGGAAAGAAGTTAAGTCTATTGTTGAACAAAATATTGAAACTATGAAGAAGTATGAGCTAGCTGCAAAGAGTGCTTCTACTGCTTATAGTCCAGCTGCTGCAACACCATCAAGTGGAGGTAGCGGAGGTGGAAGTGCAACTGATATTGCAGATAATAATCCTCCGGAAGAGACAGTCCATTATTATTCTGTAGATACTGCACCAGATGGAGATGGCTTAGTAGTAACAGTATATGAAAGAACAGGAAATAGTGAAAAAGCAATAGGACGAGATGGGGAAGAACCAAAAGATTATAAAGACCATAGAATCAGTTCTGTTTGGGAAGCTAGAGATTATATAAATCAAGTTTTATCCGATAATGGATATGATGAAGAATTAGACCCTAATGTAAATGTCCAAACAAGTGGTTATAAATATTATTTAGATAATGCACGAGTAAATACATATTCTTTTGATACTGGCGGTTATACAGGAGAATGGGATAATTCAGGCAGACTTGCGATATTACATCAAAAAGAATTAGTTTTAAACAAGGATGATACAGAAAACATTCTTAATGCAGTTGAATTTGTTCGTGGAATTGCAAGCTCTATAGGAGCTTCATTATTATCTCAACTTGCGGGAATGACAAATGCTACTTCTAGTATTCGTCCTGTTAGTGCCGATTACTTATCTTCTAGTGTTAGTAATGCTTCTAATAATAATGTTTACAATGTTACTGCGGAATTCCCTAATGCAGAAAGTGTTCAAGATATTAGAGAAGCTTTATTAAGTTTACCTAATTTAGTTAGCCAAAAAGTTAATGAAAAAAATATTTAAAAAATGGGGCAGGAAACTGCCCCAATATTTTTTTGGTCAGTTTTAAATAATTTTGCCCAAAGAAAAATTAATTATTGTAAGAGATTAAAAGGAGGTTTTACAGAATGTCAAATAAGAATAGTCAAGATATTTCTTCAGCTTTATTAGCGGCATTTGAAACTTATAGTAAAAGCACTGCCGCATCAGTAAAAGCATCTGTTACTATTGAATGTACAATTACTAGTATTGTAGATAGAGCTGCGGGCATCTATACTGTTAAATATCAAAATAATATATTTAATGTATATTCTAATAATGCTGACTACTCTATTAAAGATATTGTCTATGTTTTAGTTCCAGAAAATGATTTCTCAAAAAAGAAAATGATTGTAGGACTAATAAAACATAATACGGATGAATCAGCGTCTTCCGCGGAAGAAGATTCTACAGCTAGTCAATATCTTGTAATTGCAGACAATGTTTTAGATATTAACTCAAAAGAAGTTATAAACCTTTGTTCTTTTCATACAGAAACTAAAGATGTTTTTTCAAGTAATGTGGATTCCGCGGACCAGGTTTTAATGCCAAAATATTTAAAACATTATAAAACTTATGCTTTATCTATGAAAGTAAAAACTTCATTAATAGATAGTCAAAGAGTTGGCGGAGATTATGGTATTACATTACAGCTTCCATTCTTCAGATATAGTGAAGATAATGATAAAATGATTAATGATAAAACTTTAACATTTGATATTCATAAGATGTTAGGTAATCCATATAATTATCAAGTTTGGACACAGCAAACTTATTATTTTACATTAGAAGAAAATGATGAAGAATTTTATGATAGCCGCAGAAGTCCTATTATTTCTGCTTTTGTAAGAGACTTTAATCAAGATGAAAATATTGATACAAATGATATTTTTATTAAAGATGTTCAATTCTTAGTTGTTCAAGCTTTAACAGAAACAGAGATGCAAGGTAATTATTTAAAAATAAAATCTGATACTGGAGAATACTTTTTAAAGAATTATTTTGAAACAAAGAAAACTTTAAAACCAATTTTAAAGATAAAAGGACAAGAGAAGAATATCAATGGATATGATTGCTATTGGTTTGTAAAAGATGCTTCAGTTAATGCAACTAACAATCCTAACTATTGTACAAAAGGCGGACTTGGTTGGAAATGTCTTAATGAGAAAACTAAAGTTAATACAAATGACAATGGAGATACTTCTTATCAATATGTTACAAATATATACAGTTATCAAGTAAAGATAGAAGATGTTAAAACATCATTGATTTATAAGTGTGTATTAACAAAAGATACAGAAAGAATTTCTGGTGAATTAGAAATTGTAAATCTTAATTCAGATATTAAGTTTAGTTTATATTCAACAACAGGAAGTAATAATTTTGTAAAAAATATAGGTAAAGTAAGTCTTGCGGCAGACCTTTATTATCCAGGCATTACAGATAATGAAAATTCAACAAGTAATTTTAAATATTACTGGGATAGATACGCAAAAGACGGAACTTATTTAGATAGTAATTTCTTAACTTTTAGTGATATAAATATTAAAGAAAACGGACATTACATTACTAAAGGTACTTATCCAACTTCAAAAATGCAGGATAGTAATTTAATTACTTGTACCGTATTTGAAGAAAAACAGCGCGCGGATGGTAGCATAGAGAGCATTAACCTTGGTAGTGCGGATTTAGCGGTTTCCGCAATAGATACTTATGAATATGTAACCTACTTGTATAATGCAACTAGATTATATAATTATGATTCAGATGGAGATTCTCCTTTTTCAGAATATTATGATAAAGATACAACAAACTTAAATGAAATTGAACCAATTACATTTAAAATATATAAAGCAAATGGAAATGAATTAACAGAAACAGAATATTTAGCTGTTAATATCATTTGGAGAATACCAAAGAAATCTTTAATTAATATTAATCCTATTTTAGTTAGTGAGGAAGATGATAATTATTATTATGTTCGTGGTGAGAGAAGTCTTCCTTATACTATTGATAGTACATACAATCCTTCAAAAAGTAATAATGAGATTACTCTATATACTATTTTTGCAGGCGTGGAGATGTTAAATAATACATCGTTTACTTTTGTTAAAGATGGCGGAAATGGCACTAATGGTACGAACTATAGTGCAGAAATCATTATTGATGGATATGCATATGGACAGAAAAATCCAACTACTAATGGAGTATATAAACTTTGTTATGTTTATTTTGCAGATAGCGCTAAATGGATGCTATATGATATGCAGAATAATCAGCTAATTGATGATACAACATTAAGGACTCTTGATGTAAGAGTATTTAGTAAAGGCGAAGTAATTACCGATGATACACAATATAGTGTAAAATGGAGCATGTTTGATGATAAAGCAACTAATCCTTGTTTTACTTTTGATGATACAAAGAATCAGTTAATTCCATCAAAAGCATTTGACCCCTCGGAAGTATATTGTAATATTCTTCAAGCAGAAGTGACAGTTACAGATACAAGTGTTGCTAATAAAAACTGGATAATTTATGCTTATTATCCTATTGAAATTACTTATTGTGCAAAAGAGTCTGATATTATTTATACAGATGAAAATGGTAATAAGAGATGCGCAGTTCCAGTGCTTAATGGCGGATATTCAGAAGTATTATTTGCTTCAGATGGTACAAATCCAAAATGGGATAATAGTTCTAATTTTACTATTGTAGATAACTTATATAGTATAGATAGTTCAAATGTCTATGACTATGAATGGGAAACATCAGAGAACTTAAACATTTCAGAATATAGAAGTGCAGATTTACCAGAGAATCAGAAAGTCATTGAACCTACTTCAAAATTTGATAGTGGTATTAGTAAAAACTATGTAAAAACAACACTTACTCTTGATTCGGAAACTAAGGAGAAATTAACAAAAACAAAAGAAGAATATACTAAAGAAGCAGAAGACTATCAAACTCAAATTACTGCTTTAACAACTAATTATTCAACTTTAAAAAATGTTTTAAGCTATTTTCAATATAAACCTTGGTTAAATGTTTTAACAGAAGTAAAAGATTATATGTCTCTTAATAATGATATGGTTAGAACTCTGAAAGAAAGTGGAAGTCTTTTAAGTGATGTTAGTAAATATTATCAACAGCATACTGAAATTGGTGGAATTGTAACTATTGATTTTGTTACTTATAATAATTATATTAATAGAGATATTACAAACGCATTATTAGGTAAGACTTTACCAGTTTCTTTTTCAACTAGAAAGATTGATTTAACAGATAGACAGCTTGCTAGATTAAAAGAAAAACTTGATATTGCTATTTATAATGTATTTGTAAATTATGTTAATATATATAATGATAAGATAGAAGTAGTTCTTCAATATAAGAATCAATTAATCGCGGAAGAAGGCGGTGCTAGGAAGTACGAAAGCAAAAGAGAAAAACTCTATAGCCTTTGCTCTGGAGATTCTACTAATGCAATTGCGGAAGGGGTATATCCTGTTTCCCGCATGATATCTACTTTTGATAAGATTAAAACAGCTTACAAAAATTCTTACGATAATTTAGTCGCATTACAAAATCATTTCACAGAAGTAAGTTCTTATTCTGAATACAGTGATATTTTTGAAAATATGAAAAAGACACTGTTAGATTATGGAAAATTATCAGATTCAGAAGAGAATATGGAAATTAAAGAAAATTTAACACTTGATTATAATAATAAGTTAAGTTTATTATATACAGATAAAGTAGCAGCCATCGTTCAAGCTAATGCCTATGATGTATTAATTGGTGTTGAGATGAATAGAATTATTCATATTAAACCAATTATTATGCTGTATAATAGATATGCTATGTCTAATATTAATGGTTGGGATGGTAATAAGATATATACGGGTGATGAAGACAGCTTCTTATTAGCTCCGCAAGTAGGTGCAGGTAAGAAAGACAGCAATAATAAATTCACTGGTATGGTTATGGGACTTAGAAATTTGAATAAAACATCTGCCGCGGAAGATACTCAGGTAGGTCTTTTCGGATATAGCGGTGGCGCGCAATCACTTTTCTTAAATGCAGAAGATGGTTCTGCAATATTTGGTCTTCATAAAAGAGGACAAATTATTATTGACCCATCAACATCACAAGCCTTGTTATATAGTGGTAATTTTTATAAAGAATTTGGTAAAGATGGAAAGCCAACTGGTTATTCTTCTCAGAATAGGGATAATCAAGGTATGCAGATTGATTTAACAACACCTAAAATTGAGTTTGGTTCTGGTAATTTCATAGTTACTCCTGAAGGACATGTAACTGCAAAAGGTGGAGGCTCAATCGCAGGTTGGCAAATTGGAGACACAACTTTAACAAGTTCTAATGGGAAAATTACTTTAGATTCTAAAGATACTAAAATCTGGGGTGGAGAAAGACATTCTACTCTTGATAATACTACTGATGGATTTTATTTAGGTCCGGATGGTATTAGTATAGGTTCTTGTTTTAGAGTAAATCAAGATACTTTATTATTAGGAAGGTTAAGGAGTGATAGCCGACATTGGGAATTAAAATATGACGCAGAAAATAGCTATCTAGGATACGGTACAAAAGGAAGTAGTAATTCTGTTTATGTAGGAACAGATGAGATTGCTTTAGGTCGAAAATTTAGTGTTAATAATGAAGGTGAATTAACTGCAACATCAGGACACATAGGCGGATGGGAAATTGGAGATAAGAGTTTATCTTGTGATAGTAGAAGTGCTTCTATGTATAGCGGCAGTCATACCACTTTAGATTCAACATCAGGCGGATTTTATTTAAGTTCAGATGGTTTTAGTCTTGGTAAACATTTTAAAGTTGATGATGATGGCTTATTGACTGCTTCTGATATAAGTGTATCCGGAAGAATAGAAGCGTCTAGTGGTAGTATTGGTAGCTTTGATATTTCTGATGGACATATCAGTACTAATGGTAAGACATGGAGCGGAGAAGATAATGATAGAGATGGAGTTTATATTGGTTCAGAAGGTATCTATTTAGGTGCTAATTTCTGGGTTGATATAGAAGGTAACTTACATGCAAGTAATGCAACTGTAACAGGTAATGTTACTGCTAATAGCATTGATTTTGATACAGCTTCTATCTCGGGAACTTTATCTGCCGGACACATTAACTGTCAAGGTGTCGTAGATGCCGCGACTATTTACTGTAGTGCTGCAAATGTTACGGGAACTCTTACTGCGGGTCAAATAGATTGTCAGGGCGTCATTGATGCTGGAACAATAAGCGCTGATAAAATAACAACTGGCTCATTAAGTGTTGAACGTATTGATACTCATCAGGTTACGGGGGCTTCTGGTTCTCCTGCATGGATACCTGCTTGGATTTGGGGCGGTTCATCATGGGCTCAATATTATGTTTTAGTATGCTCAGGAACTATTCCAGGTGGCGGAGGTACTGCACCATCTTCATTAGATTCTTCAAGTTCTGATGACGGTGATGGTGGAGGCCATAGTTTCTAATAAAGATAATTAAAAGGAGATAAAAGGATAATGGAAAAACTAAGATTAAAATTAATAGAAGATATCAATGCAAGCGGACTTCCGCTTGAAGCGATTGTTTTTGTAGTTAGAGATGTATATAGGGACGCGCAAGAGACATATCAGAAATATCAAATTGCACAACAATCTCAAACTACAGAAGAAAAGAAAGAAGATATAGACCACCAGTAATGGTGGTCTTATTTTTTTGGTCTAAAATATGTAATTTATATTTTTTAGATTTTAAATGTAATATAGGATAGGAGGTAGCTTATCTAAATGTTAGCTTTATTGAAATCTTATTCTGTTGGAGAAATTATTATCTTCATAGTGATACTTGCTTTGGCGGTAAAGGAAGTTATCTCATTGTATCAATACTTTGCAAAAGGACTTTCTGATAGTTTTAATAACAAATATAAAAAACAAGAAAGTCTTAATGATTTAAGTGAAAAGATAAACCAACTAACAATAATGGTTAAACAACTTCAAGAAGATAATAAACAGCAAAATAAGAAAATCGAGAACTTAATTGATTCTGATGTACAAGATATAAGAAGTTGGATTGTGCAGCAATATCATGCATGTCAACAAGGAAAACAGCTCGACCCATTTGAAATGGATTGCGTTGAAAGAAGATACGCTTGCTATGATAAAGAAGGCGGCAATTCATATATTCACAATCTTGTAGATGAGATTAGAAAAATGAATAATAGTCAAGAACAAGAGAAATAAAAGGAGGCATCTTCGATGGCAAGTAATACTTTATATGCACCAACATTGAGTAGTTATATGCCAGCTTTTCTTGCAAGTAGTAATTCTTGCAGAATATATTTTTCTCTATCTAAATTTAATACCGCCGCAGATGTTAAGTCCGCTCATATTTCAGTTGTTAAGCAGCCGAGCGGACTTAGCGTTGTTGAAACAAATTCTGGGGCGAGAATAAATAATAGATATAGAAATACTGGTATTATAGTTAATGCGGAAGTACATGCCGCAGATAATGACTTATATTATGTTGAATTATTTGGAAATGAATTAAAGAATAATAATTATGATAAAGATTCTTCTTCAGGCATAACAGCTCTTGGTCGTGTAGGTTTTACAGCCGGATGGATTTATAAAATTCAAATTCGATTATGCGGAACGGAGAATTATACAGCTTCTTCTATTGGTTTAGCGCAATGGCTTGTTGATAATTCAAATAGTTTTTCTGAATGGTCTACAGTAACTTTGACTAAGGCTATTGATGATACAAGAATTCAGATTAATACTTTAGATTTTGATTCTTCTGTTATCAATAATGTAAATGAAGACAAGAGTTTATATTTATCAACATTAGATTTAAAAGGCAAATATAGTTGTAAAGATACAACTGAATCACTTTATTCATATCAATTAAAATTATATGGAGAAGATTATATTTCCGCGGATTCTGATGAAGGTTTGCTAGAAGATAGCGGAATTAAATATGGAAACCAATATGAGGCAAGTCAAAATGAATTTGGACATACTTTTAAAACAGAGCTAAAAGATGGACAAAATTATACATTAGTATTTTCATACATGACTACCAACAAATATGAAAAGCAACTAATTATTCCTTTTGATGTTATAGTAGATGAGTTACCTGAAGTTGATGCGGAAGTTTATACAATAGATAGTTTTAGCCCTTATAATCATCATAAGCCTGAAACTAAGAATTTTATGCGAGATATTACAGATTTAGCAACAGAGGAAGAAGAAGGCTATATTTGTTTAAAATTACACACAACAAGTGAAAATTTATATAATGGAGTTATCTGTTTGCGCAGAGCGGATAGTAAAGATAACTTTAAGACATGGCAAGATATTAAAATGATTTATGTTAAAAATCAAAATATCAATGATGTTTCTGAAATATATGATTTCGCTATTGAGAGTGGTGTTTGGTATAAATATGGTATTCAGACATATTCAGAATTAGGTCGTGGAATATTAAAGTCTATGTCTGTACCTATTATAAGGAATTTTGAACATATGTTTCTTTTAGGAGAAAATAATCAGCAATTAAAGATTGAGTTTAATCCAAAGATAAATAGTTATAAATATAATGTATCAGATGGAAAAACTGATACTATTGGCGGCAAGTATCCATTTATTACAAGAAATGGCGCAGTTCGATATAGGACAATTCCGCTTGAAGGTCTTATCTCTTTTAATATGGACGAGAATGGACATTTTATAACAAAAAATGAAATATATGGAGAAGAAATCGCGGATTTACATAGAGCTTATGAACAGAAACACGGAATTGATTTTTATAACTATAATTATGAAAAAGATTTTCGTGAAGAAGTATTAAAGTTTTTATTAGATGGAAAGCCAAAACTTTTCAAGTCTCCAACTGAAGGAAATATTATTCTAAGATTAATGGATGTTAGTTGTACACCAAATCAGCAATTAGCAAGAATGATATACGCTTTTACCGCAAATGGACATGAGATTGCGGAGAATACTTTAGAGAATTATTTAAAATATAATTTCTATGACCCAGGTCAATATGGAGAAGATGAGATGTCAACAGAGATAAGACTTGGACAATATTGCGGAACTGTTAAGTTAGGAGAAAATATTCTTACAAAAATAAAAGAGAAATATAACTTTAAAAATGAAAGTTTAAATCTCCAAGAAGAACTTATTAAGTTATCAAATGTAAGAATTGAAATCCAAAATGGAAAAGGTATTACATCTAATATTCTTCAAAAGCCTGGATATACTTTAGTATATAATAATAATGTGCCTATTAATTTATTTGGACCTAATGAAGAATACCAGTTTGATGAAATGATAGAGATTTCCGCAGATGATGATTTACATATCGTATGCGCGGAAGCTACTAATCCAAATACTACAGTTACTATACAAATGGATTATTTATACACTGTTTCTGTTGGTGCTTATACTGCAAAGCCAGTAAAATCAAGAATTATTAGAAGAAATATTGGACAAATATATGATGTATTTGAACCGAATACTTCTTTATATAATAATATATATTATAAATACTATATTGATTGGGATAATCAATATAGAAAGCTATATAATTTAAGTTCTATCTCTATTGAGGCAGAACCTGGAGCAACTTTTAATATTAAAACTAAAGATAATAAAGATGCTAATAGATATATTATTGGCGCAAATGGACGATTAACATTAGGAGATATTACAACTATTACTGCAATAGATTTTATTGGATACACTGCCGCAGATGGTCAGATAGAAGAAAAAGCTATGCAGATTATGCTTGATTATGTTTATAGTGTAATATCTGGTGAGTATATAGGATAGGAGGAACTGAATGAATAGCAATGATTATTTACAAGATTATTCTTTCTTAAAAGAATTAGATAATGAAAGAATAAAAGTTTATTATGTTAAAATCATTGTCTTAACATTAGATGAACTTCCTATTAGAGCTATCGAGGGAAGAGTCGGGGTTGGCTCTTCTATCTCGATAGCCGCAAATTCTGCGGTTCGTAGAACATGTAGTTTAAATTTTGTCGCGGAAGATTCTGATAATGATTTAAGCGATATTGATAACTTACTAAGTATGAATAGAAAGATTAAAATACTTATAGGTTTTGAAAATACAATTAATGATAAATATGATAAAATAGTGTGGTTTCCGCAAGGAATTTATGTTATAAATCAAATTTCTTTAACACATAGTACAACAGGAATTAATGTTTCAATCTCTTGTAAAGATAAAATGTGTTTGCTAAATGGTGAGAGTGGCGGTAATTTCCCTACTTCAGTTACATTTAATCCATATGACCAGTTATATGGCTATATGAAAATTGATTATGATAGTAATGAGATACCATTTCCCGCAGATTATAATGATTATACAATTTATGGATTCTATAGTACTGTTACAAAAAGTATTTCTTATTATTATCATAGTAAAGATACCGGTTTATGGACTGAAGGCGGAGAAGACCTAATCAATTCTACAGTTTCTATTGAAACAAGAATATATGATATTATTCAAACAGTTGTATGTAACTATGGAGGAGAGTCTATAGATAAAATTTTAATTACTGACATTCCGCTTAGAACAAAACAATTATCTCATTATGGTGGTTCTAATGTTTTATATTATAATAGTAAAAACAATTATTATACCACTAATGAGAAGTATGTTGCAGAAGACACAAGAAGCAATACAGAGGAGACTTCCGCATGGCAGCAATTTTCTTTCAATGAAGATGTTGGATATGAATATGTCGATTTTGTTTATCCTAAAGAGCTTACTGGCGGAATGGGAGATAATGTTTGTACTATCTTAGACACTATTGCTTCCACACTAGGTAATTATGAATACTTTTATGATATAGATGGAAATTTTGTTTTTCAAGAGAAAAAGAATTATCTTAATAATTCTTATACTCCTGATAATTATTATAGATTAGATAATGGAAAGCCAATGGCTTTAAATAGTTTAAATAATATGGTTGTATTAGATAATACTAATTATCAAGTTGATTTTACTGGAAATACTGAATCTGTATATACTTTTAATGAAGGTAACGGGTTAATATCATCTTATTCAAATAATCCTTCTTATACAAATATTAAGAATGATTATCATATTTGGGGTAAAGATGATAATTCTAATGCTATTCATTATCATTTAGTTATAAAAGAAAAACCTAAAATAGAAAATGAATATAAAGTTATTTTCTTAAAAAATGAAGATGGTCAGTATAATGGTAAAATTAGATTAGCTTTACCTAATGAAATAAGTGCAATGTTAGAATATAACGAGAATCAAAAATCACTTGATATGAGCGGCAATGCCTCATTCAAATATGATGAAGAAAGTGGTACTTATATTATTGATACTAATTATTATGGTCAAGTAGATAAATCTGCATTGCAAATTGATGGTAATACAATTTATAATTATATTCCGGACGATTGGCGCGCAGAGATATATTTACAAGGTTTAACGAAATTACAAGCCTCTCAGAGACCAGACATTTATGAACAAGAATTATTAGATAATTTTAATTCTATTTATGAGTTTTGCTATTATAATGAAGATAATGAATTCATTCCGCATGGTCGTTTTAAAGAAGATGTATTTAAACCAAATAATTTAAAATACTATATTGATTATTTAGAGCCAGTTGACAGTATGTATGATTTTTCTGTTGATGCTATCAATAGCAAGATATATACCTATCAGCAAGATAGTATTAAGAAAATTTATGATAGAGATGTTCCAAATGTTATTTTAATAGATATTAATGATGAACAAAGAGATTCTCTTATAAAAGAATGTGAATTAGCAGGACAAACCTATTCAAATATTGATTCTGCATTGTTTAAAAATATTATTCCAACAACAGTAGGATACTCTGCTGCGGAAATAGCTAGACAAGCATTATATCAATATATTACTTATAATGAATCAATTTCACTTCAAAGTAGACCTATTTACTATTTAGATGTAAATAGAAGAATTACAGTAGAAGATAAAGCATCAAAGATATCAGGAGATTATATTATATCATCTATCTCAATGCCATTAGATGCGTCTGGTAATATGTCTATAACAGCCACTCGCGCAGCAGATAGATTATAATATTAGAAAGGAGAATAATGAGCTATAGTATTGGACAATACAATAATATAAATGAATCTTTAGAGATTATGAGTCCTGTAAGCCAAAGCGGCGACCCATATGAAGTAGAGACTATAATTGAAGATACAGGTATTGTTTTTAAAGACCCCGCAGTTAAATTAAGTGGGGTTTTATCTAGTAATAACAATTACTTTTTACATTGTAAAATAAAGCAACTTAGTACAGAACAAACTTTTTATGTTAAGCTAAGAACTGCGGACGATACAGAAACAAAAGAACAAAATATTAAAATTGTAACTGTAAAACAGGGTGCAGGATGGTTTGACCTTCAAATTGTTTTTAATCCGATTATAAATTCTTTTAATGAAATTTTATTTAGCTTAACAAGAAGTACGATTGATTATACAAGTACTCCAAGAAAACCAATTGTGATTTTTGAAGAATTATCTGAATTACAAAATCTATTAGGCGGAAGTGCGATTCCCGCGAGTGTGGTTTTAAAATTAGGAGTTCAAGCTGGACCTGGTCTTAATATGTGTATTAATGGAGAGGGCGTTATGGTTGGTAACAGCGGAAAGTATGAAGTTAATAATGGAAAGGTTTATGTTACTTTCTTCTCTATTGTTACAACTGCAACAGATACAGATATAGAAGAGAAACAAGCTGAAAATAAAACAATTTGTTTATTCAATAGAGCAGATGGAGATAATAGAGTACGAAAAGTACGACCATTTACTATTGATTATATTTATGAGGAAGGAGAATAATAAATGGAAAGCTTTTATGGCGGAAGACAAGGTAAATCATTTATTTTAGTTGACCATTTTGATACAATCGCGGATATGGAAGAATGCTTTGCCGCAGGTGGTAGTACAACAGATAGAGTGAATTATGGAGAATATGTTATTATTGATACCATCATAAATAGACATGATAAACAAGATTTAGATAATGGTAAAGTCTATATGCGTAAGATAGATAATACCGCAGAGTATATAGGTCAAATTGTAGGACCACAAGGTAATTGTCCTATTGTTGATTTTCAAGAGTTTAATGACCCAAATCATTATTTAACTGATGGTACACAAGTTTCTACTATTTCTAACACAGGGCTTGTACCAGGCAAAGATAGCGCGGGTAATTATAATGATAGTGTAACTACAAAATGGGGAATTATGAAAGACAAATATGGTAATGTAATAGGTTGTTATATTGGCTTAAAATTTCCTTATTTAGTTGAAGATTATACTGCAACAAGCGTTTCCGCATATGTAGATGCATCTATTGATAAGATAGAAGATGAGCATCCATTTTATAAAAAATGGAGAATTAATGTTCCAAAGGGTATAAAAGGGGATGCTGTTACTGGAGTTGAAGTGGTAACAAATAGCGGAAGACAGTATTATAGATTTACAATTACTAATTATGATAAGTCAACTCCAACAACAAGAACGGTTGATTTTGATTATAATATTATTAGCAATATCGCGGTTGCCGATAATGGTACTTTAACAATATCATTAACTTGCCATGATGATATTATATTTAGTAATAGATTAAGATGGATTGACCAAATGGCATTAAGTGATGGTGGTGTCTTAAGCGTTAAGTATAATAATGTTAGTAGTTCAACAAATATTAATCAGAGTAATCCGATTAGATGGGTTAATAATATGAGCCTTGCGGCAGATGGTAAAGTTTCTACAGCATATAATACTTCATCAACACCTGTTGTTATTAATAATGATAATCCTATTAAGTGGATTGAATCTATATCATTTGCGCAAAATGGTAAGGTTAGTGTAAAATACAATACACAAGAAACTGCAACAATAGTAAATAGTGAAAATCCTATTTTATGGATTGCCGCAATGTCGATTGATGATGAGGGTCATGTTGTTGCTACTATGAATGATAATAGTGAAAAGAAATCAACTGGTCATTTAAAATGGTTTGAGAATGTTACTCTCGCGGCAGATGGTACTCTTACTTTTGTTTATCATAATTCAGAAGATGGTAATGTTACTTTTAGTAAGGCTATTAAATGGATTAGTGGTATTAAAGTTAATACAGGAGATAAGGAAGGAGAGGGAAATCAAAAACTTAATATAAGTTATAATAATGGAATTAATGAAGATGTTGGTAATCCTATTAACTATATTATGGAAGCTATTGTTTCTCAACCAGATGTTGAAAATTCAACAGCGGAACCTTATCATTTATTGATTTTATACGCAGACCCCGCGTATCGTGCATCATTAACTTCGCCAGTTAGTTATCCAAGTAAGAAATTTAATACTTTAAGAACTGATTGGTTTGATGCTGGTATGATTCGTGGAGAAAAAGGAGAAGTGACTGGAGTTGTTCCAAGTCAGATTATCAGTGAATCTGCGGATAGTCTAGTTGAAAATGGTATTTTATTAAATACAACAACAATAAAACATGCTTAATGCATAGGGCGGCTTAATTGCCGCCCATTTTTTTATTGGTCAAAGTTTTGTAATTTATTAATGAAGATTTTTATATTATATATAAATATGGAGGTGTTGTTTAATGAGTAAAAGTGATTCATCTAAGTTCATCTCACAAATAACACTTGGAGAAGATAAAGTTGTATTAAAAGACCCAAATGCTATTGAGAGAGAAAAGGATAGTGATGTTGAAGCTGTTTTAAATTTTGTAAATGGTTTTAATATTTTTGGTATGAATATAACTTTAAACAAGGAAGATAATACAATTAATTTTGGAAAACAGGAGGGTGAAGAATGAGCGATAAAGTAAGTACAAAAATTACTTTTGAGAATGAAGTTTATACTGTAAAAGACCCAAATGCAATAAATAAATATGAAGATAGCGCTGATTCTGATGAAGTACAAGGTCAGGGTGATGTAACTGGAATTTTAAATTTTTCAAATGGAATGAAATTATTTGGAATTACCGGTGTTGACTATGATAAAGATACTGAAACAATTAATTTTGGAGAGTATAATCCTAAAGATAATGCGCCAGTATATAAATTTAAGATAATGACAGAAAATGAATATTCTGCTTTAACTGATAAAGACCCTTATACTTTTTATTTATTAGAAAAAAGTAGTGAGGAGGAATAATGCAAGAATATTATTTAGATGGTAATGATAATAAAACTAAATCAAGTTTTTATCAAGATATCAATAGTGGAATATATAATAATGTTGCTATTGGTAAAGTATATTTTGATAATAAATTACTGTGGACTGCACCAAAGAAAAAATATGCTATTATTAATATCTATCAGATGAGCAGAATTAGGACAATAGAAAGTAATCAATATAATTATTTAACTTATGATATTAACTTTATAAAAGGTGTTCTACCAGAATATTACAATGTAGCAGAAAAAGGCTCTTCTGTTGCAATTTATGCAAAAGAAGGCAAATTTTATTCAACTGCAGATTATGCTTATTTTAGTGAATTGAGATTATTAAATTCATATATGGGGTTTGGTGGTGCTCCTGCAGAAGGGTCTATCACCAGTCAACCAATAGATATAGGTAATTCAAATATATGGTTTAATAAAAGTAATTATCATGGTAGTTATAATAATGATGGATTTATGACTTTTTCAGATTGTTATTGGAATTATCAAAATATTACTTTTCCTAATACTGTAACTAATTTATTTTATACTTTTTCAAATGCTTGGGGATTAACTTGGCAATTACCTCTTAAGTGTAGTGATTCTGTATTAAATATGTATTATACTTATTTTAATGCAGGTGGTGGTGTAGAAGTTATAGATAATAAGGTTCAAAGAAAATCAATAAATAATTGGAGTACTTTATGCTTAATGTATGAGGGCGGAATTGGCAATAATGTATTAGATATGCAAAGTACTTTTGAGGGTAGCTCTTTAACAACCCCACCTTGGCCTCATAGTATGAATAATTCATGGGGTTTTTTTGGTCCTAATACAGTAAAAGCAATAGCTACTTATCGAAGTTGTCCCGCTCTTAGGGAAGTAGGAATTGATTGGATGGGACATAGTGATTCTAATATTTTTCCTGCTAATTTAAAATATATTAGTCAAGTTTTTTATAACTGTCAAAATTTAACAACTGCAGTAGTTGGAGTACAAGACCCGGCGAATACTTATATTTGGGAAGTATATCGTGATTGTCCAAATATAAAATTAATACTTATGGACCCAACAGTATCTAATTTTGGAGGCAGTATTTTTGGAGGTTGGAATTGGTGTATTGGCGGAGATTGTGCTTTACTTAAAGATAATATAATTTTTAGGGCTGGTGGCTGTGATAGCTTATTAAATGTTAGTGCTTTAGGTCCTAGTTTAGGTTATAATGCTAGAAAACAAGTTAATAATATGAGTTTTAGTATGTCATTGAATATCGTAGATTTCTCTTATTGTGCAGATTCTTGCTCAAATCTAAACTATTTTGAATTTGAAGGCGAAAATGTTATTAATATAGCATGGTGCTTTAATGGTTGTAATAATTTAAGAAATGTATTTCAAAGACAGCCAATGCAAAATTGTAATACTGTAAATATGAGTTTTACTTTTTCTAATTGTCCTAAATTAGAATGTGATGAAACTTTATTAATAACTTCAAAAAATTTAATGACTATTCAATGTTGTTATTTTGGCTGTACTAATTTAAAACATATTCATGACCGTTATATTACTAGTAATTGGACAAGAATTGGCGGAGATAAATTAGTAAATGTAAGCGCTGCATTTCAATGGTGTCCATTATTAGGTGGTAATTATTATTTTGCTTCTGAAAATATCATATATGGAGATTTATTAGGATATCAATCTTCACCTGGAAGAGGAAATATTTTAAATATTTATATTAAATCAAATACTTTAACGAATAATAGTTTTGCAAAACATTATGCAAAAAATATTTGGTCTAATGGAAATGGTTATGATGATGCTGCTAATAATATTTTTATATACTATGCTGAAAAACAACCAGAATATAATCGTTATAAAGAAGCTAATTGGGGATAAAAGGAGGGCTTAAATGAAAAATTGGAACTTTAATGGTTCATTAAAAGAAAATAATAAAAGAGTTCTTACAGAAGCAGAAGGTTCTGTTAATATGATTAGTGCAAGAAAAGACCCCTCTGTATCTTTTAATAATGATAACGGTACATTAAAAATGACATTAAATATTCCCGGGGGTGGAGGTTCTGGCGGTGGAGGAGAAACTGAATCTGGAGTAGGTAGAACCTATGTTACTGAAAGTGGATGTAGCCGCGGAGAATATTTTAATGTTTATGAAGGTAGACATATAGGAAATGCTATAGGTAAATTTTCACATGCAGAAGGTGGAAATTTAATTAGAGAAAATTCAAGTTGTTGGCCGCATAATAATTGGGGCGGAAGAGATATTCAAATTGATAGAAACAAACCCGAATTTAAAAATCTTAGTTCATGTAAAATTTTTATAGAATCTTCTATTGCTAGTGGACTGAATTCTCATGCAGAAGGATATGAAACAGCTGCGATTGGAGACCACTCTCATGCAGAAGGACAAGATACTGATGCAAAAGGACAAGCAAGTCATGCAGAAGGAAGACAAACTGTAGCAGAAGGAGACTATTCACATTCTGAAGGACGCTATACGACAGCAAATGGAAATTGTTCTCATGCAGAAGGATATTATAGTTCTGCATCAGGTGTAGAATCTCATGCAGAAGGAACTTCTACTACTGCTAATGGTTATACTTCTCATGCAGAAGGAGGTTATACGACAGTGGAAGCTTCATATAGCCATGTAGAAGGTCGTAAAAACACTATCTCAGCATCTGGGTGCTCAAGTCATGTTGAAGGATTTAATAATAATCTTAAAGGTGCAAGGAACCATATTGAGGGTATGAACAATACAATAAAAGATGATAACATTAAAGGTTCTCATATAGAAGGTGGCAATAATCAATATATTTTCGGTGTTTATAGCCATATTGAAGGATATAATAATGTGGGTGATGATTCTTATTATTCACACATTGAGGGTGAAAATAATAGAGATTATGGTAACCGTAATCATATTGAAGGATATAATAATGAATGTGATGATGCAACATGTTGTCATATTGAAGGAAAAGAGAATAGCACAGGCGATGGTGCTTCTGAAAATCATATAGAAGGTAGTTATAATAAATATAATTATCAAACTAGGTCTTTCCATATAGAAGGACAATATAATGATTTTTCTTATTGTAAAGGACCTGCGCATATAGAGGGTTATTCTAATAGCCCATCTATGTCTTCTTCACATATAGATGATATAGATATGGATAGTACTCATATTCAAGGAAGATTTGCTAAAATAGATGAAACGATGTTTAAAACTCGTCCCTCATTTGATGAATGTAAAGATTTTAAGTATGCTGATATCATAGGTGGTGGCACGAGTGGTTTAGATAGAAAAAATATTTCGCTTCTTGATTGGGATGGAAATCAAACAATAGCTGGTGAATTATATATTAAGAATTCATCTCAACCTTTGATTAGATGCTTAACTCAATCAGAATATAATAGTTTAGAAACTAAAAATCCATATACTTTATATCTTATAAAGGAGGCTTAATAATGATTTTTATGGGTACTTCTAATATACAAGATTTAAAATATGGTAATATAAATATTGCTTCTGCTTATTGGGGAAGTGATTTAATTTGGCAAAAAACACAACCAGATTATTCTAATTATAAAGCTTTTATTAATGTTGAAGCATTTGGAAATTTATTAAATGCGAATAATAATTTCCTTAGGCATAATGTTGAAGCAATTCGCATGGTAAATGAATTAGGCGTTCAAACTGGAGAAACATCTTCTTTATTCTTTTTAGGTATGGAAAATAGAAGTAATTATTATGCAGTTGACAATAATATAACTAATATTATATATAAAAATGCAAAATATTATTATGATTCAAGAACAAAATTCTTAATTTTTCAAAAGCCTTCTTCTTTTGGATATAAAAATATTTATTTTAGTACAAGCTATTTAGGCGGTTTATTTGAATGGTGTAGCAATTTAAAAGGACCTGTTACTTTTATAAATTATGATAGGGTACTCTATATGGAAAATACATATCGAGGATGTACTAATCTAAGATATTCTGTCTGTGGGAATTATGTAAAAGATATGTATTATACCTATGAATATTGTACTTCTTTAGAAGAAGCAGTTTGCGGTCCAAGTGTAACTAATTTAGTAGGTACTTTTTCAGATTGTTATAGTTTAATAGAAGCTAAGTGTGGAGAGCGCGTAAAAGAAATGTTTCAAGCCTATAATAATTGCACCAATCTAGTAATCTCTGCATGCGGGAATAATGTTCGTAATATGACGTGGGCTTATAGAAATTGTAAAAATTTAGTAACTCCAACATGTGGAAATAATGTTGACATTTTTAATAGCGCATATACTAATTGTAGTAATTTAACAACAGCGGTTGTAGGTAAAAATGTAATTTGGTGGTCACAATGTTATCATTTTTGCGATAATATAACTGGAAATATTTATCTTGGAGACCACATTACTGGCATCGCGGCAGGTTTGAAGGAATGTTTTTATCCTTATAATGACCGTTGGCTTATGAAGAATTTTTTCTTAAATTTTAATAGTTATACATATAATTCACTTATTCTTAATAGCCCTGATGGTATAGTTTGGAATTACTGGGCTAATAATTTAGGTTGTGATAATGCTAAGTATAATATGTATGTATATTATTTAGATAAAATGTAAAAGGAGGTTAAAATAATAAATGAAGAATTGGAATTTTAACGGCTCCTTAAAAGAAAATGGCACAAGAGTATTAACTGACGCGGAAGGTGTAGTTAATATGATTGGCGCTAGAGAAGATGCGGAATGCAAATTCACAAATGATAATGGAAAATTAAAAATGCTTCTTAAGATACCTGCGGGAGGCGGTACTGGTGGAAGCATAGATGTTGATGACGAAATTAGTGACATTTCTGAAAATCCAGTTCAAAACAAAGTTATTGCGGAAGCTTTAAAAAATGTAAAAATTCCAGTTGATGATGAAATTAATGCGGAATCTGAAAATCCAGTCCAGAATAAAGTGATTGCCGCGGAATTAGAAAAACTTTTTCAATCTGTCAGTGAAGGAAAACGGCTTATAGCACTCGCCATCACTGACAGAGGTGTTATAACGAGTGCTACAGATAGTTTTGAACAAATGGCAAAGAATATTATGTCATTAAAGAGAAATGATTTAGATATTAGAATTTCTGATACATTCAAACCGGTGGCTCTTGGTGGTTTATCTACTACCAAGATGAAAGATTCTGTTAATGTTAAAACACAGATTCCTACTGGTGTATCATTTACAGAAGTATTTACTGGAATCAAGTTAGGTGGATTAAGTGTAGCTTCAATGACAGATACTGTTGCTATTAATGAAGTTATAAAGTACTATACTATTGATATTTCTAAGAAATCAAAGTATACTTATGATAACAATTATGTTCTTACAGATACTAAGTATGAACTTAAAACAGATTATACTTATGTAGGAACAGAAGAAACTATTGATAGTGGTAGAATGGAATATGTATCACTTGACTTCACTAAGTTTACAGAAGTTCAGGAGGTGAATATAACATGTGGTTAAGATGGACAATTACTAAACTAAAAGGTTCTACTAATATTTGTCAAATGGCAGAATTATACTTATATGATAAAGATGGTAATAAAATATCTTGGGCTTCGAGAACTACTGTTCATGCACCAAGTCAAGCTTCTTATTCGGGCAGTGAAGGTCCAGAAAAAATTATTGATGGAAATGTAAATACTAAGTTCTGTTTGTTAAATTTTAATATATATACTACAAGTGGTATGTCTATATTAATTGAAATACCAGAAACAATAGATTTTACTTCTTATTCATATGTAACAGCTAATGACAGTTCAGAAAGAGACCCTATAAGCTGGATATTGGAATTAAGTTATGACAATGAAACATGGTTCACAGTATCAGAGGTAACAGAAGACATCATCACTACCACAAGAAAAACAGAAACTCAAAAATGGGATATTAAAATGCCATTTGCTGTTAAATATTTAATTCAGTCTGATAATATATTATATACAATGGAAAACAATGAGCTTAAAGCATTAGAAGTCACTGAATTAACTTCAGAAACATTTAAAACATATGGTTCAGATATAGCACCAACATTTGATATTTTAAATGTGTTTATAAAACCAAAAATATATTGTTGGACAGATGACACACAACAACATGCATTAACTGCTTCAGTTAAAGCCACACCAAAACCACAGACTGTTATAACTAACGATATAGATTTATCAGACCCTAGTATAACAGGTATTGAAAAAGTTACTGCTGATTATACAGGTAATCCCACAATAGCTTGTAGCTTTGATAATGGAACTACTTGGAAATTATATAATGGTGTAGATTGGGTTGTATTAAGTGAAACTGAAACAGGTATGACAATGGAAACACTATTAGCAATAACTACGGAAAACTGGACACAAATACTTCAAGGATTAACATCATTTAAAATGAGATTTACATTATCAAATAAAGATGATACAGTTACTAATATAATCATAAACTTTACTAATTAAAGGAGGATATATATGTTAAAAGGACATACTAAAATTGAATTGAAGAATGAAAAAACTGGTGAAGTACAAGTTGTTGAGAAAGATAATATGATTACTAATGTACTAAATAAACAACTAACACTTATTCCATTACTTAATTCTATTTCAAATATTAATTCTGAATATTTTCCATTAAATACTAATGGTATGGGAGGTATTGTTTTATTTCAGGAAACATTATCTGATGATTTAATAAATATACCTGATGAAAAAGATAATCCTATTATTGGTTATGCTTCAAATGATGTTAATACCGAAACAGATACTAAAAGGGGTTCTCGCAATTTAACAGAAAGTGTGAAGTTAGATAATGGTTATAAATTTGTCTGGGATTTCACAACATCTCAAGCTAATGGACAAATATCAGCTTTAGGTTTAACACATGAAGGTGCTGGAAAAAATCCTAAAGGGACTGATATTTTTGGATTATATATTAAACAAGATATAGCATCAGATAAAGAAACCCATCAGTATCTTAATTCAGCTATTTCATTTGATTGGGATAATTCCATTATAACATGTATTAGGACTACAAGTACATCTCAGGTTACTATCCGAAAATATAAAATCGTATGTGGTTTAACTCCTTTAGGTATAAATGAAACTTTATATAGCCTTAAATTAGTATCTGAAGAAGCTATTGATATAGAAGGTATTATTAATGAACAAACAGTTTGGGTTGATAATTCCAGCAATAATTATTTATATGGTATATATTTGAATAGTAAAACTGGAAACATAGTACGAATAAATAAAGAAACTTATAAATTAGATACTTCTTATAATCTTAGTATAAGTATGTCTTCATATAACTATTATATATATAATTCAGCAGATAAATTACCTATTGTAATAGTTGGAGACATGTTATATATATATCTGAATAATGCATTAGCCACTATAAATATAGTTACTGGAGATGCTAATGAAACTTTTGTCGAACTAAACGGAAGTAGGTCAAATACCATATCATTAGTATATAGAGGTGGATTAATACATGCTAATAATTTTTATTTGAACAAGGATTTGAATATAACTCGTAGAAAATCAACATCCTTAAATCATTCAGAAGATTTTTTTAGTAAGGGTAATGAAGGTGCAATGGGATACGAAGTTATATTTATTCGTGATGATGGAGTGGGTATAAGCATAACTGGACAAAATAATTATTCTACATTAGTCATAGGTAATTTGAGAGATTATCTTGCAACAATTAATAACCTTGATAGTCCAGTAGTTAAAACATCTGAACAAAGTATGAAGATTACTTATACAATTACAGAAGTGGAGGATAAATAATGACAACAACTGTAATAAATAGTTTAACTAAAAAAGCTAAAAATTCAGATATTACATATCAAATTGCGGCAAAGCAATTTCTAGTAGAGCCTTTAAGAGGTTCTACTGGAGTTAATAATCTTGAAGAACAATTTTTATTAGGTGTTGATTGTGTAACAACAGAGCAAGAAGATTCTAGTACACATGTAAAGACAATAGTACAAGAATTTAGAAATGCAGATTCTGTTACAACTAATTATTATACAATCACTTCAACTATACAACCAGAACCAAGTGCGGGATACACTGCCGCATATACTGAGACAGAAAGACATGTTCTCTCTTTTGTTTCTGCGGCGGGTACTACTACTGTGGCAACTAAAGTTGTATCAAAAAAGAAAGAAAACAATATTACTTCTACTAAGACAGTAATTACAAACAGTTTGGCGGGTTAAAATAACCCGCCTTCTTTTTTGTAGTTAGCTGTAGTCTAATTTTCTTTGTCAATTCGGACAAGTTTTCACTTTAAAAAATAATCGTATGTCTCCTGTTAAATTGCGATTTTCTACATGAATCAATTAAAATTTTCCAAAATTTCGTGACAATTCTACACAAAACACTTAACGCTATTTTTATATAGTATTGCAAGGGAAAGGAGAAAAGAAAAATGTATAATCAAATGCCTTATTTTGGTCAACAAGCTCAGTCGCCGTATAGCTTGCCACAATACTACCAGCAAGCACCAACGCCGCCGCAGTTTGTAGCACCACAACCACAACAACCTGCATTAAAGGGAAGACCGGTTTCATCAATAGATGAGGCTAAAGCCTCTCAGATTGATTTTGATGGAAGTTTATATCTATTTCCAGATATCGCTAATAAAAGAATTTATACAAAACAAATAGGTGAAAATGGAATAGCTATAATGAATTCTTATTCTTTGCAAGAAGAAATTTCCACCCTTCCGCAAGAGTATGTAACTAAGGAAGAGTTTGACAAGGTTGTTGCGCAATTAAAGTCTCTATTGGAAGAAAGAGATAAAAAAGAAACACCAAAAGCAACTATGAGTTTTTAATAGGAGGTTTTAATGAGTAATGGAATAAATCCAATGCAACTACTTGGAATGATTAAAAATGGTTCTAACCCACAGCAATTAATGCTGTCAATTTTAGAACAGAATCCTAACATGAAGACATTAACAGATTTAGCAAAAGCCAATAATGCAAGTGGTATTGAGAATTTTGTTAGAAACTATGTTAATAGTCAAGGTGGAGATTTTGATAAAGATTTTAATGCCTTTAAACAAATGTTGGGCGTTAAATAAATAAATTTTATAAGGAGGACAAAAGAAATGTTCAATTCAAACAGTGGTTATTCATTAGCCGATATTGCTGCGGCAACCGGCAATAATAACTGTAACAATGGTGGATGGGGCGACGGGAACGCCTGGTGGATTATCATCTTGTTCTTATTCTGCTTTGCTGGCGGATGGGGAAATGGACGAGGTGGACTCTTCGGAGGTTCAGATTCTACAGGTAGTGGTATAACAGATGGTTATATCTTAACTTCAGATTTCGCTAACCTTGAGAGGAAATTAGATGGAGTAAACAATGGTATCTGCGATGGATTCTATGCTATGAATACTGGTATGTTAAATGGCTTTGGTCAGGTAAATAATAATATTACACAGCAAACAATAGCAGACATGCAGAACACTAACGCCGTAACTGCTCAAATTACAGCGTTAAGTAATCAGATGAGTCAGTGCTGCTGCGACAATAGGTTCCAGTCTGCGACGCAATCAGCTGACTTAAATTATCGCTTAGCTGAACAGAGTTGCCAGACTCGCCAGGCTATAGCGGATGCCGCACAGGCAGTAACATTAGGAAATGATGCTAATACTCGTAGCATCTTAGCTGCTATCCAGGATATGAATACTCAAGCATTACAAGATAAGATTGCTACTCTTACAGCAGACAATCAGGCTCTTAAGTTTGCTGCTTCTCAGCAAGCTCAGAACGCTTACCTTGTTCATACTTTAGCACCAAGTCCAAATCCTGCATATATTGTTCCTAATCCTTATACAGGAAATTATGGATATAATAACTGCGGTGGATGCGCATGTGTAGGTTAATTTAAGGAGGTCTATAATGGAGATTACAGCAAATGCAGTTCAGACAGTAACAGCAAATTCAAATGTAATATTTACAGACACTCCGGTGTCAGGTAATTGCTCTATTGTTCACAGAGAAGGCTCAGGTCTCGTAAAATTACGCGGCCTGACTTCTACTCAATGTAGAGCAAGGTTTAGAGCTAGTTTTGGAGCAAATATCGCATTGCCAGATGGCGGTACTGCTGGTCCAATTTCAGTAACTATCTCTCTTGATGGAGAACCAATCTCCGCTACTAGGATGATTGTTACACCAGCCGCAGTCGATAATTATTTTAATGTTTCTGCGGATATCTTTATAGATGTACCTAAAAATTGTTGTGCTACAATAGCAGTTACAAATACAAGTGGAGTAACTATTTTAGTACAAAATGCTAATTTAATTGTTGAGCGAGTAGCTTAAAGAAAGGAGTCCTTATGAATAACTTAAAAAGTATGAAAGAGCAATTAACCAGTGTTGTCCAAGCACAAATGGGAAATATGCAAAATGTAAGTGCTAAAGAGTTAGGCGAAGCTGTTGATATGATAAAGGACCTCTCTGAAGCTATTTACTATTGTACAATTACGGAAGCTATGGAAACAAAAGAAAAGGAAGAAATGCATTATTATACAGACAAGAGATATCCAGATTACTATAGAGATGTAGATAGGGAATACGGAAGAATGTATTATGATGATAAACCTAGCGCGGGAACTGGATACACTGGTACACGAATGATGTATACAGAACAAATTCCAAAGACAATGATGCGTGATTCTAGAGAGGGTAGAAGCGGTATGAGCCGCCGCATGTATATGGAATCTAAAGAAATGCACAAAGATAGTGCTACCCAAATGCATGAGTTAGATAATTATATTAAAGAATTAGGTAGTGATATCACAGAAATGATAAAAGATTCTACTCCAGAAGAAAAACAAGTTCTTCAACAGAAAATAGCTAATCTCGCTGCGAAGATAAAATAATGAAAATAAACGGTATTGATTGGAGGGTCTATTTTGTTGAAAAAGATAATGAAAAATTACAAAGAAGTGATGGCTCATATACCCTCGGTTCATGCGATAATAATACTAATATTATTTATCTTAGAGAGGATTTGTATGGAAGGTCATTAAAGAAAGTCTTATGTCATGAGTTAGCGCATGCGGCAATGTTTTCGTATCAAATTAATTTGACATTAGACCAAGAAGAACTAATTGCAGATTTTATTGCAACCTATGGGGAAGAAATTATTGATATTACAAATTTTCTTTTTAATAAGTTAAAGGAGAGGTCTTATTGACCTCTCCTATTTTTTTGCTTTAAAAAGCAGATTTACTAGGTATAGTATTAGCTTTAACTTTCTGAGCGCTTGTAGTTCCATTTACTAAGTAGGCATCTAAGATACAAATAGCATCTGCTTCATCATCATTAACTATTTTACCATAGTTATTTTTTACATATTCTATGCCTGCCGCTTTTAACTTATCTCTTGTGATTCCGCGTCCAGTATGAATACCAATAGCACTTCTCCAAGAGCTTGGCAATATAGTTTCAATTTTTATATTCTTATCATATTCCCAAACCGCAACTCTTAAGCACCCTTGTAGCCAATTTAATTTCTGATTAACTGTTGAATTGTGCGTATATTCTGCGTGAACCTCTTCTATTACTATTGTATCTATATCATATTTTTTTATAAGTTTTAGTATTTCATCTCGCATATACGCGATTCTTTTTTCTATTGATGTACTTGCGGAAACTATACATCCTGATTCTCTTGCTTCTTCATTTTTAATACTCCAACCTGTTGATTTAGTACTGGCATCTAATGCTAATATATTCATTGTTTTTTCTCCTATCTAAAATTTGATTTAAAAAAATCCAAAACCTAATTTTGTTTTCTATTTACGAGTGTCTGCAACCTGAGCAGACCTTTTCTCTTACATTTAGTATATCAAATTTTTTCTTTGGAGTCAATGATTCTAATGTAGAAAATAAAAAAAGGAGAGTGAATTAACACTCTCCATCAAACATGCAAGTAAAATTTTTATTTTCTTTATTTATTGTATTCATCAGTTTATTATGATAATATTCTAAATCTCTAAAAGTAATAAACTTTTCTCCAATATCATCACATATATCATTAGCAACAATTTTCTTTGCTGTTATTGTTCCAGTTTTTAGATTATTTGCATTAATAATAGTTGACATATTATTTATTTCCGGAAGAGCCAAAACCGCCATCTCCTCTATCTGTTTCACTCAAATCATTAACTTCTGTGAACTCCATTGACTGATATGGTAATAAAATCATCTGCGCGATTCTATCTCCAGGCGCGATAACTGCATTTCTATTCGAGTCATTATGAATAGCTACGATAACCTCGCCTCGATAGTCACAATCAACTACGCCTACACAATTAGCTGGTCTAAGTCCCTGCTTAGTAGCTAATCCGCTTCTAGCGAAGATTCCCGCGAAGAACCCCTCCGGTAACTCAAAAGCTAAACCAGTTCCAATCTTAACAGTTTCTTCAGACTTGATTGTAATTGGAGTATCAATAGCTGCGTAAAGGTCGTATCCAGCAGCATACTGTGAACCTTGAGTAGGAATAATAGCGTCATCACGCATTTTCTTAACATTAACCATAAATGTATTACTTAAAAGACTCATTAATCTTCATCCTCCTCATCATCTCTTGTTACTGTTGGAAAACTACCAAATCTTCTCGAATAATCCACTGAAATAGTAGAATCTGGCTCTTTTTCTTCCTGGAATACTCTATTAAGAGTAACGCGATACCATGATTGAACAACTTCGCCTTTAACTTTCTGTTCTTTATATTCTGATGAATACTTTGCTAAGATAGAAGTTTTTTCATTCTTAGCTTCTTCAATAAGAGCTTTTGCTTCAGATTCTGAATCTACTCTCCACTGTTCTTGTGTTTTTATTAAATACTTTGACATTTTATTAACTCCTTTTATCTCGAAACAATATTTATATTCAAATCTCCGCAATCATACTTAGTAAAGAAATCTTTCTTATATTTTTCAAGATAAGCTGTATTTCCTACTAAGTCTATATCATTTATTGAATATTCTTTACAAAAACCAATTATAGCATCTACTAAAGAATCAGTAGGCGCAGATTGTAATTCTACGCCTCTACCGTGTTTATAGATAGCTATTGGTTGGTCATAATCTCCTATATTAAACAATACAATTATCTTATCCATTAGCACTCAATTACTCCTTGTGACCAGTCTGCTAAGTAATATACAAAGCTATCATTTAACTGCGGGTTTCTTATCCATATCTCATAGGCATCGCCTTCAGACTGTTTAATAATATCCATAACTTCTCCAAGAGAATGAAGAATTTCTGATAATTTTAAAGTGATATTATCCCAATCTGCGTTTTTACAATTAAACAATGTATAATAATGAGTTTCATTATTTACAAGTATAAAGTATGTCTGTTTATCACTCATATATCCTGAAACTTGATTAAGCTTTTTATTATATTCAATAGGGTCTAAAGGCTGACCTTGATTTATAATCTGCTTATTAATCTCGTATATAGTTCCTAACTGAACTTTTGCCATTCTTTTTCTTACCTTTCTTCTTTTTATTAATTATATCATAATTTTTTATGATTTTCAAATTCCATTAAATCTATTTTAGAATAGTGTTTTACTCTTTGTTCTGCTTCTTGTCTTTTACCTGGGTTAAATGCAGTTTTATAATCTCCTGTTAGATATCCTGTTACTCTACGGAGTCTTTGTATCTTATTACTTTTACAAATAGGACATTCATCTTCAGGTATATATCCGCAATAGCCGCAATCTAAACAAGTGTCATTAGGAACATTAACTGCAAAGTAAGGAATATCATGGTCCATTGCATAACTAACTATTGCATCTAACACATAAATATGGTCTTTAATATCTTCTTCTAATTCTACATATGTTATACATCCCGCAGAAGAATATCCAGTCAATTGACCTTCTATATCAATTTTATCAAAAGGAGATAATTTTTTCCAAACTGGTACATGAATAGAATTTGTAAAATAATCTCTATCAGAAACATTTGGAATTACTCCATATTCTTTCTTAAATTTTTGCATTGCAGTATAACAAAGATTTTCTGCGGGTGTATAATAAACTCCAAAATTTAATTTATATTCTTCTTTAAATTCATCACATCTTGTTCTAAAAAGTTGTTCTATCTTTTTTGCTAAAGACATACCCTTTTCTGTAGTATGGTCACATCCAATAAGGATTTGTAATGTTTCTGCTAATCCAATTTGTCCAATAGCAAGAGTTCCATGTTTTAAAGCACTTCTAATACCTTCTTCTGGAACATATCCTGCCATAACATTATTTTCATATACGAATTTTGCAGATGCGGGATTCTGAGAACAAATCCACTCAAATCTTTCAATCAGCATATCCTTTGCTTCATAGATTTTTTTATCTAATAAAGATATAAATTGTCTTATATTTTCTTTAATTTTTTCTTCATTATCATCATCTAATTTCTTATATACAGGTAGGTTATTTGTTCTTTCTTTTGCTATCATGGCTAAAGTTGGTAAAATAATAGTTACAGGACATATATTGCCTCTTCCATCCTTTAACTGACCGAATCCGTTAATATCCCAGCCATTGGCAGTCCTACATCCCATTGTAGAGAAATAAGTTCTAGGGTCATTGATATCATATCCAGCATTTCCGCTCCAATCAACATTTGCATAATTTGGATATAATCTCTTAGCTGTAGACTTTAAAGCTAATTGATACAAGTCATAATTTGGCTCTCCTTCTGCTCTATTAACCCCCTTCATGCATTGAAATATGCCACAAGGGAAAATTGGAGTTTTATGTAATTTTCCTACTCCTTTTAAGCTACCTTCTAGTAAAGCTTTAATAACCATTCTACCTTCTGGAAGCGTACAAGTACCATAATTAATTGAAGTAAACGGTAATTGATTACCTGAACGAGATTGTAATGTATTCAGATTATGATACATTCCTTCAACAGATTGTTGAATTTCTTTTTCTGTCATATCTATTGCATATTTATATGCTTTAGGAAAACTATTTTCCCAAAACTCATTATAAATACTTCTTTCACCATCAGTTTTCTTCATAGTAAAAATTTCTGAATCTGTTCCATCATTTTCGCAATAAACAACTCCATCTCTATAATGCTTCCAAAAACTCTTTCTTACATATGGAACCATTGTCCAATCTAGGTGGGTCGCGCTGACACCTCCAAATTGCTGTAGAGACTGAAGCTGAAAAATAACAGCAAGTAATTGAAATGCTGTACTTATACTATTTGCAGGTCTAATATCTGTTTGACGAGTATTAAAACCATTTGCAAGTAAATCATCAAAAGGAATTGATAAACAATTAGGATTACCAACAGCATAACTTCCTAAATCATGAATATATATTTCATTATTTAAATGATTTTCCCTTGATTTCTTTGACACGATTTCATTTAGTGCTATATCTTTAGTTTGAACTTCATTAGCTTCGCCCATTCGTCCACCAAAAGAATGTTCATCTACATTTGCATTTTGATTAAGTACTTCATCAGCCATTAATTTTTTAATAACTGCTTTTCTTAATTCTGTTTTTTTAGTTCTTTCTATATTTCTTTTTTCACGAAATAGTATATAAGATTTTGCCACATCTTTTCTTTTTGTTGACATAAGACCTTTTTCAACATAATCTTGAATTTCTTCTATTGTTAAAGTTTTTTCTTCTGCAATATCACTGATATAGTCTGCGATATTACCAGCTTTTTCAATAGCATAATCATCTACATTACCATTGTCAACATCTTTAAATGCGGCAAGTACAGCATCAATAATCTTATTTCTATCAAATTTCTGTACTCTTCCATCTCTTTTTATAATAGTTTTCATTAGAACCTCCATTATTTTTATATTTTTGAGTCTATAAATATATAACTTTTATATAATAAAAGTTATATACTTTTGACCAATGGAAACTATTCTGTATAACCGAATTTCACATCATCACTAAGTCTTGGGATATCACATAATTCTTTATATTTATTGATATACCAATCAGATTTTTTCATATCTTCTTCTCCATTTTTATAAAGCGCTCTTTTTCTATATTTCCAAGCATTTAATTTACAAAAAGATTTAACTTCTTCTTTTCCAAAAAGTAAAATCATTTCATCTATACACTCCACAGACCCTTCTCTACAATAGTGAGAAGGGTGATTTACAACATCATGCTTCTGTGATTCTGACATTTTTATCTCCTTTAATCATAATATTCTTCTTCCTCGAAGGCGTCTACAGACGTCCATCTCTCGTGGGTGATTTGCATTTTGTCTCCCATAACATTTGTGATTTTATACAGTTGATGTGCATTTGTTGATTTATAAGTTTTTCCAACAAAAGTATCTTCTCTTCTGAAGCCTGTTATCATTAACATTGTTCCTCTTGTAAACCAACCTTTTTCCATAACTGTTTTAGTTCCATCAGGGTTTCTTCTACTAATCTGCTTTTTAAACATTGCATAATACTCTCTTGTAAATTTTACATTTACAACACCTGTTGTTGTTAATAAAGAAATTGATGATTTACTATCATTCTTTGCAACTACAGTACCAATAATAGTAGAAAGTTTAAAGATTGGGATTCGAGATTTTCCTCTTCTGAAGAAATAATCTACTTCTGGTTCTGAACTTAAATCATTAAAATCACTTAATCCATAAGTATATTTATTTATATTACTTAATTCATGTGGATGAAAGTAGAAGCATAAAGATTGCATTTCCCAATGCGCAACTGTTCCCAATGCGTACTTATTCCACATTTGCTTAAATAATAATAAATTATAATCATACAATAATTGATTTTGATTTTCAGATAACCACGCTCTTACCATATCCATTTTCTTTTTATAATAATTGTCCCAAACTGTTTGCTTAAAACAAATATAATTATTTATATTTTCTGTATCATTCATAGCTTCAGGAATAAATTTTTCTATAAAGCTAATACAACTTCCATCTAAAACATAATATAAACCTGTGCGATGAGTTTTTAAGTACTTATTAAAATTATATATTCTTACATATAACTCTAAATCTTTTGGAACTAAATTATTTTGTATCAATCCATTAAAGTTCTGCAATGTTAATTTCTTTTTAGGTTCACAAACTTGACTAATATAATATATCATAATAGATTGTCTATTAGGAAAATCTTTATCAACTTCATCAAAAGCTCCACTCTTAATTAAATTAATCATTGCAGTTTTTGGTAGTTGTACTTTAAACATAAAGTCTTTTATACCATAAAATGGTCTTAATTGTTTAATTATGTCTATTGTATTTTTATTAATTCCACTAATAGCTTTTAATCCATACAAAATTCGATTATTTTCAACATCTGGTTTAAAACCATAATCTGAAGTGTTTATATTAACAAGAGATACTTCAATTCCTTTTGAGGTAATTGCGCCAATGGCTTTTGCTATTTTTGTATAATCTGTACCTTTTTCTTTTTTCTTTAACTCATCTTCATTATTATATTCATACTCTATATCTTCATCTTCTTCAAGAGACCCACTATTTACAACTAAACATGCGGCATCCCAATATATAGGATTCCAGCGGGTAGCGATATAAGCGGTTTGAAACCCGATAAAAGAGTATGATAACGAGTGAATGTCTGAGAAAGAATAACCAAGTCCAGGCGCTACTACATAATCCCAAACATAATCAGCACAGTTTTTGCTTTTTGCTTCTTTATACACTTTTTCTTTGAAAGAAGGTATCTCATTCATCTTTTTCTTTGAAACTATTTTTCTAGCTTTATTAGCTTCTTTTAAACTAAAACCGCATATATTTTCATCCATAAGAACTCGCATCATTTGTTCTTGGGAAATACCAATACCATAAGTATGCTCTAAATATTTATTTAAAGCTTTTTTCTCATTCTCTTCTAAATGATATTTTTCTATTTCTTTAATTAATTGTGACTTGTCATTTTTAAATCTTACATATTTATCTATCCAAGTTTCTTGTCCTTCTCCTGCATTCATTAATCGAATAAGACCATTTACAGAGCTCAATTCGATAATTGATTCTGGTTTAACTTTCTTAGCTCCTTGGCGACCAATCTCACTGTCTAGCTGAAAAAGGTCTATAGTTGAAGTTTCTTGAATTGCTTTCCAAGTAGCTTTGTCTTGAAGCGGTAAAACATCAGGATGTAAATACTTATCATATGCTTCTTTTAAAGATAAATCTTTTTCAATGAGACCATCTTCTTGTAAAAATTTAATTGTTTGAACAATTTTATCTTGTATTTCAGTAACCAAGATATCCATTTTTACTGCTCCACACCATTCAGCATCATGTAAATCATATTGGGATACAATTTCTCCACTTGGCGTTTTCATATAAGCATTAAATTCAAAGGGGTCTTCACCATTAAACAACACTCCTGAAGCATGACGTCCACGACGAGAAATGCATCCTTCAATACCTAGTAAAATTTCTAATAACCCAGGATATTTGTCTATTTCAGTTTTAAATGCAGAAACTGGCTTTCTATCTTTATCCGGATTTCCATAATAAGCATCTGAAGAAGACCATACAAACCCTCTTTCTTGAGGAATTAAGGAAGATAAATATTGCGCTACATCTACATCAATTCCATCTGGAAAATCTTCTGAACGATATCCTCGACAAGCTGTTTGAATAGCACTTTTAGAAGACTCTGTTCCAAAAGTGCATACATAAGTTGCTCCAAGAGATTCACGAATAAGCGGGTCGTTAATATCTTTATTAAATTTTTGACCTCGTTCTTCTCTTATTCGAGCTACAATAGTTTGTACTTTACTAGGACAAACATCAATATCTATATCTCCAAGACCATCAGTATCTCGGTTCATATATCTGAAAAATGGAAAGTTCCATTCAATTGGGTCTAACTGAGTAATACCCCACAGATAATGATTAAGAGCAGAACAAGCTGAACCTCTTCCTACTCCAACTGAACTTCCGCAATCCCACATCATCTTAATATAATGGGCTAAACAGATAGGATAAGCAAACATATTAGTATTTAATTTTTCCCCTATTGTCATTTTTACATCAGCTTCTTCTTCTAATTCTGACAAATAAACATCATTAAATTTGCCGATTTCCTTTAATTTATTTATGCATACATTGACCCAACATCTTTCTATTTTGTCTTTTGAAGAGTACATCTGAAAAAGATGAGGATAACTTTTAATCTTTTCATCTATATTCATAATAATTGGATAATCTGGAACATCTACTTTAGGCACTTGTTGTGGATGGAATAAAGAATAAGAAGTTATTTTATCATAAATCTCCATTGAGTTTTTAAACATTTTTTTAACGAATAATTTATCAAATCCACTTAAAGCAAATTTTTCAATCATCTCTTCGTCAGTGTGTAAATAGGTATCTTGATAAAAAGCATCAACTTCTCTTTCTTTATCTTCACTATTTAAAAATGCTTTATGAACATATCTGTCTTCAGGTCTTAAATAATGAGAATCTGAAGTTGGAATCATTTTTAAATTAAAGCAATTTGCAATAGATAACAATCTTTGATTTACAATAATTTGTTCTTTAGATACGCCTGGCTGAACTTCAATATAAAAATTATCTCCAAAAATCTCTTTATTCCAAAGTATAAAATTCACTATTTTATCGTGACATTCTTCAGCACTTCTCATATCTCCTATTTTTTCTGCGGCAGTCATCTTTAATATATTTTTGCCTAATTCTCCGCCAATGCAAGCTGAACTAGCAATTAAATGACCTGGGTTTTTAGAAACTACTTTTTTTAAATCTTTTTTTAGAGTGTCTACTCTTGTCATACCTGATGTAGTATAACAGTTAAGCCAAGCTATTGTAGACAATTCTTTAATTTGATGATAACCAATTTCATCAATAGCTGTTAAAACATAGTGATAATGCTCATTATTTGGTCTTTCATCTACTAAGTAAATCTCATTTGCTAATCCAATTTTAAAATTTGGATATTTTTCTTTAATTACTTCTTGGTAATATTTATTTGCTTTTACATGAGAAGATACACATTCATGCTCGCTGATACTAATACCCGCTAATCCTAGTTCTATAGCTTTATCAATTAAAGCTTCTGGAGTAGGCAAAGCATCTCTAAGTCTTAAATTACTATATCTTGTATGATTATGATTATCATACCTCATTTAATGACTCCTCCTCTTCTTCATATCTTTTCCAATGATAACTGCCAGCACTATTGGTTCGTCCAGAGACACAATTATTTATAGCACTTCTGCTTCTATGACAAAATTCTGCAGCTTCTGTAGCACTTGGAAAAATTTGACCAGTTTCTAAGCATATAACTTTCTTAGCATGCGGACTATTGCCACCTGAAAAATTTTTATGATTTTTTCTCATTTTCTCTTTAGTTTCTTCAGTATGTTTTCTCCCAAAAAAAGGATTGTTTTCTCCACTATAAAGAATACTTAATTTCTTTTTCATTTCTTCGCTCATATGGCGATTTTGAGATTTTTTTGTCTCACTAATTTTTCTTTTAGTCTCATCTGTAATTTGATGATTATTTCCACCTTTTTGGATATTATAACCATTCTCAATAGAATCGTATAAAGTAATGTAATATTCTTCTTTTATATTAGCTTCTTCTTCAGATAAATTTTCTTCTAATATTTCATGGGTAAAATTGTCCCAGCCATATTTCTGTATAGCATTCCAAAATTTACTTTGCTTTTTAGAAGTATAAGAATAATATCCAACTCCATCCTTCCTCCATCGTTTTTCTGGTGATTGGTTTGTTTGACCTATATATTTTTTACCATTAATTTTATTGGTGTGTGCGTATACAATATACATTTGTTGTTCCTCTTTATTTATTATATAATTATTATATCATATATTTTATATAAAATCAAGAAAACGAGAACTAATTGTTCTCGTTCTTTATATTTTTTCTTATTTCATTGATACAGTTTTCACAAATTTCTGCGTTTCCCCAGGCAAACCAATTTGAATTATCTGTATCTTTGAATAATATTCTCTTTTTTATTTTATAACTTTCTAAATTATCAGGAATCATTTTAGAACATATTGCACATATATTTTTCATCACTCGTTTCTCCTAATCACTAATTTTTCTGATGCTCTAGTCGCGGCTGTATATAGCCATCTTGCATGCTCTATCTTAATATTAGGAAAAGACTCCTCAATAACTAAGACCTTATCCCATTCACTACCTTGTGCGCTATGACAAGTAATTGCATAAGCATAGGTGAAGTTTTTAGGAATTAAATCGCCATATATATACTTCATTTTCCTAAGTTGATATTGAACGCGCCAATCTAAAAAAGGCTCTTCTTTAGTAAAAAAAGTTCTATCCATATCTAATAAAGGAAAAGTATCGCCGCCATCTGGTTTAAAATCGCCAATTATAATTGGAACTTCTCGTTCATCTGTTTGAATACGATTAGGAACTCTAATAAAGCTGGTGCATGGATTAATTAATGTACCTGTTGTACCATTAACAAGAGCATCACCATTTTCATTTGTATCGTCCCAATAATTTCGTTTACAAATAATTTTTTCTCCATTTTTTGGTAATCCTGAATAACCTAATAGACCTCTTACCTGGCTATTTATAGAATGTCGAGTTGCATTTGTTGCAACTAAAATTTGGTCCGCCCATGTTAGCATTCCAGTATTTAGCTCATTTTGTTTAACTATACAAACTTCATTACCTTTCATAAAAGAAATTGGTTCAAAATTACGAATTTTCATCGTAAGTCTAATAATCTCACTTTCTGCGGCTTGCCTCATAACCTCGTCTAAGAATACATCAGGATGCTTAAGGAGGTCATTTTCCTCGGTCTTGTCGATTTGAGGTAGCTGAAAAGGGTCTCCAAGGAAGATAATAAAAATATGATGCGTCATAAGCAAATCTACCATCGACTTCGGAACCATAGACACTTCATCTACAACCACTATTGTATAGTCTAGCTCTTTTCTTATGCGTCTACCAAATCCGCCACTTGCCTTTGGATAATGCTCATATAATAAGTGATGAAGAGTACAAGCGCCAGGATTTCCTTTTTTTCTTAAGACTTCCGCGGCTTTACCCGTATAAGTAGCATAAGCTACCTTTTCTGGAGAAACATCTAACGCGCTAATAATAAACTTAACTAAGGTTGATTTTCCAGTTCCAGCATAGCCCGCAATAACTGCATATTTGTCTCCTTTTTTATGCTTATCTAAAACTACTTTTAATCCTTCCTCTTGCTTCCTCGTTAATATCATTATTCTTTCACCTCATAAAAAGTCATATCGCTATAATCAACCGTACCTGTATCTTCAATGCGGAAATCATCAATTTTTAATCTTAAATTATCTATAATATCATTATTAATAGCAAATTCTTTAGGATTTTTTAAAAATTCTTCATATTCTTCTTTAGATAAATCAATTTCTCCTTCATAATGTCCATATCTTAAAAACCCACTAACATAATCTGGAATGATATTATCTATGAAAATTGTTTTATCTTCTTTCTTATGCCTCTCATTAGCCTTATCTATTGTCATTCTATTTAAAGAAGTAATTGCGCTAACACGACCATCTTTGATTATTTTACTTAAATTTACAGGAGTGTAGTTACAAACATTTGCTGCTAAGTTAAGATGATACATATCATCACACCCTTCCATATTAGAATGGTCATGACCATGAATATTTAAACACCAAGATAAACCCTTTATAGGTTCATGTGATAATAAAATCTTTTCAGCAATAAAAACAGGACCAGTATAAATTTCATTAAAATAATCTCGATATTTACCTAAACATGAATAATCATGGTTGCCGCAAATTAATATCCTATAATTTACATTTAGCTGTTCTAAATACTTTGGGTCTCCTATATCTCCTAATAAAACTAAGGTATCATTCTTATGAACCAATTTATTGATTCTTTGAACCTGCTCTTCTGGAGTTATCCAATTCTTATCCATAAGTTTACAATCACTATCATTGAAATGTGTATCAGATAAAATCCAAACAGAGCCAGTCATAGACCAATGCCTAAAAATATTATATAACATATTTATCATATCTTACTCTCCTTTTTCATCCAATTCATCATATAACTCATTTCTAATGCGCATAAGAGTTTGACCTAATTTATTTTGTCCTACTCCTTTACATTTACCCCAATAAGTATCTCCCCAAGTGTTACCTTCTACTATTGGTTCTAATCCAGTCTGTAAGAGTTTGATTTTAAGGTCTTCATTCTCTGTAAACTTCTGTTTACAAACATCATACATTACCTGGTCTTTAATTTCTTCCCAATCATCTCTTAACTCAACTTTTCTGCCTAATCTTTTAGCCGCACCAGGTCTTAAACCAATAAACTTACGCCTCTCTTCATCTGTTTTACACTTAGCAGCCTGAAAAGCAGCTTCTGTTGAATTATATAATATGCCATTATAAAATATCGGAACTTCATAAAAATTACTTAAAAATCCAAATTTACCATCAAATATATCTATCATTTTAATATTATTCCTTTCTTATCTATATAAATATTATATCATATTTTAAAATTAAAATCAATACAATAATACTTTTTCTTTTCTATTTTTTTCTTTATACATTCCTTACATTTATTTTTTACTATTGGAGCAATAGAAGTACAAATATCCATTTCTGAATAATTGTACCCCTCTAACCAAAATAATCTATTACAATAAAAGCATCTCTTTGGAATAAAAGCAAATTTATCATAATGTGTTAAAGTCATTTTAGAACCCCCATGCTGTTACAAAAGAAGCTTCTTTTATATCAATAATTTCATAATCAACCATAATTAACTGCGGATTTACCTCATAATTCCACTCATTAGAATTACATTTGCAAACTGCATTAATTATATAATCATTACCATTATTAAAAGTATCAATTTCTTCTTCTGTACCCCCAAATTGTATAATATCAGCAACTGAATTAGTATATTTTAAAGTATTTGATTTCATCACTTTAAAAGTATCTTTATTAACTTTAATATTCTTTATATATACAAGCGGTCTTTCAAAATCTTTACCTAGATAATCATTCATATTAGCCATTTCTAATATTTTCTGTCCTTCATTTTCAGAAGTCATATTCTTAGCATCCCATATATAATCAACATAATAAATAGGGTCTTCATTCATATCTTTAAGAATAGAATCTGTATCGTTTACAAAACTTAGTATCGGTTCTCCAAAAACTTCAGCCCCATAATCTGGGTCTAAACTACCACAATCTAAACCTAAACCGAAAGCACCTTGATGACCTTCCGCGTATCGAGCTCCCGCGGCAATACAAATATCTTTAAAATTCATATCTTTACCATATCCGCGTGCAGACCCCTCATAAGTCACATATTGATTTTCTTTATCAACTACTTTTGTTAAAATACATACAGGTCTTTGATACTTTGCCATGAACTTATTCGCTATTAACCCAGCTATATTCCTATCAACCTCGCCAGGTTCTAATAAGAATAACAAAACTTTATGGTCTAACATATGATTTTTTTCAATTAAGCCCTCTAAATGTTCAAGTCCACTATCTTGAGCTTTTGTTTGTCTATTCTTTACATTTGTGCATGTTCGTATAGCTTGGTCAACAACTCTTTCCATTTCTCCTTGCGCGTGACCTCTTTTAGTTGAAAGAACCCTTTCAAACGCTCTATATTCTAGCATTGATTGGAATAATAATTCTTTCTCTTCTTGTGTTCCACTTCTAACCATTGCATTAACAAAAGGAGCAATAAAGAAAGCCGCGCCCATTGGAGTAATTTGTAAACCATGCTCTGAAGATGGCTTATAATCAGATTTATTTAAAGAAAAAGAATTTTTCTTTGCCATTTCATATATAAAAGGATTTTTAATATTTTCCTCTTTAAAACCTTCAAAGATGAGGTATTTCGTCTCAAGCGAGAGAATACTCATCATATCCGCCATGTTTCCAAGTGCAACGAGGTCTAAGTAATTATTAGCAAAGTCTGTATCCTTTAATTTATCTAAAAAACGACAAAACTGCCATGTAACACCAACTCCAGAAAGTTCTTTATTAGGATATGGAGTTAATTGATTATTAATAATAACTGTATTATGATACATTGCGGGATTAGATACTTCGTGATGGTCTAATATTAAAACTTCTGTATTATGATTATCTAACTCTATATGAAAATTAATATCATTACTTCCTGCATCCGGCAATATAACTAAATCATATTTTTCTGCTTCTTCACAACAATCTGAAAGTCCATGCTGCTTTCCATTATGAAGAAAATATGATACATTATTTATAACAAAAGAAGGAAAAGAAGCATATAAATAATTTAATAAAAGCGCGCTTGAAGTATATCCATCACAATCTGCATCAACTATTATTAATACTTTATGATTTTGCATAATATGTTTAATTAACATTGCCGCACCACGCTCCATTAAATCTAATCCAAATGCTTCTGGCGGATTGACGCATTCTTCTGTTGGGTTTATATATTCATATATATCTTCTTTTGAAATTCCTCTATTCAAAATAACTTGAAGTTCCGCAGAATTTGTTTTTACTGGATTATTATATAATTGAATGTGCATTATTTTACCCCACAAACAGCTATCTTTTTTGAGCATTGTGGACAAATAACATAGGTACTTTTACTTGCCGCAATTAAAAGAAAATCATCATCTCTTCTTGGTGGTGTATAACTTTCTTTAACATCTTCTGCTTCAAAACTAAATTTACATCCACATTCAGGACATTTTCTTATTTTTCTTGTGCCTTTTTCAATAATTTGTATCATTTTTACTCCTCCTAATATAGATTTATTCTTTTCTTAAATAATTCCATAAAAACATCTGGACCTTTATCAATAGGACTATCTTTATAATCTAAATAATCCCATTTATCAAATATAAAACTAATTTTAACTAAATTACCATATTTATGATAAATATTAGTTAAATTTCTAGTTAATTTTATAAACTCATCATCACCCTTTTTTTGGAACTGCTTATCCAAACAAATAATAATTTCTTTAACTCCTAGATTAATAAGAATCCAAGCTTGATATTGAATAAAAGCACTTCCGCAAACTGCAACTGAGATATCATTATCTTTACCAAAATAACTTGCATATAGGAGAGGTGACTTCTCCCCTTCAAAAACAAAAACTTTTTCCGCAGCTCTTATATTATCTTTACTATTGTTTATATTATATAAATTAAATGAAAGTGGATGATTATATAAAACGCCATTTATTTTTGCGGGTCTATATTTTCCAAAGATTTCATTTTCTTTTATTAATGTTCTTTCTCGTATTCCTATTAGTCTATTGTCAATATCTCTATGCGGAATCACAATACTCGTATTAATTGGATTATATCGAATACCCGCATTTATCATTACTTCTTCTGTAATTCCTTCTTTTATCCAGGGCATTATAATAGGTTGAGGTAAATTTTTTAAAATATCATCTTTATATTGTTTCAATTTCACAATTTGAGTATTAATATTAATATCTTTAACTCTATCATAATTATTTAATATTTTCCAATCTTCGTGTGACTGATAGTTACTATCATAAACATTTTGATTAGGAGAAAAACCAAAATATTGAGCAACATAATCAATAGCTTCCGGAAGCTGCCATTGAGAATCTTCTTTTTCTAAATGTGGTTCTTCTCTTGATTTTACTTTTCTTACTAACTCATAAATGTCAAAAGTCTCTCCACAATCTGTATAACATCTAAATAATTTAGTATTATCATAATAGTATAATTTTTTACTATTTCCATTATGACAAATAGTTCGACATTTTAGTAAACTACCTTCTCGAATTGGTTCTCCGCCCATTTCATTAACTAAAGATTCAATTTGCTCAATAGTCAAACTGTTTTTTATTTCATCTTTATTATAACTATATAATTCTGGCATATTTAAAATTCACTCTCGTCTAAAATCTTAATTTTTAAATTTTCTATATCTTGTAACTCATAACTATAATCTGTAACAAACATAGGTTCAATGCGGCAAGTGCCTTTATCGGATTTACACCACATAAGAATATTTTTCCATCTACCGCGTCTATTTTTATAAACAGATATCTTGGTATCTGGGACATCAAAATCTCCGCGTTTAATTACTGATTCTAGAGCTTCAATATCTTCTTTTGATGCTTGTAACATAATCATACCTACATCAATTTTCCTTTTTACCTTTATTTTCATAAAGGAGTAGACTATATCTTTACCATGGCTTTCGCTTTAGGTCCCTGTACTTCCATTTTAAAATAAATAAAATGTACTTCGCGCAACCGAATAGTCGTTGAACCTTCCTCTATTCGAGGCTCGGCTGCTGATTGCCCAATCTTTCTAATTTTCAAACATTCACACTTGATTTTATTTCATATCTATGTTGTAGTTTAGAAAGCTCTAAGGGTTTTCCAGCAATTCTCAGGGTGATAATCACTTAGCATTTCTACTAAGGACGACTGTTTCCAAATTTTTATAAATTAAATATTTTCTTTCTAAATGAACTAATGGACAACTATCATATAATTTTTTCATTATAAAGTATGGTTTTTGTATACCTCCACATCGAATGTAAAAAGTATTATTTTGAACATTGTTTTTTTGTTCTAATGGATTATCCAATTTTAATACTTCTTTTATCCATTCAAGAGTTTCTTTAGTTCCAACAAAACTTATACCAAATTCATTATTATTTCCTAAAAAAATAGAACCATCTCCATCAAAGTAACCTAAAATATAAGGTAGAAAAAATTCTTTTTCTATTTTTGGTGGCTCTAAAATTAAACTTTTTCTTGGAACAATTCCTTTATTTATTAAATCAGAAACCATTTCATTACTATTAAAAATAATTTTACTCATAGGAGTGTTATTTGAAAAGCCTTCATTTTGAATATGGTCAACAATTTTTACATCACTATTCATAAATTCTTTAAGCTTTTCTAAATGTTTTTTATCTTTTCTGCTAATATTTACACCACAAAAATTTCCTGCATTGCAATCTGTTCTTCTTTGATACACATATCCATCTGCAGCAATAAACCCTAGCCAATAAGCCTTTTCTTCGGTATCAATATTTTGAAATTTTCGATAATCAGCTTTATATTTATGATTATCGTTTCTATAAGTTATTTGATTTTCTTTTAACACTCTTGAAATTACATTTTTTGAAACTTGATATTTGGCTCCAATATTAACCATACTTTGTTTTTGATTTATATATAAATTAATAATGTTCTTCTGTTGTTCATCTGTAAAATTAATTTTTCTCATAAATACCTCCAATTAGATGTGTGTGTGTGTGTGTATTATTCCTACATCTAATATGAAAAATATTTAAGCTATATTATAAAAATTTGTCCAATCTGCAATAGATTTTGCTCCACGCAATAAGTTTTGGTCATATTCTTTTGCATCTCGATAATCTCCATTAAGCTGTGTTGCGGACATAATAAAAATACCATACTGATTACATAAATCCTTTAATCTAATTGAAATCATAAAAAGAATATTATCTTCTCTTAAGCGCACTCCACCGCTTCTTTTTGTTATCTCTTCAAGTATCTTCATCGAGGTATGTAGATAATCTAAAAAGCAGTACTTCGCCTCATGCTCCCTAATATTTCTTTTAATTGTATTTTCTATATCTTGTAAAGAAAAGTCTGGAAGATATTCAAAATAAATTTTACTTTGTTTTAAAAGCTGTGCTGCTTTTTGAACTCTTTCCCATTCTCCTTTTAAATACTTACCATCTAATAAATGTTCTTCATTAACTCCTGATAAAAAAGCAATCATCATAGTCTGAATTTCATCAAGAGGTTGTTCTGTAGCTATATATATAGTAGGTTCTGATTTTCCTGTACTAATCCATTTATTCTCATGTAAATCATACATTTGAGAGCATCCGATATAGCAAGCATCCGCAATCATAGAACGAGTTTTACCAACTCCTGTTGCGGCAGACCTTAAATAAAATTTCTTTAATCTTGCTCCTCTTACAACCGTATTTACATATTTTCCAAAAAGAGGATATCCTAACTCCGGATTGGCTTTTAATGATTCTAGAAGTTCACTGACGCCCTCTCCTACCTGAATTCCGCCATCTGCATCGTCATCAACATACTTCATTCTAATTTGTAAAATTTTGTCATCTATAATATTTGCAATCTGTTCGAGGGATGTATTATCTAGCCAATCCTCTTGCTTTTGTTTCTTTTTTATATCTAAGACATTATCTGGGTCATACAAATCGGTTAAATCCATACCAGTAATAGTATTAAGTTGTTTTAATAATGTCATTTTCTTCATTCTATTATAATAATAATCAAAAGTTGATATATTAGATTTTTCCGCGCAAGTAAGGATATATTTTGCACCATCATTAGCTTTATAAATTGCTAATTTTTTTGGTCTTTGATTCAAATAATCTTCAATAGTTTCTATTGTTATATTTTTTGCTCCTAATTGATGTAAATTATAAATACTTCCAAAAACAATTTTTTGAAAATCATTTGCAAAATCTTCTTCTAAAAAGAAATATTTATCTGTCGCATCTAATAAATTAGGATTATTATATATATTTCCTATAACTTGTACTAAACAAGCTATGTCACAATAATTACTTTTCATTTACCTCTCCTTAATCATCTAAGTTAAACAATTTAGGTTTAGCTTTTTTTATCTCAGGAATTTTTATCGTTACCTCTTTGATTTTTTCTTTATATATTGAGAAATCTTTATTATTATTCACTTGAGTAGTAATAAAAATATTGTAATAATAATTTTTTGCATCTTCATACACAAAAGGAATAATACCAACTCCTTTTCGTTCTTTATCTATTGGATTACCTTTTATTTCGTGAAAATAAATTAACGATTTTAACATTCCACTATAACTATATTTATTATTCTCTTTATATTCTTTAATTTGCTTCATAACGAGCGCCCAATTTGCTTTTCCTTTATAAAGAGCATTTATATAGTCTTTTAATATTTTTAAATCTCGGTCTTCTTGAGTTTCTTCTTTTTTAGCTTTTTGTGATTCCATTTCAACAAAATTAGTATTTTCCGGGTCACACGCGGCATGCGCATATCTTCTCATTCCATACCTAACAGCCTGAATTTTGTTAGTATCAAAAATCTCTCCGCATATTGGACATTTTACTTCATGTTTCGCCATAAATTATCACCTTCCCATGCTTACCAATTTTTTTCATATAATCTATCATATCTTTAGTTCCTTTTGAAGCACCATCCCAAAAGGCTAATAAATAATCTGCATAATCTCCCATTATATGATTCCTAATTATGCCTGCGGATTTGCCATACTTTTCCCAATTAGGATAAAAATATTTTAAAGAATAACCAAATTCTTTTGCATATCTTTCTCCTAATTTATCTGCGCCTCTTGCACCTCCGCAGACTATTTCTTCTATATCGTCTATTTTTATTTCTTTTAATGTCTTACATAATAAATCATAATCTTGAAAAGACCTTGTTCCAGCAATTATTAATTTCATTATTTTATACACCTCTATAAATATTATACTATATTTTTTGTATAAAATCAAATAAAGGAGTATTTATAATAAATACTCCTTTATCATTAAGATTACATTTCTTTATATTTTACGAGGTCTTTTAAATCTGTAACAATAAGGTCGATTGCTTCAACTTGGTCTCTTGTTGCATCTTTAATTTTCTTTCCTTTTCCAAGATATCTCTCAATACATTGAGTAATTCTTGGTTGCCAATATTCAGCAAAAGTTTTTCCTTCTTCTGTCTCCTGCTTAATATCTGCAGAACCTGGAATATTAATAATGATATCATTAAACTCTTTCATTAACTTATCAAAATCAAGTTCCATAGAAGTATCTAAGTGAACATTCTCTCTCTTGTCAGTAAATAAATCACTACCATCTTCTGCCATCTGCTTATCAATAGCATCTCCGATTGCCTTAACTAAATTATCATAACTTAATTCTATGTAATCTGGAGTATACTTGAAACGAGAACCAGCTTCGTATCTTGAAGTTCCTCTAAGAAACATTAAGACTTTTTCATTTCCTGCTTCATCAGTTACTGAACGAGTATATCCAATAAGGTCACACATTCTTGCAATAACATTGTTTGCTCTTTTATCAAGAGTTGGAACAATTTTATTAAACTGATTTCCGCCTTCATCAGTGAATGTTTTATCTGTTTCATGTGATATAATAACTAATCCATATCCCATCTGTACAATCTTTCTTAAACATTCATCAAATTCTTTTTCAATAAGTCCATAACCTTTACCAAAAGGAATATCTGATACCGTGTCTGCATTATTATTTGCACAAATATATTTTGTACAATAATCATATGCTATATCTCCAGTATCAATAATAATTGTTTCAAACATTTCTTTAGCTTTATCGTCCTTTAACTGTCTAAGAACTTGTTTGAATTCTGACCATGAGTTAATTGGCTGTGCCATTGCTCCTGGAATTGCAGAATATCCCTTTTCAAAAGCTAAAAGAAAGTGCTTTGGGAACTTTACTGCGGTAGTTGTTTTACCAGTCTTCCATCCGCCATACATAAATACGCTATATCCTCTCATGTCTCTACTAACTTGATGGGGCTGTACGCTAAAAATATCTATCCCTGCCATTAAAATATCTTACCTTCCTTATTCTATAAAATTGATTTAAAAAATCCAAAACCTAATTTCAATTCTAAATTGCGGTTGCTAGTGAGCCTAGCAGAGAAAGAAATTAAAGTGGGGATATCCCCACTTTAATTAAAAGTTAAAACCACCCATTGCTGCACTAACAGCACTTGAAGCAGATGTTGCTGCAGGTGTTGAATTAGCGTTTGCAGCTCTTGAAGCCTGATACTCTTCATTTCTCTTCTTAGTTTCTGCGAGATATTTTTCACGGTCTGCCATAGCTGTCTTAATTTCCTCTGGCGAAATATCTCCATCTTCCTCGATTGCATAAACAGCATCAGTCTGAGATGTTCCATCAATTACCCATTCTTTAACATTTCTTGTTGTTTCAATAACCTGTGGAGCACCGAATGCTGACTCTTCAGTTCTCTTATTAGAAATATTCTTACTATTAATATGTCCCCAAACTTTTGTAAAAGTAAGATTATTTGAACTTGCATCAAGACTTTCAAAATACTGAATTCCGCCCTTATCATAGCATACAAATTCAATTGGGAGAATTGCATTTCTGAAGTTAAAGATAGCACCTTTAATTACTAAATGTTCATCTATATTATGCTCTTCATCAGCTTCAACGAATCTTGTTCCATTAATAAGAATATCTGCAATAAAAAGATTTCTCTTATCTATTTTCTTATTAAGTTCGCTAATTGCTTTAACGAATCCGCCTTCACATTTCTTTGCACTTACTAACTCTTCCTCTCCAGTTGTTCTATTAAGAGTATAAAAATCATTAAGTGCAGTTGCGGTATCTACAGCAAGTAACATAGCTTCATCCTTACCATTTACAACGACAGTCTTTCCATTCTCAATAATAGACTTTAAAGTTGTATATGTGTTATTCTTACTGCCCTTTGCAGTATATTCTGTTACAAAAGTAAAATGTATCTTAACAATATTAAGACAATCTTCATCTGTTGCTAAATTAAGAGTTCCCGCAATATACTCTTTTCCATAATTGTTTGACTCTTTATTCTGAACAGTTTTAATTGCTAAATCATGTTCGTATAACTTTCCTTCTAAATGTACTGAATTAATCATTTTCTTCATTATTCTTATTTTCTCCTTAATTTAAAATTAATTCTTTATATAATATATTATATCAAAAATTTTTTATTTTATCAAGCTACTGAAGATTAATCATCTGTTAAATGCTGTTCTCTTCCAAGAGCTGTAATTGCATATATTACTGGATTTGTTCCAACCTTTTCAACATATCCATCAGTAACTAATTTTCTTAATGCGCCAGATGCAGTTCTTGAAGTAATACTTAAACCTTCCCCAATACTTTTTGCATTAAAAAGATTCTTATAGGCTTCCTCATTATCCTGCATATAATCTAAAACAAGCTTACCATTTTCTGTGAACTGCGGCTTGCTAGCTTCTTTTGTTATACAAAGTGCATCAAAATAATTTCTTGCATCTTCGCTAAGAACTAAACCTGAATTAATTGCTTCTTTAATCTCTTTAATAAAAACATCTCTTTTACTCATTCTTTTAAATCCTCAACTTTTCTTTTCTTTATATAAATATTATATCATATTTTTTATTTATTTTCAATAGAAGCTGTGATTAATTCACTGTATGGTAAATTCTCAATCCATGAACAAAGCTCTCTCCATTCATCTAATTTATGATTTTTTCTTTGCTTGTAAATATCGCAAAGTACTTCATAATTTAACATTATATTTCTTGTCTGATTATATGATGAAGGAAGTAATTGTATCATTTGCCACCAAACATTTTTATCTTTTGGCTTACATTCTATTATTCCAGTATCTTCATACTCAATAGTGCCACCATTAAGATAAATATTTCGATAATAGTTTAAATAACTTATTGTTTGCTCTAAATGCTCTAAACTATCAACACTTAAATGTTCATGACTAAAATCATCAAGTGTAAATTCTTTCTCTTGAATTTTATGCATTGTAGAACAAGAGTTAGAAACAGTTCCAACTTTGTAAGTGTCTGCTTCTTTCCACCAGTATAGCGGCGCTGTAACTCTTACAAAAATCGGCATCATCCTCATATATTTTCTATGCTCTGTACCTGCTTTAGCTAATTTCTTCATAAGTGAATAATCATTATCACCTAAAGTATGACCTTTAACATAACACTCATCTGAATCTTCTGATAATCCATACTTAATTCCACTGTCACTCTTATCCCAACTATTCATTGGATTTCGCATACCCTCAATAACAAATTCCATTTGCTCTGGTGAAGGTAAAACTGTATGTTCTATTTTAATCATTCATGTGCTCCTTAAATTCTTTTAACTTTTTATTAAATCTTTCTCTCTTTTTCTTTTCATGCCTTATATTTATTAATTCAAAAATAAAATAAAACAATAATAATATAAGGCCTATGCCACAACTAACAATAAATTCAACCATATATTTAGTAAACCAAAATTCAAACATTTTATTTATTTCCTTTCAAGATATTATAACCATAATTAACGCTATCATATAAACTTATATAGTATCTCTCTTTTTCATTTAATTCTGCTCTATCACATTTTTCTAGTAATTCCCAAGAGAAAGATTGTAAGCCATATTCTTGCATTGCTTTATATAATTTATTACCTGCGGGAGTATCTATTCCTAAACTGCATTTTGCATGCTCTGACCATCTGGAAGCAATATCCGCTGCTTGACCTATGTAACATTCTCCTGTGATAATATTGGTTATTTTATAAATACCTGTAACAGTAGAAGTACCAAGTATATTCGCGGCAAGTGCCTTTAACGGTTTTTGAAACCATGTTTGCCAAATCAACATACTTAAGACTCTTGGCTTATTTAAAGTCTTTTTTATATTTTCTAACTTTTGGATATCTGCAATATCAGCATCACTTATTTTTAAACAATAGAAAGATTGCTGTTCTTTAATTTTCTTTTCTCTAATTTGAGCTTCTATTGCGGCAGTCCTAGTTGCCTTTATTTTATCTAATTCTTTTTGAATTTCGGAAGTTTCTGCAAGTAATTTTTCTTGCGCGATTGCGTAAGCTTCTCTAAGACTGTCTTCTAATTCACTATATTCTTCTTCTGTGTTCTTATATGCTGCATCTAAAATATCGCAATATGATTCAAATGCTTCTTGAGACCTTTGTTTACTATTAGAAATAGTTTCGTCTATTTGGCGTAAATTCTCTGTATAAATATTAATTTGCTCTTTTAAATTCTTAATATCGTTTTTTGTATTTAATTGTTCGTAATTTAACTTATCTTTTTCTAATTTAAGGTTACTTATTTGATATTCTAGTTTGCTTTTTTCATCTTTAGCTTTTGTATTATCTTTGATTTTTACAGTTAATACAAACCATAATGCAACCACTAAAACAAAACAAAATATACCTAATCCAATTGTAATACCCATTCTTCACCCGATAAAAAAATTGGGGTAGATATTACTCTACCCCAAGTATTGTATATAAATTACTCAGCATCCTCTGCTGCAGCTGCTGCATCCTGAGCAAGTGCTGCTTCATGGTCATAAGATAAACCTGCATCTGTAAGTTTAATGAACTTAACTGGCTTATGAGAAACTGTTCCCTCTTCATCTGTTACTTCAATCTCAGCTGGAACTCTCTTAGCATATCCTTTTCTCTGAAGACCTGCTGTTACGATACCATCTACTGACTTCTTCTCAAGACCAAGTGCCTCTGCGATATCTGCTGATGTCACATTTGTATCGCCAATCTCCTTTAAATAATTTAATACCTTTAATGAATTGCCCTTTACTGCTACCATTATTTCTTTTTCTCCTTTTAATTAATTATTTTTTTTATTTTATAAGTGATAGACACTTTATATAAAATGAATTAGATTACTTAGAAAATTTTTCTTGTATATATTCATCAATTTCAAGAAGTTCTTCTCCACTAAGGTTTTTTGATAACTTAGCCATTTCTTCTAAATTTTCTAATACATTATTTCCTTGTTGACATTCTTTTTCTAAAGAATATATCTTCTTTGCTATTCCTTTTAAATGCGAATTCATATCTATCTTCCTTATATACATATTATATCAAAAAATTTTTATTTTTTCAAGTTTGATAGGTTTTAAACTTAAAAACATTCTTTTCTCTTTTGATATAAATATTATATCAAAAAATTTTCAAGTTTTCAACTTACTGCAACATTATATTAAAAGATATTCTCAATAGTACATTCTTTAACTTCTTTATCTTCTCTAAGGAACTTAAAGAATCCATGTCTTATTGTATGTTCTTTTTTATCCATTTCCATCATTTGAATAGAACATACTTTATTAAGATATTTATTTGGATTTATACTCATATCTTCTTTCATTTCATCAGATATTCCAGAATGAATAGTTCCAATATCTATAATATTGCCTTTATTATCATATGCTCCAATTTTTATTCTTGCGTTTAACCATTTATAATAATATGGTTTTGTTACGGGAGTAGGGTTAAACCCCGCCGCAATAAGGTCTTTATAAGAACCTTGTAAACGATTGTTATTTTCATCAATACAAAAACCCCAAGAGTCAAGTTCCTTACCATAATATTCTTTAGTTGGCTCTTCAAAACCTATAATAACAACATCTGCAAAATCAACTTTCTTTGCTTTTAAATTAGTCATAGGTCTTTTTCCAGGCTCATATTTTCCATTCTTTAATTTTATAACCATACCTTCTTCACCTGCGGAAAGAGCATTTCCAACTCTCTCATATAGATTGTCACACCACGCATCCGCGAGTTCAATAAAATCATACTGATTAAGATTGTATAATTCATATATCTTTTTTAAGATATTATATCTTTCCCAAGCACCGGTTTCCGCAATTACAAAATTAACACCTTTATACATTAAAATATCGTGAATATAATAATGTATTTTACCATATGACCCATTTTGTCTTTCGATTGCCTTTTGGGGCAAGCATCCCATAATAGTAGTTACATTTTTTGAACTACCACCTGGATAATAGATTTCTCCAATGATAATTGTATCATCAGGTAAACAAGATAATGCATCTATAATATGTGGTACATTATCACTCTTTTCTGACTGTAGTCCTGTTGTTCTACTAGCGCTTCTTGAAAATAAATAAGTTCCGGCAGAATGTTTTTCATATTGATACCAATAACCATCTTTTTTAAGTTGTCCAAAATATTCATCACTTTCACATGCTTTTTTTAATACAGTTTCATTACCCTTGTTTATTAACATAGTTTCATACATTAATGCACTAGGATATAGCTCTTCGATTTTATTTTTATCAAAACTCATTTTTAACTACCTCAATCTGTTAAGATATTTTCTTCATAAGCAATAACGCTTACAACAGGACTATTCCATTCTTCAAAGACATATGAAATATTCCCACGATTTTTTACATTTTGTGATAAATAGTTTGTATCTACAATAAACTCACTACAACAATTAGAGTGTATTGTATATACATTATTAGTGTCTGTATGTCTATCTGATTTCGTATCAGACATAATACAAGGTATAACAGTTCCATTTGCTAATACCAAATCGAAATATTGTCCTATTGATAAATTAAAATAAGTTCCCATAGCTACACAATATCTATTGTCAATTGTCCTTAGACCATTTTCATCTGTTACTGCATAGTTTCTTTGCAAATATAATTCATTTGAGCCATTTAAACAAATTGCTCTATAACTCATATAACTTTTAAATCCATTATAATTTGCATAATATGGTAAATCATATTGAACACCAATAGGCTGATATACTTCTACTTCATCTGCGGTAAGCTCTTCTTCAATATCTTCTTCTTCTTCTATTATTACTTCAGTTGTAACATTATCTTCATTTAAGCCTTCTAAGAGAATAATATCTTCCGAGTTTTCCTCATTTGAAATTTGACTCTGCTCATAATTAAGCGAATACTGATTGACAAGTTCAGGAGAGCCAAGTGTTGTTTCTGGTCGCGGTAGTAATATTAATATTAATAATGAACTACCAAGAAAGAATGTGAGTAGACTTATAAAAAGATAGTCAGAATCATCTATGCGACTAGAATGTTTTTTGTTTCTCTTTATTTGTTTCATTTTTCCTCCCATTAAGAGCGGCAAAACTGTATAATATATATGATTTTTAGAACAATAAAATTATCTATTATTGTCCTTTATTTATCATATATATTATTATATCATATTTTTTTTATTAAGTCAATTTGAGAAAAACTATGTGCGAAAGTCTAAGCGGCAGCCGGTGAAAACCGGCGCCGTAGGTCTTTCTTTGACTAGCTTTCTTTCTCCCTACTGAGAAAGAAAGTAGAAGATATTGATACACTTGCCCTTAAGCAGGTATTATTATATGAAAATTATAGTATATTGATTATCCATTTTTGTCCAAAAATTTTAAATTTTTGTGACTTTAAGAATCTTGTTGTCTTTAATCATAATATTCCCCAAAGATATTTTACCTAAAAGTGGAATTTCGGTTGCCGCAATACATAATGAATTTTTATTACCACATAATAAAATATTATCTTCATCACTTACCATCAAAGCTCCAGCAACTTCTTCTTTTGAACAAATAGTTCCTCTACCGCCTCGTCCTTGAAGAGGAAACTCATTGAGTTCAACTTTTTTACCAAGACCGCTTGTAGTGAATATAGCTAAATTATCCGTATTTTTATGAATAGGTAATGCCGCAACTACTTCATCATTTTCATCTAATTTCATACCTTTAACACCCAGAGTTACTCTACCAACAGGAGTGATATCTTTTGTTTCAAACTTAATACTATTTCCATTTTTTGAGATTAAGATAATAGGTTCTTCATCCTGGAATATCACATCTACAACTTCATCATCATCTCTTACTCTTAGCGCTGCGATTCCAGTATTCTTTCGTGCAGACATATACTCTTCAAGATAAGTCTTTTTAATCATACCTTTTTTAGTAATAAAAATTGCAAATTTTGGAGTGGTCTTTCTATGTAAAGAAGTTACTGCAATAATCTTTTCATCATTGTCCAATTTTACTAAGTCAGATATTAGACAGCCTTTTGTTGCGTTTGTTCCTACTGGAATATTATCAACAAGAGTTCTATACATCTTTCCGCAATTAGTGAAGAACATCATTGTATCTATAGTATTGGTTTTTACGACATCTAAAAGTGCGCTATCTTCAGACTTTACTCCTTTTGTATTTCTTCTTTGAACTCTGAAAGAAGACTGCGGAACTCTTTTTATTAATCCAGTCTTTGTTGTTACTACAACAACATTCTCTGGAATTACTTCTGCAATTTCCTTTTCTTCTTTTGGGACTTCAATTTGAGCAAGTTCTGTTCTTCTTTCATCTCCAAACTTTTTAACAATATCGGAGAGTCTTTCCCACAGCTTTTCAACTTGTACTTCTCTAAATTTTAAAAGATGTTCTAAATCTTCTATTGTTCTTAATAATTCCTCTTTTTCTTTCTCAAGTTCAACTTTTTCAAGTCTTGCTAATTTAGATAGCTTCATATCTAGGATAGCTTTTGCTTGAGCTTCAGAAAAACTATAAGTATCTATCAAACGCTGCTTGGCGTTACTTGCACTGTCAGATTTTTTAATTAAATTGATAATGTTATCAATATCTTCAAGAGCCTTAATAAGTCCATCAACTATATGCAATCTTTCTTTTGCCTTAGTTAAATCATATTGTGCTTCTTTCTTTAAACAACTAATATTATGTTCAACATAAACCTCGATTGCGTCTTTAAGATTCATTTCTGTTGGTGTCTTTCCTATAAGAGCAACTTGATTATATGAAAAAGAGCTTTGTAAAGATGTCTTATTAAATAATTGCGCAACAACTTTTTCAGGCAATGTATTTTTTTCAACTTTAATAACTAACTTTACGCCTTTAGAATCAGTATCATTAGAAATTGCAGTGATTCCATTTATTTTACCTTCATCCGCAGCATTACCAATTTCTGTAATAAGACTTTCCACTCTTGTACCATATGGAATCTCATAAAAGATAATTTTTTGTTTGTCAATCTTATATCTTCCACGAATCTTTACACTTCCATGCCCAGTTTTCATAATTGCGGGAATATCATTTTTATTAATAATAATACCTCCGGTTGGAAAATCTGGACCTGGTAGCATTGGTTCTTTACCATCTAAATAATCTCTTATTGCATTTGCAACTTCTTTTAAATTATGTGGTGCCCAAGAACATCCCATTGCCCAACCAATTCCTTCATTTGGATTGCATAACAAATTCGGAAAAATTGCTGGTAAAGTAACTGGCTCCTTTTCAGTTTCATCGTAGTTTGGGATAAAATCTACAGATTCTTTTTTAATTCCATTTAAGAGACCTACTTCACTTAATTTAGTGAGTCTTGCCTCTGTATAACGCATTGCCGCGGGTCCATCTCCAAGAATATTACCAAAGTTACCATGTCCATCAAATAAAGGATATCTCATAACCCAATCCTGGGAAAGTCTAACCATTGCTCCATAGATAGAGCTATCTCCATGAGGATGGAAACGACCCATTGTATCTCCAACAATTCTTGCAGATTTTACATGAGGCTTATTAGCTGTTCTTCCTTCAATAAAGGCATCCCAGATAATTCTTTTAGCAACAGGTTTTAATCCGCTTTTTGCGTCTGGAAGACTTCTATCTGTATTAACTGCAATACCATATTCAAGACTATTTCTTTGTATCTCATCTTCTATTGTGTTATTATTCCACATTACATATCTCCTTATTATTCAGCATTATACATTGCTTCTTCGCCATAATCTTTTAAGAATTTCTTTCTATAAATAACATTTTCACCCATAAGCTGACTAAAAAGCTGATTAGCAGTGTTTACATCTCCAACTTTAATCTGCCTAATAATACGGGTTTCTGCATTGGTTAAGCATTCTTCAGTCTCATCTTTATCCATTTCTCCGAGACCTTTCATTCTTTTTACTTCATACTTTTCTCCTAAATGATTATTACGATACTCTAATAATGCAGCATCATCTTTAAGATATTGATATGATTTTCCATTTTTTTCAATTATTCTGTAAAGAGGTGGAACACCCGCATAAACATATCCTTCAGTAATCAATTTTGGACATAAATTCCAACAGAAGGTATAGAATAAGTTCTTGATATGGCTTCCATCAATATCGGCATCACTCATAATAATGATTTTTCCATATCGTAATTTTTTCATATCATAAGTAATTTTATTAGTTTTTACATCAAAACTCCATCCGTCCTCTCCGAAGAATGCAGATAACATAGTAACAATTTCTGCGTTTTTCATAATCGCAGCAATGGTTGCTTTTTCGCAATTAAGAACTTTTCCTCGTACAGGGATTACTGCTTGATAAGTTGCATTCCTAGCTAGTTTTAAGTTACCAGAGGCGCTATCACCCTCTGTAATATAAATCTCACAAAGCTCACGACTTTCGCTACTTGCATCAGCTAATTTACTATCAAACTTTAAAACTTTTTTCTTTTTCTCTTGTTTATTTCTAACAGTTTCTCTAGCCTTCTTCGCAGCTTCTCTAGCTTTACGCGCATTTAATGCTTTATCCGCTATTCCCTTAATATCTTTTTCATTAGCGGTAAGCCAACTCTGTAAGCTTTCAGATATTACACTTGTAAAAGGAGTCATATCAATCTTTACAATTCTACTCTTGGTCTGCGCATCATAAGAAATATTAGGGGCAGTTATATTAAAAGCTATAAGCAACCCTTCTTGTATATCATCACCTGTTAAATTATCATCTTTTTCTTTTAACCAATTCTTTTCTCTAAAGAATTTATTCATCTCTCTTGTAATAATTGTCTTTATCTGTGTAATATGAGGACCGGCATCCGTCTCTCCTGTATTAACATATGATATAATATTAGAGCTATACTTATCTGTATAAGTTAATACTAAATCAAGTTTATTTTTCCCATTCTCATAGTTAATATTTAATCTATTCTTTAATATCTCACTATCTCCTGCGATATCATTAAGTAAATCATTCAATCCATTTTTAGAAAAATAAGAAATACGAGCATCTGTTTCTTTTTCTATTAAATTGATTGTTAGTCCAGGACACAGACAAGTTAATACATGAAATAACTTTTTAAGTCTTTCAGTATCTATAGCCGAACTTGTAAAGAATTCTTCACTTGGTTGCCATGATACTATTGTTCCAGTGTGATGATTTCCTTGACTACCAAGAACCCTTTTCTTAAATACTCCTTCAATGAACTGAACTTCTTCCATCTTTCCATCACGATAAGAAGTTACTGTAAGCCAATGACTTAAATAATTTGTTAATTTACTACCTATACCATTTAAACCAAGTGCTGTTCCTTCATAAACGCCATCATCAGAAAATTTACCAGATGTATTTAATACATCAAAAGATGCCTGCAAAACAGTCTCTCCATCATCTCTCAGTGAATTGATGGGGAATCCTTGACCAAAATCTTCCACTGTGCAACTTCCATCTTTTGAATAAGTGACATTAATAATATCTCCATGTCCTGCTTTATGCTCATCAATTGCGTTTGATACAATTTCTATCACGAGTTGAGTAGAATACTCCGTGCTACCGCAATATACACCTGGTCTAAGGCGGGTAAACTCAAGAGGGGTTTTACTTTGTATGGAATCTGCGTCATATAATTTACTCATTTAATTAATTCCTTTCTTTCTTTATAATATTTACAATATCTATTCCATTAAAAGTAATAGCTATTTTATTATTAGGAAAAACTTGCTGATATTCTTCTAAAAAGTTTGATATTTCTCTCATACTAAATATCTCCTGGTCAAACTTAAAAACAATAACATCTCCATCTGATATTGATAAAGTTGTACAAGAAATACCTTTTTCAAAAGAATCTTCTATAAAACTATTTACCATTCTCTTCTCCTTTTCTTTCTATATTAATATTATATCATAATTTTTTTCTGATGTCAAACTTTCGATTTAGTGAGCTAAATTGTAGTTAGCTGTAGTAAAGTTAAAATTAATTTTCTGAGTAAATCTTCGTTTTATGAGAAAAATTGATATACATAATAAAAGAGTAGGAAAATTAATTCCTACTCTCGCTCATCTTTCTATGAAGATATTCTCTTTTAACAATAGAAGTTTCTAACTCTGTCATATCATTAGAAATCTCAGTTGCTAACCTGTTAACTTCTGCAACTTTCGCATTCATCTGCTTAAACATGCACTTGGCTGTATCAGAAGTCTTATCAAAGTTCTTATAAGACATTACTGTCTGAACAAACTTTCTATTAGCTTCACACTCCGCCTTTAATTTCTGATATCTTTTCTTCTTAAGGTTAATGCGCGCGCGAGCATGAGCGATTCCACAGCCAACTAATTCAGAACCATATTCTCTATCATCTTCATGCAGCCGTGCCCTTCCGCAGCCGATATCTCCATGTTTTCCTCTTATAACGACCTTAGCCGCACCTGTCTTTTCATTATATTTACTATTCATTATCATATATTTATTCTCCTTTTACTTCTTTATATTTTAATTGAATATCTTCAATAATGGTATCAAGAGAAACTGGAGTATTGTTATGACTATCCATTCCAACATGATACATTGTAGGAATATTATTATAAAAATTCTCTTTCTGATGAGTATGACCATACAAATTAATCACCTGTCTCTTCAGCGGAAGGTCGTTATCTTCATTTGCAACTATTGTTGGATAATGGCTTAAATAAAAATTATAACCTCGCAATTTTATTGTAGTTGCAAACCCATCAATAAGAACATTCGGACATTCAGCATAAAGCCTCTGTCTTGTAGCAGTATCGTGATTTCCAAAGAATAAATGAATTTCTCCCTTTAATTGCTTTAAACACTTAATGCCTACATTATTATCTCCCAACATAACATCTCCAAGATGATAAACGACATCATCTGGCTGAACAACAGAATTCCAATTTTTAATAATTGCGGCATTCATTTCTTCTATTGTACCAAAACCGCGTTCTTTAAAAATAAATTCTTTATTATGTCCAAAGTGAGAATCACTCGTGAAATATATTTTTCCCATATATTACCTCCTTATCTTTCTTCTATGTATTTCATATTTATCTTTTAATTCTATGTTAGTAATCTCTCCGCAATCTGTTGTTATTGTAGAAATAGGATAAATATTATATATATCTGTATAAGGGTAGTTATCATGTACGGGGTCTGAAAATGTAGACCTCATTCTAGTAATAACTTCTTCAGGCACATAAGCTCTTGTTCCTTTTCTTAAACTATTCCCATAAAGTGCAACTTCTTCACTGACACTTACAAAAAGTGGAACTACATTAACATCTTTTAAGAAGTCTTTTCCAATAGAGTTAATTAACTTCATTCTTGAACCTTTATTAAGATGAGTCGCATCTGCAAAACAATAATTGTTAAAAGCTATCTGATATTTAATCTGATTAACGAATAATTGAAAAACTTCTTTTTCTTTTGAGAAATACTCTTCATCTTCTGAAACTATACTAAAACGAATTAAATCTCTACTAGCAACATGTTTTTCATAGTTAATCTTATTAAGTTTGCAGAACATAGATAAGAAACTTGACTTTCTTGAACCTGGACATCCGCACATTAAGAACAAATATTTTTCATTAGGCTTTATCTCTATATCGCCGATAATTTCACCATCTTTATCTCCTTTTATAAAATATGGATATCCTTTTTCTTCATTACACTCATTTGAAAATAATGAAAATGTATAAATACCTGGCTTATAATAGTGACCATCTCCACGATAACAGCTATTATATTTAGGACAATATTCACTTCCACATCTTGTTATATCATTATCAAAATAAGAAATTGCATTATTATTCATTATATTTTACCCTCTTTATTTAACTTAGCCTTAAATTCTCCGTAAGGAAGAATTCTGTTTCCTTCTTCATCAAAATTGCCTTCATTAAATTCCAATAGAAAATCACTATAATCATACTTAGTCCACGGTTTACATTCTACATGATTATGCTCTTCTTTGCAATTAAGACACCATAATCGTTTTAAATGTCCGGCTTCTCTTTCCTGCCCTCTCTTGCGCGGAATGTCAAAACCTCTTTTCCCACATTTTGTACAATAAAATTCACTTGGGTCTGCTAATTGCGTTCTTCTTGCCATATATAACACTTCCTTTCTTTTATATATATATTATAACATTTTTTTTAATAAAAATCAAAAAAAATAAGGCGTACTACTAATACAGTAGTACGCCTTATAATTATAAATTTTCTGCAATTTTTGCAATTTTACTTCTATAAATATTTTTAAGAGTAACTTCACTATAAAAATTTTGTCCTCTAAATACTTTAGAAACTCTGCGGAGACCATTATGCTCACCCGCATACATATCTAAATCAACTTGGGCATTATCATCTCCATCAAGAATTACTTGACAATCATCACCAACTCTTTGAAGAGCAAGTTTCATTAAGTCTGAATCCATATTTTGTGCTTCTGTGATATAAATAATAGAATTAGAACCTGAAGTATCATATCCTCTAATATCAGCTAAAGGTAAAAGAATAAGCTGTTCATGCAATATCATATCATTTACAGTATCCTCTCCAAGTTTTGCCTTTAGAAAGTTTCCGATTTGGCTATCTAAAAGCTTCTCCGTCCTAGTTCCAGGGTAAACAAATAACTTTATAATTTTCATTATAAACCTGACTATATCTTATTTTAAACTATTTTTTAAAGAACAATATTTATTATATTTTCTTTGTAAATGTCTTGGACAATTTTCATATAAAATATTTAAAATTTTTAAAACTTGTAATCGACCTCTCCATTGAGTGTGCCAAGCAGATGTAAAAAAATTTTTATTTGTTTTTTCATTATCTGCTAAAAGATTGATTAAGGTTTGGAAATCTTGAACCTCTGTTTCATGATACGCAGTATAGCTTAAAGTAACATCAGTACTAAAATCTTTACTGTAGCTCAATCCTCCATCCCCATCGAATAGACCTAATGCATAAGCACCCCAATATTTTTTAGGAATCTTTTGATATGGAATATGGTCTATCATATAAGTTTTATTAGGAATAATATTATATTTTGCTAAATCATTATAGATTTGTTCATCAGTAAATTCTACAGAGCAACAAGTACTATTTGGTCGAATATCATAAATAATTTTTCCGTCTAACGCTAAATCTTCTTGAAATTTTTCTAAAATTTCTTTATCTCTTTCTTGTAATTGTAACCTAATTCTACCTGTAGTTCTATAATGGTCAACGCTTCCATCTGTGAATAAAAAACCTAGCCAATAAGCTTTTTCTGGTGAATCAATGACTGAAAAGTAATCGCTTTTAATTCTACGATTAATTCGATTAGTATTTTTAATTTGTAAGCCAAGTTCTTTCAGGCGGTGCTTAGTTGTTTCTTCATCTAAGTTACAATAATTAGCAACCTCTTTCAAGAAAGCACCTTCATCAATCATTTTTTTAACTTCCATAATTTGCTCATTAGTTAATTGTTTTTTCTTTCTACCTCCTCTAATAGGAATTTGATTTTCTTCAAGCAACTTTGTAATTTGCCTTCTATTAAAAGAGGGATAATCTCTTAATAATTGAGCTATTGATTTACCTTGTTGGTATTCTTGTATAATATTTTTTGTTTCCATAAAGAAACCTCCTTGTAATATTTTTACTATTCATATAAATATTAAAAATAAAAGAGGTAACTTTTCCTGTTTTGTCCAAAATTTTTCAGTTTAAAATCCATGCACTTCGAGATATTAAAATCCCTACTCTACTAACTTCCATATAAAAAATATGTGTTTTCGATAGTCGATGAACCTTCCTCTATTCGAGGCTCGGCTGCTGATTGTCCAATCTTTCTAATTTTTAAACATTCACACTTAGTCGTATTTCATACTTATGTTGTAGTTTAGAAAGCTCTAAGGAGGTTCCAGCAGTTCACATGGTTTTACTTGAGCCTTACCCTATTTTTAACCCAAGCTTAGCCGCGCCTCTAGCTGCGACTGTATTACAAAAAATAATGATTTTTTCTTTTTTGCCAGTTTCTAATTGATTCATCATATAAGCGAAAGCAAGGTAAGATTTTCCACTTCCCGCAGGACCTCTTAAGACAATCATCTGGTCATGAACTAAAGAGTCTAATGCAAGTAGCTGATATGCGTCATTATTGTAAGGACTTATCTTACCAAAGAATTTAGAGTCAATCTTAGGATATATAACTTTTTTATAACCTTCTTCTGTCCATTTATATTTATCAACAATACAGCTATTATTAACTACAATCAAATATTCATTAGTTAATAGACCATATTTATTATTTTTAGAATTAACTTCACAAGAATAGAAATTTGCTAATTCTTCATCATCTAAGTTTATAATTTTATAGCCAGTATAATCATCTTCTTCAACATCTGGACTGACTGTACTTAAACCTGCGGCTACCGCAAGCATTTTGCATGCAACATCTCTTGTTATAAATAAAGTTTCATCATTTTCTTTTTGTAAACTAAGAGCTGCATTAATAATATCACTATCATTATTTGTGGCATTTGCTCCAGTTTTAATAACTTTATATTGGCTACTTTTGTTATCTAATAAATGAAGTAATTTTCTAGCTTTATATTTAATTTCATTATCTTTTGATGCAGAGGTTTTTATATTTTCTAATTCCACGAGTGTAACATCCGCGATATAGAAAAAATCTTCAAAAGCTTTTTCTTGTAGTTCTAATAAAGCACAAGTATCATAAAATTTATTCATCTTCGTCCTCCTCATATTCTTCCAAATCTTGAGAAGCTTGGAACCCAATAGCAACGCCATTTCCTCCACAATCTTCTTCAATATCTTTTTTTACATTATATGTTTCTTTTGCAATTACAGTACATATATGTTGACTTAGCTGTTGTAAAATTGTAATTACGCAATCTACGATTGGAATAATCAAAAGAACAAACAGACTTCCTTTTATAAAATTTTTCATTAGAGAAGCCCTCCTGGTTTATTTTATATATAATATGAAAAAAGAAATAGAAAAATTATACATTTTTGACCAAATAAAAGAAAGGTGCGGCATTGCCGCACCTATTTAATGATACTGTAATAAAAAGTTGTTATCAACTGCTTTGAAAGATTTTTTCCCATCAAGTGAACGGAATACTAATCCTTCTCTTGGAAGCCCATCAACTTTTGAAGCTCCTCCCGCAAGAGCGAGAATGTCATCACAAGTATTTGGTAATGTAACTCTTCCTATAATTGGAACACACTCAAGACCATACTTAGTAAGTATTAACTTCATCTGTTCTGGATTAGCTCTTTCTGTTGTGCCATCAGCAAAACCGAAGATTAAATTGAAACATGCAAGGTAATGTTCTGAAGTAGAATAATTTCTCTTCTGAATCTCCCCGCCATAAGTCTCACCCTGAATAGTTATAAAAATAACATCATCAGTAGACTCTTTTAAGAGGTCTCTTAAGACATCTTCCATATGATACTTTTCAGCCATTTCTGTGTAAACATTAGTTTCATAGAAGCACTGTTTATCTGGCTTATCGAAACAAACATTTCTTGAACATACAAGAATATCTTCTGTATCTTTAGATGAGAATAATCCCTTTTTAAGATTTTTTCTCATAGTAAAAGTTGTTGATGTGCCGTCTATCTTTTCTGTGGCAATCCATTCTTCCTGCGCGAACTCGGGTATTCTATCAACTAGATTCTGGATTCTTTCTTCATCTGTCTTTACAACCCAAGCTGGCCATGCGCTTCTTACATCTTTTTTCTTTCCAAAGAATAAGAATAAAAGCTTTTTACCCCAATCTCTTTTCATTAACCAACGAACAGGTCTCTTTTTAAAGAGTTTTGGATTGCGCTGTACCATTCTTTTATATTTATCTGCGGAAGGTGCTTTTCTTTTATTATCTGCGGGGTCCGCATATGTTACCTTTAACTCTTCTGTTAAGAAAGTTCCAACTGGATAAGAAACATTCTTTTCTCTATTGTGGATATACTGCTGTCCATCTCCATCTTGATAATAAAACCAGCCAAAATCAGTTGGATGCATAAGCAAGCCCTGTGAAATGAAGTTTCCTTTTCCTCCAAAAGTATATCTCTGTGACTTAACCTTATAATGCTTTGCTGCAAGAAAGGCAAAAGTATCAGAAGCTGGTACCTGTGAATCAATCTCAAAGTAAATAGCTAAATCGCCTGCTTTAAAGACATTCTTACGAACCATGACCTTCCATCCACCAACAACAGCTGCCTCACAATTATCTGAACCAGTAATAGGCTCAATTTCATCAATTCTCACTATATAAGCGAGTTCTCTAACTCCCATTTTGTTAAGCATATATTTTTATCTCCTTTCTAAATTAAGATTCTATAATATAAGTTATGCCAGTCGTGTAATCAGTATTATATTTCTTTTCATATAAGAAATCATATACTTCACTCCAAATTTCTGAATGAGAAGGTAAACGACTCATTTTATTAAAACTCATTATAAAATTTGTTAATTCTATATCTTCTCTGTGTTGCTCCAAGAATTTATTTGCTTCATATTTTTCCAAAGCAAAATTATTATTTTTCATTTTATAAAGCCTCCCATTTAATATTATAATATTTTCTGTGCATAACAACAGCTCCTCTAATTCTCCTTGCTATTGTCTCTTGTGATAAACTATGGATATCTCTATATTTATCATCATTCAACATCGCTTCAGCGGCAGCCATGCATGAAGAATATTTCTGTGGTAATCCTAATACACAATTTGTGTTATCTTTAATAGGCGTATTATAGATATCAAAATCTTCTATTGCTTTTGTAATAGCTCTTTGCTTTTCTTTTTTAATATCTTGTGGACTTTTCTTTGCGTTATTATTTTCTTTTTTTACTTTATCCTTTTTCTTTTTATCTTTCTTTTCTTTTTTAATAAGGTCTTCTGCAGCCCTTCTTAAATTTTCTTCTTCAGTAACCCATTCAAGATTTTCTAAAGAGTTATCTCTTTTATTATGATTAAAATGGTCTACTGTAAGTTCTTCTGCATTAGGAATGGGTCTCCATGTAAGCATAACTAATCTATGAACGCTCTTATATCTACAGCATTCTGTATGAACTCGGCAATATCCATTACCATCTATATATACTGGTAAATCCTGTTTATGTTCATTCTTAATATGTCCCAAATTAGAAACATAGACCCTATAATCTGAATTCCACTTCCATCTCTCAATTTTAAATAAAAATCTTGGTAAAATAATTTTCATATATAACACTTCCTTTCTTTTATATATATATTATAATATATTTTTTAATAAAAATAAAGGGCGAGTATTTAACTCGCCCAATATTTATATATCTTACATGCTAATCTTTGTTCCCATCTTATCAAGAACTTCTTCAAGAGGAGTTCCGCGTAAGAGAGTGTTTACAGTATCAGCTACTGATTCTCCCTTAGCAAGGGCAACTGGTGACATGTTCTTAGTTGCTTCGATTACAAGGTCCGCATTAGACTTTGTTGTTAATGCAGCTACGAGGTCTGGAGAAATAGACTCCATAATCTTCTTAACAGTTTCTGCATATGCATCCTGCTTTGTCTTCTCGATTTCTGCTAACTTAGTCTGTCTTTCAACTTCTGCGGCAACCTCTGCCTTATCTCTCTCTAACTGAGCTGTGTGAATTGCATCAAGTACTTTCTGCATATCTGCTTCTGCCTGCTTAGCCGCCTGCTTAGCTACACGCTCCTTCTCTAAGAGAATTTCCTTATCTGCAAGTTTCTGAATGTCATACTGCTGCTGTAACTCTAAGAGATAAAGGTCGTCCTTATTATCTCTTTCTGCCTTAGCTAATTTGAAATCAGCTAACTGCTTATCTACTTCAGCGTTCTTTTCTGCAACAGATAACTCAAGTGCCTTACTCACCATTTCATTCTGATGCTTTTCAAGCATTCCCGCAACTCTGCTCTCAATTTCAATCTTGAGAACTTCAACATCTTTTACAAGCATACCGTTCTCTGGGAAAAATCTACCATTGAACTTAGGTGAATCGCTCTTTTTATCTTTTGTTGTATTATTATCCTCTGGTGTATGGTTTAAGCATACATCTGAAACAATCTTTGAATAGTTATTGTAAAACTCTTCAATATTGTACTTTTTAGCTTCTTTCTTTAAGAGGCTTCTCTGTCTGTCACAAAGATACTTAACATAGTTTTCAACTGAAAACCACTTATCCTTATAATCTCTAAGGAAATCTATGCAATAAGAAACCTTAATGCGAACATCAACATAATCCTTAGTCTGAACATTGATAATATCGCTTATCTTATTATTGTCAACTCTTAAGAAAGCTGTTCTTAACAGATTGTCTGTTGTTTTAGGCTTACCTGTAGATAAGCTCATAGCTTCAAGGGTCTCATCATAATCAAGTAACTTAGTTGTAGGTCCGACTATAACCTCTCTCTTACCAGTTTTAGAAACAACATTAATAGCATATCCTGTCCAAACATCCACACCTACAACACCATCATACTTAGTATCAAGAGTGATAGTTCTTGGCTTAGTGTAAGAAACACCTCTACTAATATTAGAAGTTGCTTCAAAAAGAGCAAGAGATTTTACGGAATCCGCGGTTGAGTATGCACAGTTAAGAGCATTACTTAATCTGTCTCCTGTTAACCCCTTTCTTGCAGCCTTCTCAATAGCCTGCTCTGAAAGACCCATATTATAATCAATAACTTCTGTGTTGCCTGGGTAGAACAACTCACATTCAGCCATACTTAACTTTCTCTTAACAACAACCTCTGTTCTTGGGTCTGGAAGATACATAGCAGGTCCTTTAACAGTCTTAATTTCACCGTTTAATCTATTTAATACATAACGACCTTCACCCTCAGGAATTGCAATTGCATGATGCATATATTTACCATCATACTGAATCATTGCATGTTCAACTCTTGGGTAATAAATCATTTGGTCCTTACCAGTAATAAACAGCTCTTCACCTGTCTTATGCTCACCTGTCTCATCTGTATAATCAGCAATAACCTTTACATAGATACCGCTAATAGGAGATAATTCAAGCGCTCTGAAAATAATATCTCCAGTCTTCTGATTAGACTGAACAAAAGTCTCTGTTGGCTTTGGAAATACCACAGCTGGACCTGGGACATATCTCTTCTCGCCGCTTTCATCCTTTAAGATAACATACTCAAGACGCTCAAGAGTAACAGCATTTCTAACATATTCTGAACCTTCACCGCTAATTGGAATAACTTCGATACCTGTTGGTGGGATATAGAATGAAACTTCTGTACCCTTGATAACAAGTAGCTGACCAACAAAATACTCTTCTGCCTTAGCCTTAACTTCCTTACCTTCTGAATCAATCATTAATGAAGTCTGTGCATTTGCCTTTGCGGCATCCGCATCATATACTCTTGCAAGAAGATACTGATTAGAACGAAGTCTATGTCCTCTTACAACTTTAGCCATCTGACCTGGGAATAATGAAAATGATACAGGACCTGGAATATTAATCTTTCTTCCGATATGAAGCTCTGGACTATTAACAGCCTTAGCTAATTCTGGATGAGAACCATCTGTACTTGGATTCTTTAATACTACATACCAGCCCTCTGGCGCAGATACGAAAAGCTGTCTAGCTGCTTCAAAATCTGTAGTCTCAACAAATCTCTTAGTCTTAGGATTAAATGTAACAAGACTCTCCTGCGCGGAAATTGTCATTGTAATAGGACCTGTATATGTTTTAATAGCACCATTAGTCTTACTCTGTAAAAAACAAAACTCATTAGTCGAAAGAACTAAATCTCTCTGTCGACTCATATTGTTTACATTACCATAATCTTCTTCAAATCTTGGCATATCTCTTTTCTCACTTTCTTTAAAATTTATTTCTTATCTTTATTACATATATATTATATCATAAAAATTTAATAATATCAAATATTTTTTATTATGATAACATTTCTTTAATATGATTTTTCTTAAAATCTGAAGTATCTAAATCTTTTTTAAGATAAACTGCTAATTCAAAAGTAAGAATACTTGCATAAAGAACAATATCTCTACAATCTTCTTTACTATAAAATGCATATCTATCTCCTTCTAAGCCATCAAATTCATTATATCTGTTCCAACCTAATGAAGTTAATACTTGATTAACCTGATAAGGAGTAATATTTTCTTTAGTTAAATCTACAATGCGGATTTTATCTTTCTGCATCATTTCAGTCTGTCCTATTGCATTTGCTTGCCAATAAGCTAATTCGTCTTCGTTTAAATCCCATCTACCTCGCATTATTTTCTCCTTTATAAAATTGTATTTAATTTTTATTACAATTAAATTATATCAAAAAATTTTTATAAAATCAAAAAAGGAGGCTTTTTATAGCCTCCTTTTAATTAATCTTCAACTTCCTTATAGTTGTTAATTTTATCTGTTAATGCACCATTAAGTACAGACTTTAAATCAATCCCTAAAGACTCTGCGAGTCCTTCAGAAATCTGTGTCACATTACTAACGATGTTACCAGATAATTTAGATGTCTGGTCACCAAACATCACAATCTTATCTACATTTGAATAGCCATCACCAATAGCCTGTGCGATTGCTGGTAACTGCTCAAAGTAAACCTTAAGCGCCTGTAACTGCATATCCTGCTTTGCAGCATCTCCATATGCGGACATAGCTTCTGCTTTCTTCATAAGACCTTCAGCTTCAGCTTCTGCTTTAGCCTTTATGGCTGCGGCTTCCGCCTCACCTTTAGCCTTTGCAGCTTCAGCTTCTGCAATGCCCTGTGCTTTAATAGCATCTGCAAGAGCTTTCTTAGCTTCTGCCTGTCTTTCAGCTTCAAACTGCTGAGCTTCCGCCTGCTTCTGACGCTCGAATAACTCGGCTTCAGATGCTTTCTGAGTCTCATACAATCTAGCATCAGCTCTCTGCTGAGCAGCATACTTCTCTGCATCTGCCTTCTTCTTGACATTAGCTTCAAGAGATTTCTCTGTGATTTCTACCTGCTTAGCCTGTAACTCAATTTCTTTCTCCTGACGAGCAAGGTTAGCGTCTGCAGTCTTTACTTCACGAATCTTTCTCTGTTCCTCTGCCTGAATCTCCTTTGCGGCGTCCGCAATAGCCTGCTTAGTATCTACTTCTTTCTGCAACTCTGCTTTCTTGATGTCTAACTCATTCTGCTTTAAAGCAATCTGAGTATCAGCTTCAATCTGTGCCTGCTGTGCTTCCTGAGTTGCCTGTGCCGCGATAACCATCTTCTCTTTTTCTGCCTTAGCCTTAGCATTAGCAATCTGTAACTGAGAAGCAACCTTTGCATCATTAGCCTCTTTTGCGGCTTCTGCCTGAGCAACTGCAATTTCCTTTTCAGAAATAGCTCTTGCAATTGCAGCATTCTTAGAAATCTTTACGATATTGTCTACACCTAAGTTTTCAATAACCTGGTTGTCATCAATAAAGTTCTGAACATTAAATGATACGATATCTAAGCCCATACCTGCAAGGTCTGGCTCTGCATTTGTCTTAACCATTTCTGCGAACTTCTGTCTGTCAGATACCATCTCTTCCAACTTCATCTGACCTACAATTTCACGCATATTACCTTCAAGAACTTCCCTAGCAACCTGACCAATATAATCTGGCTTCTGATTTAAGAAGTTCTGTGCAGCAAGAGAAAGTTTTTCTTTATTATCTGAAACTTTAACATTAACTGCGGCATCTACTCTAATATTAATATAGTCTGCTGTTGGTACTGCACTTGAAGTCTTAACATCAATAGGAATCAACTTCAATGAGACTCTATCAATTCTTTCTAAGAAGGGAATCTTAATAGATGCTTTACCAATAATTGTTCTCTTACGAAGACCAGAAATAATAAATGCGGTATCTGGTGGTGCTTTCACATAGCCGCAAGCTATGATTAACAGAAGCGCAATAACAATTACTGCAATAGGTAAAAATGGAACTAATGAACTAAAAACACTCATACTTTTCTCCTTTTATCTCTTTTTATTATTTATTTTTCAAAGAACTACTTTTTAATTGGAACAATATTATTTTGCTCCATTGGAGTGATTGGTTCTCCTATAGGGAGACCTTTTTCATCTAACTCCTGAATACATAAAATGTCTATTTTACTTAAACTTCCAAACTGTTTACAAAAACAATTTGTAGCATAGCCCGCGTCAGAACCGATATCTCCAGTTGCATTGCGAACTGTAATTACATTATGTCGTTTTATGGGTTCAGAATATTTTTCTTTCTTTGCCCAAACGAACAAAAATGTTCTTTTTTTATTCATTTAACCTTCCTTTCTTTATAAATTATATCATAAATTTTTATAAATATCAAAATTAATTTTTAAGCAATCTTTTACAAAAGACTCTAATACAACATCTAAATATGCAGTATTTCCATATGAAAATTTTGCATAAAAATTCTTTTTTTCTTCTTCTTCATTAAGAATTTCTTCAATCTCTTTAAGCGGATATGGAGCTTCGCCGCACCTAATTTTCTTTAATGTTTCTCTTGTATCTTCTGATAAAAATAAACATTTTTTATATTCTGCATTCACCTCTGAGTTCCAACTATCAAAGAGATAATCTCTATAAGCTTTTAAGAATAAACTCAATCTGTAAGCATTATAAACTTTTTTATTTTTCTCTGGCATGGTTACTGCATTAGACATCTGCTTTAAAGTATGTCTAGCCTGATTAGAAACTGAAATAAAATGTCTCATAGCATCATATTTAACAAGTTTTTCTTTTTCAGAAAGAAGCTGATTCCAAAAGGTTCTATATCTAGTATTGATGATGTAATAATCAGTGAACATAATTTCTAAGAAATTAATATTCTGTTTCTTAACTTCTTTAATATACTCTCTAATATCAATAACAGTGCAAACTCCCGATTTTCCAAAATCAATAGTTTGATTACTTTTGACTTCATTAGAAATAATATCTTCAATAGTAGGTACAATCAAACATTTTGTATCTACATCAGAAGTCGCAATATCTGTACCATAATTCTGACTTCCATAAAGAAAAATACCAACGATATTATCACTATTGTATCCAAGTCTTTCAAGTGCGATATAATGCTCTTTTAATTTATCTTGAATTTCTTTTTCTTTTTTATTCATTTTTCTTTTCTCCTTTTAAATCAAAATAAATTGGTTTTAAAGTATTTAAGTCTAAAAGACAAGTCTGATTACTCCAAATTGCACCTAAATCTATATCTATCTTATGACCTCTTGCGGAAACATGTATTCTATAACCATGGTCAATTAAACTTTTTTCTGGAATAAAGTAATCTACTGGTGTATGTCCAAAAACAACATATGTATTTTTATTATAAAATTCGTCCATTGATGTAAAGACATCTGAAAAATGGTCTCTATTCCATAATAAATATTCTCCTTCCTTACCTCTACGAAAAAGAAACTGGGCAGCTTCTTCTTGACCTGGTGTAAAGCCCGCATGACAAAGGATAATTGTCTGTTTATTATCATTAACAAACTCAATTCTCTTAGGGCAGTTGCGGAAGAACTCTAATAAATCTAATTGTTCTTCTTTTGACATTTTTTTAATTGCATTAAATGTTGGTTGTCCGCCATTACGATACCATAAAGCAGGGATTTCATTATACTTAATTGAATAAGGTAAATAATCAATAAGCATATCTTCATGGTTACCTAAAAGAACCGTTGTATTTTCACGATTCCTCATATCCTGTACAATTTTAATCCCATCATCGCCGCGGTCAATATTATCTCCAAGACAGAATAATTTATCAGAAGGTTTTAACCATTCTTTTACTTTTGTCCATAATTTATAGTTACCATGTAAATCACTAATTGCATAAACATTCATAATTAGACACCTCTTTCTTAGGAAAAAATTTTATAACTACTAGACATGTTTGATTCTCCATAAAAGAGACATACCTAACACCTAGATACTCAAATATAATTACTTTAGTTTCGTCTGTTACTTTTTCTTTAAAAGTTTTTAAAATTAACTTTTTGACTTTTCTTTTTCTAATGGTTCTAGACATTTGAATTGCACCATAATCACAGCTTTCAATATCAATCCAAGTACAATTGTTTCTATTACTTAAATCATCGAACCAACACCATTTAATATCAAATGATTCAGATTTCTTTAAAAGATTTTTTATTTTAGATTTTACTTCTGTCTTACCCCAAAATCTTTCTATAGTGCCTCCTGTGTTATCTAGTTTTAATCCTAATGCCTGTAAATGCGTAAGAACTGGCTGGTTTGGTAAACAAACTATCATACTTAAACCTTCCCACATTTTTATTTCTTATTTCCTTTCATAACTTATATAAATATTATAACATAATTTTATAAAAAAATAAAGCGGGTGTTACCACCCGCGTCTATAATTTCTAAAATTGTCCTCTAACCAATCATTATCTATATAATAGAAGCCGTATACTACAAGCGCAATTAATAACACCCATCCAATCCAGAATAGTACTAATACCCATTTACTGTTTTTTATCATTTTCTTTTGAGCTTCTGTTGTACCCAAATTATTTATAAATTTAGAGTTATTAGTAATTGTATTATCAGATAAATTAGTATAAATTGTTCCAGTGAAATTAGTGTCAATAGTATAATACACCCATCTATCATCTGAACCCAAATATTCTGTTTTATTATGATATTCTTGACCTGAAAGATTAATTTTAGATGTATTGAAATCAACTCCACAAAAATTAACAGTAGTACATTCAACTATTTTTTCAGAAAAAATGACCTTATCCCAAGTCCAATAAGTTTCTGTTGTATAATAAGTTTCTGTTTTTCCATTAACAGTTCTTGTATGCGCAACTCGTCTTGTATGCATAGTGTAATGTTCTTTATATTTTTTGATACTATAATACTCTCCATCAATATCCGAAATTGAGACTGGGTCAACCACCTTCAGAGAGCCATAAACAAAAGCATTACCAACATCAGTTCTCATGCCATATTCAAACAAATCTTTATTATCGTCTATCTCTATTGCTGTTTTATATTCTTCATTCTTTTTATCTAAACTTGAAGATATCTTAGTTGATAATAAGATACCTATAGTTAAAAGAATTGCAACTATAATAATACTCGCAATAACCTCTCTTTTGGTGATTGTAAAATCCATAGTCTCCTCCTTAATTAATCAAATAAATTAGTTGGTGCATCAGACAGCCCATTAAAATCTATTCTTTCAAAGTGTTGTCTATCATATCCAGTAATACCTAAAAATAATCTAGCTGGAAAACTCTTAACATATTTATTATAATCTGAAACAGCTTCATTATAAGTCTTTCTGTGCGCGGAAATTAAATTCTCTGTAATAGAAAGTTCATTCATTAATTCACGGTAATTATCAGAACTCTTTAATTCTGGATAAGCCTCTGCAACAATAGAAATAGTCTTAGTAACCTCTGCGGCAGCCGCATCAGAATCACTTCCTCTTGCCGCAATAACAGTCATCAGTGTATTGTACTCATGCTCATCATATGCTTTCACACAATCTACTAAGTTAGGAATTAAATCTGCTCTACGCTTTTCCTGAACAGTAACATTAGACTTCGCATTTTCAACTGTCTCTTCTAATCTGATTGCCTTATTCTGTGGGGTCTGTGCAACAAAGATTAACAAAATGAAAACAGCAATAACACTAACTGTAATAATAATTGGTAATTTATTAAAATTCTTCATATTTTTCTCCTATTTTATAATATCATTTAATTTATTGATTAATATTTCTGGGTTATCTGATATTTGGCATATGTATTCATCATTATAATAAATTTCATATGCCTCATCATATTCTTGTCGTCCCCAACAATCACAACCACTCGCAACTTTAACTTCTTTGTATGAAAACATGTTACTCTCCTACATATATTAACTTGTCAATATATTCTCTACCTTCACCTTTAAACATTGGAATTTCCGTATCAATAGTCCAGCCTTTAATTCTGTCTCCATCTGAAATAGATTTAGGGTTCTGCATATCTTCACGAATACAGCAACTTCCGCATTTCTGATGTGTTGGAAAATCATTCCAATTAACACCTTTCTGCGTCATAAGCATATCTTGGATATCACTACATGACTTATCCTGTAATTCTTTCTGAGAAAAATAAGCCTGACCTACCATCTGAATAGAATTACGAGAGGCATCCAGTTGCCGCCAATAAATAAGATTAGTTACTTCTTCTTTTGGAATATTGAAACAACGAGCATCGAACATAGCGCCTTTTAGCATAGAGTGGACATGATTCATATGGATTATCTCTAAATTATCATCAACTACATTTCCTTCCTCATCTGAATTAGAAAGTATTTCCTTTTCAACATTCTTAGCAAAAGCCTTATTGAATGCCATCGTAGCCATACTCGCGGCAATGCTACAAAGCTTTTCTACTCGATAGTCAAACCAGGCATCTGTTGTTAATGTCTGATAATCAACCAAGATTAAAGTAATTTCATCTGATTGTGTATATCCTAACACACAACCCTGGATATTCTGACACAAATATTGAGTTGTCTGTTGCATTGTTTTAATTAGCACCTCGTCAAAAGGTCGCTTAAAACCTCGCGTAAAGGTGTGAAATGCCTTGCCATCAATTCTAATAGCAACAGGCATCCTCTTTATTAACTTAGTATCTGGAACAGCTTCATAGAATGTTTTCATGCGAGTTCCAAGTTCATCTCTAATACTCATACTTACTCCTTTACTAAGAAATCATTGAACCAACAACTTTATTAGCAATCTTCATATCTGCTTTACCTTTTAAAGCTGCCATAATCTTACCTCTGTTACTCTTTACTAACTCCAATCCTGTTTTCTGAATAAAATTCTTAATATCTTCTTCATTATCCATAAGGCTTGGCGCGAATTCATTGATAATATCCAACTTAACCTTATACTCTTCAAGAGTCTCTACTCTATCAGCAGGACAAGTATCTATCATCTCCTGTACAGTTTTCTTCTCTTTAAGAATAACTGCATTAATCTGGTCTTCTGTAACATTATCTTTACACTTATTATCAATTCCAAATTTCTGAACTGCCTGAACAAGACTTGAAATAGTATTTTTTCTTTCCTTATCCTTGTTTTTCATCGCAGCAATCATTTCTTTTTGCAAAAAATCTAAAGTCATATTTTTTAATCTCCTTTATTATTAATATAAAAAATGAAAAGAATCTTTATCTTTTACAATAGTCCCATGCAGGGTCTGTTGAATTTCTCTTTTTTTATTCTTTTCTTCTCTTTTTAAATATTTTAAAATAGCTTTTCTGCATCCTCTTTTAGTTAAATATCCTTTTGCGACTATGTAATAGTCTTGAATCATATTAGAGTATAAATACCCATTATATCCATGTGGAACACAAGGTTCTATTTTATACTGATATTCTTTCCTTTCTTTCATATTACTTCTTTTCCTTATTAAAACTTAATTTCTCCTGAAAGGTAATCTCTTTTACATCTTCAAAACCAAGTTCTCCGTCTTTAATAAAGTACTGATTGATTAGAGTGTTAATAATTCTCGCACCAATAGAGTTATTCTTAAAATTATCTTTAAGATACTTCTTAATTGTATCTACACAAACCTCTCTGTCTACATCTGGAAAGAGACGCAGATAATTCTCTAACAATTCTGAACTTTCAAGAATTTCATATAAATCCTTTAAGACTAGCTTATCTGTATTATATACTAAGCCTACTCTGCCTAAGAACTCTGTCTTTACACCAAAACTTCTTAACTTATCAAGAGTAATCTCTTCTTCATTGTTAAAAGCACCTGCAAAAACGAATAAGCATTTACTAATATCAATATTAACATAATGTCCATAATTACCATACACCGCAGTAGCAGGAGATTCAAGAACCTTTAAGAACTCATTCTGAACTCCTAATGTAACTTCATTAGCAATAGAAGAATTAGAATTATCTGAAATAAACAGTTTATCAAATTCATCTACAAAAACAATAGTTGGCTTACCCTTTAATTCCGCAATAGGTGACAATGCCTTACTTAAAGAATTACCTGATGTACCTTCTTTAGTAAGCTGTGCGGCATTGATACTAATAAAAGCAAGCTCCTTCTCTCTAGCTAAAGTCTCAATAGTAAAAGATTTTCCGCTCCCACTGTCTCCTGTCAAAATAAAATGTGGTCTAATTGCTCCGCCACTTGCGGAAAAGATATCAAATACTCTTCCTAATTCTCTAACAATCCTTTCCTGTCCAATAATTTTTGTTTTCATAAATAGTAAACCTCATTTCTTTTATTTTCTATATATATTATATCAAAAAATATAAAAAAAATAAAGGGCGAGTTTAATACTCGCCCTAATAATTATTTCTTCTTTTTAGTTAAACATATTGCACATAAAATCCAAAAAATACAGCATAAAGATACTACAACACATATAGTCCACCAGCCTAAAAGGCTTTCATCTCCAGTTTGTACGCTAACCGTCGAGATATCTGCGGCAATTTCTGGTGTCTTACTCGGCTTTATATCTTTAGACTCCGCAATTTCTTCATCTGCCTCTAACTCTGGTGCTTTTGTTTCTTTTGTCATTTCAGTAGAGCTAGTTGTAGTTTTCTGTACAGTAGTTGTTTCTAATTCTGTGGTTGTCTCTTCATTCTTAAAACTTTCCGTTTCATTTTGCTTAATTGTTTCTGTTGTTTGTTCAGAAGAACTCTCTGTTGTATTTTGTTCAGAAGATGATTCAACTGTTGTAGTTTCAGAATTTGATTTTGTAAAACCTCTAAAAGCTATTTTATGAATTTCGCTACTATGCGTTAAAGTATTACAAATTACTGAGCCAATAAGGTTTCCTGCATTTATATTTACAGTAGCCATTGGCGCAAGAATAGTTCCTGAGAATATACAATTTTGATTAATATTTCCGCAATAAGCACCAAAATTCCAAAGAATATTGCCACTCCATGACTCCCAGCCTTCATTTTGTATTTTACTTTCAATATTTATATTTTCTTCATTATTAGTAATAACATTAATAACTACAATTTTATCTTTAGCTATTGATTTAATGTATTCTCCCTGGTCAATATCATGTGATAAGTCTTCTGCATTAATATTAAAGACTATAATGTTATTATTCACAGGTGTAAATTTACCATTCCAATAATTATTTTTCATAATTTTTGAAGAGTTTACTTGACTATATAAATCATTCGCATAAACTGTTAAATCAGCAAAAAGCTTTTCAAAATCTAAAAATTCTCCATCGCTTTTTTGTACGACAGATAAAAGATTATTTGTAGTTCCAAAAACTTGATTATCTACGAACCACTGATTTCCACGCTTTTCTATATTATAAGTATCACTAGTAACTAATCTATTGGTTACTCCATTCTGAAAGACATATAATCCATTAATTAAATTTTGAATATAAGATGTATTGTATTCACCTGGAACTCGTGAATTTTCAATACTACAATAACTCCATAAGTTATGGATTAAGACATTACCTTCTACATGCCCAATACCTTGTTTATATTCTTTCGTAACAACAGCATAATCAAGCGTAAAATCTTCTCCTGATGCTTTGGTTGTGTGTGGCAGTAGTATAAAAGTTGCTGTAATTATTAACATAATTGCTAATAAAAATGAGATTATTTTCTTGTTATTTTTCATTTCCTTCCCTCCATAAAACAAAATAAGGGCAGAAAAATCTGCCCTTATCCTTAGTTCATTAATAAGATATAATAAAAATATCCTTCTGCGTCTTGCGCGATTCCTACTCCAATATAATTGTAATTATTACTTAACATTAAAGCATTATGTGCTTTAGAATTTTTCCAGCCTTCAACCGCTTCCGCACAGCTAGAAAAATATCTTGCATAGTTTTCTCCAAAATTACCAGATAGATTGTATAACTCAAAAATGCTACTTGCCGATTCAAAATTAGGTCTATAATGATGCATTGCGCCATCTGAAGTATATCCAATCATATTCCAATCTGAATAAGCTGATTCGGTAGCTCTATGTTCTGCGGCAAGTGATAATACATTATTATATTCTAAAGGATATAAGCTATTTGAAATACGATAATCATTAATTATTGATACAAGTTCTTGTATTTGATTATCATATTTCACAATATTATTCGCAGATATTTGTTTTAAGTCATTATCGGTTAGGATTTTTGGTTGTGGAATTTCATTTGTATTACTATAATTAACTCCATTACAAATAATATTAGTTATAGTAGGTTGCGGAATTTCTGCTTGAGTCTCCTCCATCTCGGTAGAAGCTTCTATAACCTGAGTTTCCGCGTCAACATTTTTAGAATAAGTTTCTGTTTCTTCAATTTCTGTCTCTGTTTCTTCTTCTATTGTTGATTCTAATATAATATTTTCAACAGTTTCTTCTTCTATACTTCTATTTGTTTCGGTCTCGAAAATCATATTTCGTGCAGCCGCGATTTGTCCATTCTGCTGTATATCTACTATTGTGTTAGCACTTCTACCTTCCTTGAAAGCACAAATACCAGCGATTAAGAAGACTCCCGCAGTTAAAGAAACTGTTGAAATTTTTAATATCTTTCTATTCATTAACAGTACCTCCTCTTTTGAAGAAGGACATACAAATGAAAAGTGAAGATGCAACTGGCTAGCTTTTCAGCCCCTATAGCTTTGCGTCCTTACCTTTCGATAAGTTTGCCCATAAAAATATTATATATAATAAAAGCCATAGTTATCTATGGCTTAATTATTATTAAATTGTAACACATGAATATCTGTCACTGTTAAGCTTAGCTAACATAAGGTCATATCCATCTTTTCCAGAAAGGATAGTTTCTACCATATTCATATTAAACCCAGAGACATAAGAGAATCTTCCGCCAAGAGCTGGAATATTATTCTGTCTAGCATCTAAGTTCCAAAAGATGACCTTTGGAAGCTCATAGCCTTCAGCCGCCCACTTCTGAGCAATCTTCTCTAACTCTGTTGATATATCGCCTTCTGTTACTGCACTACGATAACCATATTTAGCATCTCTGTTAGACTTGATATTGACGCAATAGTTAAATTCCATATCTGAAAAGATATAAAGTCTCTCTGGCATATCTGCTGGGGATACATTATCTTTCTTAGCTGTATTTAATAACATATCAAAAACAGCTTCGATGTTAGTGCTATTGCCCCAATCTGAACGACCCGCTACTCTCTCGAACTTATCAACAATATCTGTTCCCTCAAACTTTATCAACTTAGGGGAATTAGAAAAAGTGATAAAATGATTAGCGAAAGGTCCATGACCTCTTTCTGCAATATATGCGCCCATTGATACAGCCGCTGCGATAGGTGTGCCATACATAGAACCTGAAGTATCTACGATACAAAGACCATTTTCTTCATGTCCATTGTAGTAATCCTTAAGATTAGTCCAGTATTTCTCAAGCATAGCAATATCTGTCTCAGTCTTGTCACTATAGTCAAAACACTTCTTAGCAATATCTACTGGATTAAGGACATCTGCATTTACTGTTGTATTAGTGTCTTTAGCAAAAGACTCATACTTTTTAGCTATAATATCTCTGCGGGCGAAAGCATTCTTATAGATAAGACCAGCCTTAGATGGTAACTTATCGAACTCAATCTCATCCCATCTATTTTCAGACATTAATCTCTCTACAATATTAATCTTCGCGCGAAGGGCGGATAAAAGCTTACGATATTCCTTATGAGTTAAACCAAGATAAACTCTTAACTTGTTACCAAGCTTAGCAGTCTCTCTTGAGGAGGCATTCTCTGAAGGCATCCACTTAGCAAGTAATGAAGGTGTCTTAGACTGAACATCAAGTGTAAGCTGCTCCTTAATCTTTGAAAATGCGAGATATTCTGCTGGTGTACCAACTGTTGAATAGATAAGGTCGTCCCATCTACCAAAATTAGATACATTATCTAAATTACGCTTTGCAACTCCAGGATGATTCTCACAAAGCCAGCGGAAACAAACTCTAAAGAAGCGTCTTTCTCCCATGCCTCCTCTGCAATCTCTGAGGTAGAATAAACACTTCATAGCTAGTAACTCATCTTCTTCTATCGCGTTCTTAAAAAGAAGAATGCAGTCCTTATCAGAACGATTTCTGAAAGCTCCGCCTAAAGCGAACATATCCAGCACAGCAGACTTAGTTGTGTTATGAGTGACACCACCATTTTCTGTATTTGTAAAGTTATTGTCATCTACTAATCCGTTTAAAAATGAATTCATACTCTTTTCTCTCCTTATTTATCTTATATTTTTAAGAAAGGCTATTATCATAGCCGAAAGACGCGAGTGGGAATCGAACCCACCACCCGAAGGTTTCAACGGAGTTGCAGTCCGCGTCAATACCACTCTGACACCGCGTCATTATACCACATATATATATGTTAATGTAAATTTAAACTTACTAAATGGAATATATAGTGCTTCAATATCAAAAACATCATTATTTTTATCTTGTACTTCTGTTTCAAAAACACCATTTTTATTATTTATATAGATACTTCCTTTTGTTCCATTTGCCTTTTTATAAAAAAATGGATATCCTAATCCCTTAGGTTCTACTTCTATACCAAATTTTACCATATTTGTTACTGGAATTTCTACATATTCTACTGTTTCAGCAGCTCTATTAGGAAAATTAATATTTTCACTATAACTAGGAGTTTGTGAAACAATATTAGCATCTGTTATTTGCATAACTTTAAACATTAATTACCACCTTTTCTTATTTGCTTTAACTACGGCAGTGGGACTCGAACCCACACGCCACAATGGCACAGGAATCAAAATCCTGCATGTCTATCCATTTTCATCATGCCGCATTATATTTTATTCCATTCTTCTTCAGAATAAGAATTAATATCTTTTTTTCGACTTGGAAGATTTTCTGATATACACCATTTAGTGATAGCTTTATCAGAAACACCATATTGTTCTCCTATCTTTGTAAATGGAGTAGTTCTAATAAGTTTTTTCAATTCTTCTCTTGATGGTCTTTTACATACTCTCTTTAATTTTGAAGAACATTCAAAACATAATCCAGAATTAGAATTTTTAGATATTTCTTTATTACATTCTTTACAATAATACTTTATTTTTTTAGTATTATCAGAAATAATCCCCTTAGAAGAGATATGATTTCTATTTAATTTATTCTTTCCATTTGTAGTATCTAACTGCTGATTGCAATTAGGACAAACCCAACGAAGATTTTCTAATCTATCATCATGGTTACAGCCATTTATATGGTCAAGAATTAAAGTTAATTCTTTTCCTTGCCATATAGGTTCTTGTCCGCAAATAGAACAAACATATGGAGTATATTCTCCTTTAACATACCATCTTCTTAAAGTTGCTTGACTAGCTGTTGAATCTTTAATAAAGATATTTCCCTCATTTCTCTCTATTCCTTTTTTAATAGCAAAATGAGAAATATCTATATTATATTTTTCTAATCTTGATTTTACTGTGTTATTATTACTACCACTATGAGTAGCATATCCAAGTTTATCAATTACTTCTTTCATAGAAGAACTTGACTCTACTATTTGTTGAAGTTCTTCTTTTGAAAAATTATCAATTATTGCCATTTTTATTCTCCTTCATCTTTTGATATAATATATCAAAAATCCGAAGTACGAATTTTAGAACTTCGACCAAATTTAAAAAAATTTTTTCTTTGTGCCTTACCGCTTGGCGATACCCCAAAGAAATGTAAACCGAGAGACTCGAACTCTCATCTTCTGAACCACAATCAGAGGTCCTAGCCCTTGAACGAGGCTTACAATTGGGCGTGAGGGATTCGGACCCTCGGTCTCTCCGTCCCAAGCGGAGCGCGATACCAAACTTCGCTAACGCCCAAAATAACAAGACATTTTTCTGCTGTTCTATCTATTTGAAAGAAAGTAATTATTTGCTGTAAATGTCTTTCTTTATTATATAAATATTATATCATAAAATTTTATAAAAATCAATTAAAGATACTCATATGTCCGCATAATGTACATTCACCTATGCGGCAATCCTGTGGGCATTCACTAACACGATAATTTTTTATTGGTATCATGTTATGACAAGGAATAGCTATGTTCTTTTCAATATAAACATAATCATTATCTCGTGAGCATCTCATTCCTTTTGTATTGATAGCAATGCCATCTCTACCAAACTGTTTTAAGACTTCATTACGAGTTGGATAAGTTTTTTCAGTACCGTCATCAAAGATTACTAAATATCTATCTCCAACTTTATAATTTCTAATTTTGTCTCCGCGTTTAGAAGTATCTAATAAGTCTTCTTCGCACATATAGTGACAGTTAATTTCTTCACATTTTTTTATAAAATCTTCAACCTGTTCATTTCCATTAGTAATAACTGTTTCACATTTAAAATTGTTACCTAAAGCTTCATTTAATACTTTAGCTTTCTCCATGAAAGTATCTAAATCCGCATATTCATAATGAAAACTTGCAGTCATTGAGAGAACTTTATTATGAGATGTAGCAACTTCATTAAGTACTAAAAAGTATTCCGCAGGCTTTGAAAGATTAGTTGTAATATTAATCTTAGCAATAGGATAACTTTCATATAACTTATCTAATAAAATTCTTAAATCTTTAAATAAAGAAATCTCTCCACCAATTAAGTCTATCTTAACTTTTTTCTTATTTATCGTATAAAGTTCTTCCGCAATTCTAATAATATCATCTGCCGCGTCTAAACAAGTTGCAAAATCATAAATGAGATTACTTTCAGTTTGAATAAAATCTCTACGAATACAATAGCTACAATGATAATTGCAAATATCTGTTAAACGCCATTTTATAACACACATTGTATCTAAATCAACAATCTTCATTAATATTTCCCTTTCATCTTTTCTATAATAATTATATCATAAAATTTTTAAAAAAGCAAAATATTTTATCTAAAGATAATCTCAACAACAGAATCAGAATTTTCTTTAATTACTCTATACGCATTTGCGGCAGTTCTCTCACATGCAGTAGCTATTCCATTAGCACCAACTGTAACATAACCATTAACCCGAGCTGTACCGTCATGACGAACTGGTAAAACACCCAACATACCGACAGCCGCCCATTCTGGTCTATCAAATCTTGACTTGTACTCTTGTGAACTATCATAATTAGGATTTAAAACAAATCTAGTTCCTTCGTATTCGCCTTCAACAACTTGATTTTCATATTTTTTAGTTTCTTTATTCTTAACTTGAATTATCTTTGGAGCTGGTTCTTCTTTTAATCTGCGGAATTCGTCTCTAAGATACATACCATTCCAAACATCGCAATCTCCATTACCTAAAACAAAAGGTGCGCCAGAGATAACACCTAAAATATAATCATCATCAGCTTCCGCTATTTTAATTTTATCTCCATCAAGAGTTACAAAATAACCAACTCTATCTTCTGCATTAGGATTCTCATCAAGCCATTCAAAAAATTCAGCATAATCCGCAGTTGTAGAAGCGGTAATTGTATTTGCAGCTTTTGTTATACCAGAGAATTGAACAGAAAAAGCATTTGACCTTGCACTCTCACTAGCTCCATTACCTATTGCAAGTGCAGTGCCAACTTTGTTAGATGATGTACCACCTGTAGTCATTGCGGCATTAAAATGTCCCATTGCATAAGAACACCAATTAGATGCTTTTGTAGAATCACCACTAGCATGAGAGTAATAACCTTCAGCTATAGTAAAACTCCCTTCTGAAAAAGAAGCATATCCTGAAGCTGTTGAGCTATCACCTATTGCAAAAGAAGAGGCTCCAGACGCTTTTGATTCAATGCCTCCTGCAAAACTACTCTGTCCGGAAGCTATTGTTGAACAGCCAGAGGCAAAAGCTGTTATTCCAGAAGCTACTGTACTACAACCTTGTGCATGTGACCTTATACCAGATGCTTCTGTATAAACACCTTCAGCATGTGAATAATGTCCTGATGCAGTGTTACCACCACCTTCACAATGCGAAGCTGCGCCTGAAGCAGTTGAAAGTGTATAATTCTTATTAAAACTAACAGCAATCCAAATTTTTTCAAGATTCTTATTTAAAAGAGATTTTATAATACTTTCATCTGTAAAATTAGGATTTCCAAAATACATTGCTGGTTTATTAATTACACTTGAAATTGTAACTTGTTTTACTTGAGAGGAAGTAAAACTATAAAATTCATCTACTGTAAGTGGATTATCAAATAAATGAACTACATCTTCGCCATTATCTATACCTGCTTGAATAGCATCCGGTAAATAAGATAAAGCTGATGAATTATTTGTATAATACATATAATATTTTACATCTGTTAATCCAGTTGTAGTTTTTACAGTATTTAATTGGCTTGCAGGTATTTCTTTTATTGTAATATCAACTTCTGTATAATAATCACTACCTTGACCCATATATCCAACAGCATAAGTACCTTCAACATGTGCGCCTACGCCTGTAGCTTTTCCGCCAAGACCTTCAGAATAGGAACCACGTCTTGTTGCAAAAGTACCACAACCAGAGGCATGAGATATACTACCAGAAGCTGTTACATATTTACCTTCTGCATGAGATGCGTAACCTGAAGCTGTAGTATAGATTCCTTCAGCAGTTGCGTATTGTCCTACTATAGAATCTTTTATTGCTCCAGCTGTTACTCTTCCAGTAGGTTTTTCATATGCTGCTTTAATTGCACCAGTTAAACTACCGTCTCCAATAGTAGAAATATCAGATTTTCCTAATGTTGTTTGTATTGTATCATTACCAAAAGTAATATCATTATCGTCAGTTCCAGTTGTCTTTATTGTAATATCTCCCGCAGCATAAGATTCAATAGTATCTTTTGAGTCAAGTACAAAACTATCTCCTGCATTTAAAGTTAAAGTACTTCCTGCAGAAATCGTACAATCGTTATTGTCTGCATTAATATCTACTGCATCTGAATCACTAATACTAATTACAGAAGTATTTTTTACTTTTAAATCAATACCCATTGTCGAATTAAGAGTTGTAGTAATATCTCCTTCTTCATTGGTAACATTAAGTCCCTTTTTTATATCTTGTAAATACATTTTATCTTCAGTACTTAATAAACCGGCTTTTGATGTTGTAGCTTCTTCATATGTAGTATCAGTAAACTTCGCAGTGCTTGGAACATCTATATTAACAGTATGATTATTAACTTTTATTGCATTATCTGCGGCAGCCGCAGATGCAACTTTAGCCTTGCTAATATACTCTTTTAACTTGGCAGTATATTTAGTTAAGCCAGTTTTAGTTAAATATTTACCCATTTTATTCTCCTTTCTAAATAAATAAAAAAAGAACGAGAATTACTTCTCGTTCTTTTCATCTACTGTATAAACATAACCTTCATCACCTAATACACCGGATTTCTTATCTAAATCAATAACCCATTTAGGTAATTTTTCTCTAAGTGCATCAAATTCTTCTTTTCCGCCATAAGGTTCTGTTTTTACTTTATTCATAAATTCAAAAAATGTAATTTCTGGAATTATGTTTATCATATCCTGAGCCATTCCCGCGTATTGAGCGGTATACATAGTTTTTAAAATCTCTTCATCAATCTGATTTTCAATTTCTTTATAACAACTATGATAGAATCTTTTTGCATTAAAGAGATTCTGTTCTGCAAACATTGGTTTTTCATTTAAACACTTAATATAACTGAAGTAATGGGAAACCATCTGCTCGACTGTAAATCGAGTAATCCCTCCATTGAAAGGATTTTTCTTTTTACAGAACTTAATTGCATTAATTGCCGCAGCAGTTGAACCAACAAGACATAAATCCCAGTTATATAATGGAATTCCGCCATTCTCTTCCATACCTATTCTTGTAATAGAATGTTCTGAACCAGTTCTCCAAAGATAGATAGGGTCTTCAATACGATTTATCATTAATGGAGAGCCTTCTATACTCATGCGAATCTCCCAGTTGAACTGTCCGTCTTCCATAGCTCGCAGCTCAGAGAACTTAATTCCAGCTTCTCTGAGGAATGAAACTCGGTATAAGCGCCCAAAGACCCACGGGTGAGTAACATCATTGCGCGGCATCATTCTCGGAGGCACGCCCTGCCCCATTTGAATTAATTGTTGCTTTTCCGCGGCGCTCATTTTACCTTGTTCTATCTCTTGGAAGAATGGACCTTGTACTTCAATACAATTTGGAGTTGTATTATCTAATAAACTTTCAATAGAGAATGGTGAAATAAAAATATCATCAGCATCTATAAAAGTTATCCATTCTGCAGTGCATGCCTCTAGCGCTCTTTGTCTTGCAATACCAGGACCCGCATTTTTATCACAATTTACTGTAATAATTTCTAAATCTGGATATAATGTTTTTAAGAAATCATATTTCCCATTATCCGCGGGGTCATCATTAGCAATAATAACCTGACATCTATTCTTATAACTCTGTATTTGAATAGATGCCAAAGTATCCTTTATTGTTTCTATTGCATGAAAAGCAGGAATTCCAATAGCTACATCTTTCTTACTCATTGCAATAATCTCCTTTTATCTCTTTTATTTAATTATATCATATTTTTTAGAATTACGCAAACATTGCTGCAATCTCATCCTCTGTGATAGGAGTAAGCTCTTCCGCAGTTTCATCAACTACAATAGTGATTGTGGTATCATCAATCTTACCCTCAATCTTAGCCGCAGCTATCTCTGATTCTGTTCCCATAAATACACGAGAATCGATATATGCTTTAACTGTTGATGCTTTTGCATTAACTTTATAATCTGTTCCAAGAACAGAAGTTAAGAATGCTTCATCAATAGCAACTTCCGCATAAGTAGGTGTTGCACTATCACTTGAAGCTACTGTGCAAATATATAACTTATTTCCGCTTAAATATACTTCACCAACTTTAGCTGTTGTTGGAAGTGTCTCAATAGTTCCTTTAAATACAAGAGCGTCACCAGTTGCAGCAATACTATCTAATACTTCTTGTGATAACATAGCTTTTGTGATTGCCGTGTTATCAATAGTTGCAGAAATCTTATTATTAGAACCAACAACTACTTTAACAACGCCATTGTCAGTACCTTCATAAACATCAACTAAATCTTTAACATAGATATAGATTTTTTGATTATCAGCAGTTCCATCTTGAGCATTAATAACTAATTCAATATACTTACCAAGTTTTTCATCTGTTACACCATCTGGTAATGCAGAAATATTTTCACCATCTTGATAATATAATTCGCCAATCTTGGTAAATTCAGTTACCTTACCTGATTTAACTAAAAAATCTTTAGGAATATCAATTTTACCAATTTCTGCGCCATTCTGTGTAAAAGTATATGTCTTTAAAGCACCTTCTGTTGTAGTGCTAGTTGCAATAGATACTGTTGCATGTTCTTTAATCAAATTCTTAATAGAGCCTTCAACACTATCTTCACCTTCAAGTTTAGCAATTTCTTTTTGTAAATTATCAATATCTGTAGTGATAGAAGTAATATCTACTGATACTTTATCTGTTTTATCTTCATTAAAGAATAAATCAATATAGACTTTATCAATATCTTCTCTAAGTTCACCAGATTTTAATACTTTACTAAAAGGAATATTTATTTTAGATGCTGTTCCTGTAGGTAAACCTGAATCATTAACACCTTGATAAATTTCATAAGTTGCGGCATAGCCAGTTTCAGGTGTCTCTGCAGCTTTGATATAAACTTTATTATATTTTTTAATTGCCGCGTCATAAACTACAAGACCTTCTTTATCTAAATATTGCGCCATTAAAATTATCTCCTTTCATTAATTAAATAATTCATCAATATCTTCTTTAGTGATTAAACTTTTGTTGATTATATTTTGAACAACTTCTGTATCTATATTCTCTTGAATATATTCTTTTGATATTAAATTCTTAATATAATCATCAGATATATGAATTTTTCCATTCTCTTCTATTAAAATAGAATTATTATCAATTATAATTGCACCAAGTTTGTCTTCTGTTGCAATAGGAAGTATATTCGCTATTTCTTTTTTTAACTCATCTTTAGTATAATAGTTATCTAAATTAAGTTCAGTACTTCCTATTAAAACCCAATTACTATCAACATACATATATTGATTGTAAGAAGTTTTTTCTGCGGAAGTTGGTACAAAATAAATTGTTTTTTCTTTTATATCAACTGTTGGTAATGAATCAACGAATTGAATATCTAATGCACCCACTTTAGAAAAAAGGTAGTCTGCGTATTGCTTACTAGCTTTTTTAGCAAGCGCATAAGTGACAGCAGAAAATCCGCTCATTTTAGATTACCTCCTTTTATTAAAGTTCATGCCAGACTCCATCTCCGCCAAGCATCCAAACAGAAGAATCTTCTAAGCAAACACAAGTACTGCCCGCAATAGCACCTTTACATGTCTCATGTAATGTATCAATATCTGATAAGCTTGTTGCTACAGCTTCTACTACATAAGCTTCTACTTCGCCTCTCTGTGCGGTAATATCAACCATTAGAAATTCTCCTTTCTATTATTATTTCCTATTTATTTTTAACTTTTATAAATTATAACTTTAACATTTTTGACCAATAAAAAATAAGCCCATGAAGAAAATCCTCATGGGCTTATAATTAATTTTCTTTACTTTCATCTATATATTTCTTATATTGCTTAATCATTTGAATAAATTTATCATATCCAAACATTGCAATATAAGCTTCTGCAATGCATAATACTATAATGCCAATTACAATAACTGGTGTAACTGTAATTTTTGCATAACAAATATATGCAATTGCCGCAAGAACTGTAATAACAATAGATGTACAAATAGCTAAAATGTTGTTAGGAAAATCATTACAGATTTTCTTTTCAACTTCTACAGCTAAACTTGTAACAAAAGCAATAATAATAACTGCAATTAATAATTGTGCAAGTGTTGTTGCTGTCATAATATTCACACTCCTTAAATTTTAGAAGAAGGCGTTTCCGCGATAGCTGTCTTATTCATTAAATTTAACTGTTCTTCATAAGGTTGAGTTGCGTTTGCGGCATCCTTCTTAATTTCTGTTGTGTCATAAATTTTGTATTCTGGATAAGCTTTTTGAATGTCTATCATTCTATAAATATTATAAACCATAACATTCGCAAGATATTCAGCTTTTGCTTTAATAGAATAAGTAGTTTGCGCAATTGCGCAAAGACTTAGAACAGGTATTAAAACTTCTAATCCGTAATACTGTATTACTTGATAATTATACTCATCTTCTGCAATCATAGGTGTAAGCATTAAAGTAAATAACCAAGTAAAATAAGTTAAAAAAGCATAAGGGAGAAAGAGAATTACTTTACTAACAGTAACTCTCTTCTCTCTTGATGTAAATAATTTTTTAATAGATTGGAGCATTTAAGCACCTCCTTATGCAGGAGTTACTTCTGATGTCCATACCCAAGCATAATGTTCGCCATAGATATCAAGTAAAACTTTTTCTCTATCATCAGAGAAACTATTGATTTGATATGTCCTATCTGTATAAGCAAGCGAAGTTCCATTTACATCTGTTGAACCTGTAAATAAAACATCCATTCCTTCTTCAAGAGCTGGAGTTGACGATTCCTCTTCCTCTTGTGAATCTGAATAATACTTTTCATTAACTCTTGCTTGATATGCGTCATAATCGTATCCTGCTTCAGCTAATCTAGCTCTACGCTCTTCACCATTACCATATTCTCCACGATAAATAGCATCTACTACATCCTCATCTATTGCGGAAGTTGGTGCTTCTGGCTCGACTGGAGTTTCTTCAGGCTGACTGCCGCCATTTACATAATCCCAAACATAATCATTATATACTCTTAAATCAAAATCATTAATAATATCTAATGTTGTTTGATAGTAGTCTGGTGCGGTTGCATACTTAAGACCAATATCATTAGTAAGACCTTCAAGTTCTCCTTCCACTGTGTTTGCAGAAGTTGCATCATCATAATTCTCCCATTGCATAAGGTCGTAGTAACCCTGTACAGCGCCCGCAATATCTGGATAAGATGCAAAGCCATCCTGTATATTTACATACTCGCCATTGATATATTCTGTTGTATCTAATGTAACATCATTACCTTTAATACCAAATAGAGTTGCTGCATTAAGATTCCAACCGGATTCTTTTCCGCCTTGTGCGATTACAACTGCAGGAGAAATTGTTTTCTGACCAGCTTCTCTACGCTTAACCCATTCATTACAAACAATAGGAGCAAGAGTATTTACAAAATGATTTACATGGTCATATCTTGTGTTAGTTACTGGAAAATCCATTATTATTTCCTCCTTTTTTATTCTTCAATTAATATGAAAAAAGGACAAATCAATTTTACTTGATTTGTCCTTAATTCTAAAATTTGATTTGAAAAATTCCAAAAGGTGTTTTTGTTTCCTGCGGACGGGCGTTAGCCTGCCTAGCAGATAAAGAATTACTGAGCGTCTCTTTCCTTTTCTAATATTGCAATCTTTTCTTTCTCTTCTGCAATGTAGTTAGTTAAGTTCTTAATCATTCTTTCACGACCTTCTTCGTGACCACCCATCTCTTCAAGTTCTCTCTTATTAACCTCAATCATACGATACATCTGGTCAATCATTGCCTGATGTCCCGCAATCTTAGAAGTAATACTTTCTTCTGGCATATGGTCAATATCTGGCATATCCTTATTCCTCCTTAATCTAAAAATAAGCGCACTTTAATATCTAAAGTACGCTTTAATTAAAACTAGACAGGTTTATTCTAAGGTTTTTTTGCTAAACTTACTTATTATAAATAATTTGCTGCTTCTGTCTAAAAACCATCAAAAGGGACTTGAACCCAATATAGACAATCTTAATTTTTACTCTTACATAATTGTCAACACTTTAAGAGTAAGTGTAGCCTTTCCTTTCAGCTAACATGATGGCTATAAGCACGCCCAGCAGGAGTCGAACCCACATACACTGTTTTGGAGACAGTAGTCCTAGCCATTAAACGACAGGCGTGTATCTGCGGCAGGTGACGAATCCTGCCATGTAGATGTCGTCATCACCTACAGCGCCGCGCCTGAGATTCGAACTCAGATACCCCTCACGAGGATGCATGTTTTCAAGACATGTGCTGTACCAGTTGAGCCAACGCGGCAGTAAATGCGGGAACGGAGACTCGAACTCCAACTGAGTGGTTCGTAGCCACTTCGTCTATCCATTAGCGTATTCCCGCAAACGCGGGCACTAAGATTCGAACTTAGACACCCCGCATGAGGTGGAAGCATTAGCAATGCTCTGCGATACCTTTACGCCATACCCGCAATCATTTATTTCTATAAACCTGAAGCCATGTTCGATAAGCTCTTTTATAATCGGTATCACTCCATCTTAAACAGCTTAAACAATAGGTTTCCCAAAAAGCAAAGTCTTTGTATTCACAAATATCATACTTTTCATAAATCTTTTTATAATTATTTCTTTTGATAACTTCATCTGGATGTTGTTTTAACCACATACGGACTGTTGAATTAGCAATTCTTTTTTTCTCTTTTCCTTTATGGTCACAATACCAAGTATGTTTTTTATAACTTCTGCTCACTTATAATTCCTCCTTTAAAAAGAACTTATAGGTGAAAAGCTGTATGAATATCCTTTCTCATAATTATCTCCTTTCTATTGTTTAGTTTCTGTAAGAGATAACCACCTAAACAGCACTCCTAGAAAATTACTTCGTGGACTGTCGCTAATAAAGCTCAGGGTTGCTGGTTTGTGTATCATTACAAAAGAAGTCCTAAACCCTTTTTCTTCTTTTATCTTACATTAAAAAAATATTAGCTGATTTATGGACTGATTACCTCATTTAACCTCTGAATCCTGACCCTCAGTTAAGGCACTAATATTTCAATGCACCCACCGAGACTCGAACTCGGGACACCTAAATTAAAAGTTTAGTGCTCTAGCCAACTGAGCTATAGGTGCAATAAGAGTAACCATAGGGCTACTCTTTTTCGTATCAAAATTAAGAAATAATCTATTATACTAGGCTCATTATTTAATAACCTTAATACTTTCATCTTTAAATATTTTTGTTTTTCCCCAACCAGTATTTGAAACTGAATTGCAGTTTAAGCCTTTAATAGAATGGGGAGCAGAGGAATCGAACCTCTCCGCCTTGGGCTTCAACCAAGAGCTCTGCCACATATGAGCTAGCTCCCGAGAATGCGGTGTTGCAATTCCGCATAACCTGAACAAGTTTTATTGCAACTTTTATCCTTATTCATAACCATCGACATCTAGTTTCCTATGTTTTACCAATGCCGACTACATAATTGTGGTGAAAGGATTTGAACCTCTAGCCTTTAGCCCCAGCCGCTAACGCTCTACCCGATTGAGCTACACCACAGACAATAGAACCTACAACCAATAAGAGTTCTATTGTATAATATTTTTTGTCTCTTGCAAGAATTAAAAATTTTGTACTATCGCGGCGGTTGCCTCATTTAGGGGATTCCAAACCCCTACGATAACGCTTCTAGTGGGAGTCGGACCCACCTCTATGCCGTGATTGCTTGAAATAAGTAACGACCTTATATTTTGAGCCATTCCTCTTCGGAATACTTTTGAATATCAGATTTTCTTCTAGGTAAGTTAAATTTATCACACCATTTTCTGACTGCATTATCTGTAATATTAAATTGAGTTCCTATTTGAGTAAAAGGTTTTGTTCTAATTAAACTTTTTAACTCTTCTCTTGTTATAGGCATTTCTGCCAAAGGAACTATTTTATGTTTTGCATCACAAGAAATACATCTTATACTTGATTTAGATATTTCTTTTCCACAATCAATACAATAATATTTTTTTGCAAAAATTTTCCTATTTGGATTTTTAGAACCTGTTGTCTCTAATTGTTGATTACAATTAGGACAAACCCAACGAAGATTTTCTAATCTATCATCATTATTAATTCCGTTTATATGGTCAAGAATTAAAGTTAATTCTTTTCCTTGCCAAATAGGCTCTTGTCCGCATATAGAACAAACATATGGAGTATAGCTATTTTCTAAATACATTTTTCTTAAAGTTGCTTGACTAGCAGTTGAATTTTTAATAAATGTATTTTCAGCAGTTCTTTTAATACGAAAATTATTTCCTGAAACTGCTTCAAAATGACTAGTATCGTATTCTGATAATCTATTTTTAATCATTTTAATAGTATCTCCTGAAGGAGTATTACTATATCCAATTTTTCTTGCAAAATCTTTATAAGAAATAGAATTTTTTACTATTAATTCTATTTCTTTAGAAGTGTAATTATCAATATAACTCATTTCTTTTTTCTCCTTTTACATATATCTTTCAATATATATAAAAATGAGTTCGATAATCTGAATTCGATTTGACCAAAGTTTTTACAATTAAACTATTCAAACCAGGGCATTGTCCTAACCGATGAACGATAGAAGCAAAATGACTTACCGTTATATTAAAACTATTATTTTCTAAGTCCTAAGTTTTAGTATTTGATAAGTCACCAGTGTAATTTACAGCTGTAAGAATTAATAAGTAATTAAACCATCTGATATTCTTGAACATTTGCTGTATGGACTATCTTTGTTTATCAATGTTTAATTACAAAGCCCCATTGATAAACTCCTTTAAAATCAAAAATACATTTGAGTGTTATTTTCTTCCTATTAAGAATTAAAAAAATTGCGGTATGGGCTTTTTAGATTTAATGAAGTATCGCAGCTCGGAAGCTCTACTTACATATAATGATTGTACAAACATCTTTGTTTTTCAGTATTAACTTTTATGGAAAAACAATAATCTTTTATATTAGGTATTATAAAATCCTTATATAAAAAATTAAGAAAAACTTAGCAGAAGATTTTTAGGTAATCTACAACCTAGTAGGGGAGGTGAGATTCGAACTCACTCAGCCCTAATTAACAATCATATACCTTATTACTAAGATAAGTATTAAAACCAATGGCGACCTGGCACCTTAACCAAATTCTTTAAAGGAGGAATGTACCTTGTACTACCTACCATTTATTTTATATAAATATTATATCATAATTTTTTAATTATTTCAAATTTTTTCCCATTCTGCATCAGAATAAGAATTTATATCTTTTTTCCTTGAAGGTAAACCTTCTGCTTCGCACCATTTAGAAATAGATTTATCACTAACTCCATATTGTGTTGCAATAGTAGTGAAAGGAATTGTTCTAATTAAATTTTTTAATTCTTCTCTTGAAGGTCTTTCAACTCTTCTTTGTTTCTTATTAGTGCAAGAAACGCATAAACCAGAATTATTTCTTTTCCCAAGAATTTTACCACATTCAGTACAATATTTTACTTCTTTTTCTGTATGTTGAATTTTAGAAATATATTCAGTATCTATATTATCCACTCTAAAACATTGCCTATCGGGACCAAGATTCAAAGTTCTTTCTGTAATAATTTCTTCAATAGGAATTTCATATAATTCTTGTTTTTCTGTTACTACAAATAATATGTCTATATTAGTATCTTTTACTGTTTTATATACTTTTCCAAATGTTCCCCCAGAAGATGCTACATTAACAGTAGTATATCCATAATCACTTCGTTGTCCAGTTGCTTTTACTTGTACCTTTAATAATTTTTCTCCATTATCAACAATTAAATCATAATCTTGAGTATCATTTAAAGGTAAAGAAATTGTATATCCTTTAAAACCATAATATGCAATTGCCGCAACTAATCCTGAATTTCCTTTTTCCTTATTTGTTGTAAAAACCATAATATTATTCTCCTTTATTTATCTTGATACTATAATTCAAAATTAAATAAAGATTTTTTATCATTTTCGACCAAAAAATCGAAGTGGGCAGAGAGGGTAATGCTCCCACTCGAACCAAATGGTAGGTGTTTTACAGACACCCCTGTCTCTTTAACAGATTACCTGCCCATATTATATCAGACACATCCGACTCTCCAACTTCGGCGCTCCCCTATAAATACTAGAAGCTAGAATCGAACTAGCAACCTGACGCTTATGAAACGCCTGCTCTAACCATTTGAGCTATTCTAGCACGCTTAATTACTAAGCGGTTGCCGCAGCCTTCTTAGCTTTCGCCTTAGCCGCAGCTTCTTTCTCTTTAGCAATCTCATTATCAAGTTTAGCAAAGATTGATGTTACGATTGCATAAGGAACTCTTGATGACTTAGCTTTCTCCGCCCTCTTGTCCTTTTCAATCCACCACTTCTTTGTGTAAGGCTTGTATGGATTTGCCTTATATACATAAGCCTTTCCAGCTTCACGCTTTGCAGCAAACTTTGCCTGACGCTTAGCTTCCTGAGCTTTATGAGCCTTTGTTCTACCACCATTTGATACTCTTGATACTCTCTTATTCTGTCCTGCCATAATATAAATCTCCTTTTCCTTTTCTTTATTACATATATATTATATCATAAATTTTATATAATATCAAATAGATTTTTTCATTTCCTTTTGTTTATATCAAGCGGGTAAGGTTGACATTATTGTCAACCAATCCGCTAACAGAAAGGAAATTTATATGAACTGAATTTTTAAAGGAAGAAATTCAGAAAAACCAAGTAGTTGTAGTCGGGATTTGAACCCGACATTTTTCAAATCAGGCAACGACAAGTCTGCCATGATAATATCAGTACATTACGGTATTAGTACCGATGATTATCTAGGTTTCATTGTTGCGAATCAAGAGCAACCAAGATTCGTTAATTTGTCACTCTGAACCAATTATTGTTTGGTGTCATGTATTACCGTGTACACTACTTCCAAACTCACAGAGATACAACCTTGGAGCCGTCGACAGGAATTGAACCTGCAACCTGCAACCTGCTGATTTGCAATCAGCTGCTCTGCCATTGAGCTACGAAGACATTTTTATTGAAATAGTTGCGGGAGACGGATTCGAACCGCCGACCTCGAGATAATGACTCTCGCGAGCTTCCAACTGCTCTACCCCGCGATGTTAATTTATTTAATAAGATTAAATCTTATTAAATGACTCTTGCCAGACTCGAACTGGCGTTTCTAGGATGAAAACCTAGTGTCCTAACCACTAGACGAAAGAGCCAAGCTGCTAGGAAAAATCCTAGCATATAGAAAAGAGGTAACTTATCAAAACTTCGCATCTAAATGACTTCTGCCAGATTCGAACTGACATTCCCGGGATGAGAACCCGGATTCCTGAACCGATTAGAAGAAGAAGCCAAATCCAACTTATATTATACTCTAGTTGGCAAAGAGTAACTTCTCGTAGTCGCACGACCAAGCTTTACTTTCTTGATAAAAGGTAACTCTATGTCTGGGTAAGTTAGACGGAAGTTACTAGCCACTTATAAACCCATATCTTATATAAATATTATAACATAATTTTTTATAAAAATCAAATTGATTTTCTAACCTAGCGTTTCAGATACTTTTAGCTCAAAAAGAGCTTACACGCATAGTCCGTAAGTATCATTTTCGGGCTTTAGGATTCACTCTAAGTAGCTAGATTTAACTTCCTTGTCAATTCAAGTCTTCCCATCTCCGACTCTTAGAGGATGTTTACCTATTTTTATACCGTTGGCGCACATCAAACGGTTTTCTTTATCTTATATAAATATTATAACATAAATTTTTATAAAAATCAAATATTTCTAAACTCAAGTATGCATTATAAGAACCATTAAAAATAGTGCTATCTACATATTTTGCTGTAAGAGTTAATCATTTGATTTAAAAACAGTCCGCTTCTGTCTGATATAGGCAGTATCTCATTATGCGCCCAGAGACTTTCCTATAATCTTCGTCTGACCTATCGCCGCGACACGCCATTCAGACCAGTGTTAAATTGAGAGACCGAGAGTTGAACTCGGATAACCTCCGTATCAGAGAGGTATACTAACCATTATATTATCTCTCAAAAAAACTAGACACCATTGATTAATTAAAAGGGAATGCAGCCTTTTACCATTTTACATACAAATTCAAAATTGTTTGTTAAAATCATCAAATTTGCTGTTAGTGTCTAAAAGCACCATGTGAGATTCGAACTCACCCTTCCAGGGTGGAAGCCTAGCGTACAATCCACTATACGAATGGTGCATATAAGATAACTTCAAAAGCTTGTTACTCACTAGTAAAGAAGAAAACTTTTATAAAAGATAAAATAATCTTTTACAAGACTTAGTTATCATGTCTTTCTACCACAATTTAATTTCTTAGGTTAGTGCGGGATGTGAGACTCGAACTCACAACCTTTAGCGAGGTACGGATTTTAAGTCCGCCGTGTAAACCATTCCACCAATCCCGCAAGTGGCGTTTTTCGTAATGTCTAAAGTATTGAACGCCAAAACAATCTCATTTAAACTTGAAATACTAATTACAGGGCGTTTCCGCATAAAGATTTTCTGATTAGTATATTGTCGTTTCTAAATGCTACTATAAAATCTTTTTCACATTTTCTTTTTACATCTTATCTTATATAAATATTATATCATATTTTTTTATAAAAATCAAATATGATTAATGGAGCTGGTGGGATTCGAACCCACGACCTTTCGTTTGCAGGACGAATGCTCTCCCAACTGAGCTACAGCCCCATAAAAATCAAATATTAATTATGGATTGCAATTAAGTTTAATGTGTTATTTACCCACTGTTGTTCCACCGATTGCTCGATTATTTTCTTCAATTAATATTTTGATTCCAGTACCTATTGTACAATCTTAACATATTTGTTAAGCCAACTGGATTTGCAGTATGAAAATTTAACTTATAGAATAATTTCTTTTCTATTAGATAATCCATTAAATAAATAGCATCGCCGCCATCTTTAGCAAAATCACCCAAATCATGGTCTAAATCAATTAACTCTATATCACTCTTGTTTTTCTCAATAAATAATATAGTCTCATTAACTGAATGACACCACACATATCCGCAAGGTGCTTTTCTTAAATCATCAAGCCATATTTTCATAACATTCCTTTCTAGTACTAAGGTACTAATTCTGGTTGAGAGAGTCGAACTCTCGTTACTGGGTTACAAAGCCAGGGTTCTACCATTAAACTAAACCAGATTATAAAATTAAGAGGTTTTCCACCAATGTAAGACAAACCAATAAACTTACTTTTGGTAGGCTGTTTCGCTATAGGCTAGCGCTCTTCGCTCTCTCTATTAACCGCATATACAATCTTCCTTTAATTCGATTCTCGCATCTAGGAGTGTGTTATCCATATGCCGATATCTTTCTCCTTTACGGCTCCGATAATTCTCTCGAACTATTTTTCTTACGCATGTAGCCAGCGACTATTATTCACACCTAATAGCCAGCGAGTTTTAATGTCTTTGCTTTGACATAATTACTTGTGTGGGATTTGAACCCTACATCTCCCCTTATCGGAGTGTTTTTCCAATTAACTTAAACTAACAAGCATTTCTATAATGGTTGCCGCCATTATAGTCAAGGCATTTTGGTATTTAATCCACATGCGGCAACATGCTTCATTTAATCAACCAACAAGGAATACTTCAAATGCCACCATTGGGTTCACTACAGCGAACCGGCAAGAATCGAACTTGCCACATTCTTCATTCATACCTCTACCGAACACTGAAATCTCTTCGGATATGAACATTGACAGTTTTAACAAGGTAACTGACAACTGACTGTTCGGTTTTGTTTACCCAGTTCCGCGACTGGGAGCTCCTCCCCTGGGAATCGGACCCAGATTCTTCGCTTAACAGGCGAGCATCCTACCTTTGAATGAGAGAGGAAAAATATTTTTTTTATCTTATATAAATATTATAACATAAATTTTTATAAAAATCAAATTACTGTTATACGACCATAAGTAATTTGGTAGTTTTAACTAGATTTCGCTAGTAGGAGATTTTGTTCTCTTGGGTAAACCGCAGCCTTAGTCGCTCTCCGTTAACCTCACCCTGCATACCTTCTTTTTTATAGAGGAGAAGCATGGGTAGTAACTTACCTCTTTTCTTTATATAAATATTATATCATATTTTTTTATATTTTTCAAGTTTGTATTTTATATAAAAAATATTTTATAATACTTAAATCACTTTGTCCAAAAATTTTTAAAATTCTTAAATGGACCTTCTGGGACTCGAACCCAGGACCATTCGCTTATGAGACGAGCGCTCTAACCAGCTGAGCTAAAGGACCAAAACACAAGACACAGTTATCCACAAATATCTATTTTAACAGAATAGGCTTATGAGCTAAATAAGTTGCTGTCTGTATCTTATTTATTATATAAATATTATAACATATTTTTTTATAAAAATCAATTAAATATCAAAGTAATTAATTGATGAAATACCCAAGAGTTCATAATTAATATATGAAACAGAAGTATTCCAATTATCGTAAACTCTTAAAAATCTTAAATCTTTCTGTTTTCCTGTCTTATTATTCTTAACTTTAAAAGTCTCTACTCCTACTACCAAAACAGAGTGGTCTTTATAATAATTTCGTCCATCTGTAAGAAGATTTAAAATCATTGGATATTGCATATTCTTAATATAGCTTTTAATCTTTTCAAAATTAAAACCTATAACTGGAAAACCTTTTAAAAATTTACTCTTAGCCTTATACTTTGTATTTGGTATAAACTTATCTAAAGACCTTTGTAATAACGCAGATATTACAAGAGGATTAGTACCTTTTAATTCCCCATTATAACTGCAATACTTTTCCGCAATCTCCTCGATTATTGAATAAAGTCCTTCAGTAGAAAGATGTTTTATCTGCGCAACTTCTTTAATTAAGGCTGTTGCACTAACAAGAGTACAATCATTCTTCTTACCATAGTCATTTTGGTCTAGTGCGGGAATTAGTTTTCTTCTGTTTAAATCTACTTTCTCTCGAGATATAACAGTATAACCAAGACTTGTTACATATCTCATTATATTATATTCATGCAAACGCATACCATTATACATCAAACAACACCTCTATATCTGAAAATTTACCGCTCTTGATTTCGCGTTCATCCAGTTCTTATATTTCCTCATTGCTGTTAAAGACTTCCAACCCCATGAAACAAAAGAACCATCTTCTTTAATTGTTACGACATCTGGCTTAAAATCCTTTATCAACATTCTCAGAAAATCATCGACTGATATATTAAGTACTCGCGCGGGAATTACCCATTTTTCCACATTGGTAGGAAAACTACTAGTATGCTCACAATACCAAACACCACTTGCACCTTGCCATTCTTCCAAACGATATAACATTCCCGCACCTCCTTAAATTAAACTAAAAATCTAAATGTAACTCCGCAGCAAGCTTCTTAACCGCTTCCTTCTCTGCCTCTGTTGCCTGAATCTTCTGTTCTCCAACTGTTGGGAAAGCTGAAGTCTGAACTCCTGATATATTGACTGTCGCACCTGGAATAGCTGTATCTTCTCCTGGCTCAACATTAGTCTTTGCACAAGTTAAAGTTACTTTAATCTGTACCTCAGAACCATCTTCAATCAAAGGAATCCTTATCTCCTTACCATATCTAAAAGAATTATCGAAAGTTGATAACAACTTCTCTTCAATATATGTCTTGCTACTTGCACCTTTAGCCATATCTTTTTATCTCCTTATCTTTATTACATATATATTATATCATAAAATTTTATAAAAATCAATTATAAATATGAACGCGTTGACTTCGGATGATGTTTGATTTTACAATTGCCGCAAAGCATATATACATGATTCAATCCCTCTATCCAATATCTATCATCGCCCGCCTTAAAGATACGACCACAATAGTAACATTCTGTTACATCTTCCATTTTTAACGGCTTCGGAACATATGAATCACCTCTATAATTGTTTGGATTAAATTTTGGATATTCCTTTGGGATATACTCATAAGTCTTATGTCTACGAAGCTTCTGATTATCCTTTAACATAGTCTTAACTCTTTCAATAGAGTCTGACAAGAAGTTTAAATTAATCCTTTCCATATCCATATGTTCATCAAAGTACCCAACAGAAAGATTAACTGCGGCAATGCCCCACACTGGAGCTATTGTACTTATATCTGAAAAAGTTCCTGTCTCAGTTTCCCAACCAAATGAATTTATATATTCCTCAAATAATTTATTATCACAGCCATAGAAAACGCAATCCTTCTCTCCTCTTCTATCTAACTGAATAAGATAATCACAATCTTTATTTGGTTCTGGATAATCTTCAACAAATGCAGATGCCCCACTTCCGCCATATTCTTCATCATGTGTAAAAATAATAACTGCGGGTAAGAGACCTGCCTGCAAGATGCTAATGATACTATAAACGCCCGCCCTGTCATCTGCACCCAGTCCGCAAGTTCCTATAATTGTTGACTTATCTTTATCATAAAACATACTTTCTCTTGTTGGTGGTAACTCAAAGACAGTATCTAAATGTGCTAATAATCCAATATGACTTTTCTTAGGATTGCTTGTCTTAGCATATATATAATTCTCTGTTTCCACTACTTTATACTTATATCCTTTTAAAAGAACAACAAGTAAATCATGTAGTTCGTACTCCTTTAAACAAAGCAAATCCACAAAAGTTCTCAAATCATCTTTAGCTTCTTTTATTTTTATATATTCCTTATATGCCCATTCTAATCTATTCTTTGTCATCTATATCCTCTTTTCTTTTCTCTTTATATTCTAATCCTTTTTCTGCAAGTGACCTCGCAACATGTTCTGCGGCAATGCATATTTGACAACCTGAAGAAGTATATCCGCATCTTTTGTGACAATTTTTTCTAATCTGCCCGAAAGTAGGTATAATTGAAGAATTTATTTCTATATTGTCCTCAGGATTGTAACCACTGATAATTAAATTTAGAGGACCTTTCCAGCTCTGTTCCTTATATATTTTATATAAAGTATTCTGTTTATCTACAGGACCAAAAAACTCCATAACATCAACACAATCTTCATAATATTTTACATCTTCTGGTCTAATAAAAAACTTAGTAATTGATTTAATGCCATCTGCTCGACTAACGCTGCTCTGTGCTACATTAGGAAACACTCTGATTTTAACCTTATTCTTGCAGATATCATATTTAATGTCAGATAGGAAAAAAGCAAGTTCATCTGTTATATATACATCTGTAACGCCTTCAGATATATACTGATTTAGTGCATCTATTGTATTTACCTTTTCACAATAAAAGAAAGGAAGCTTATTTTCTTCTACTCTTCTCATACATTCAACTGTTCTTGATATCATAAAAGTTATATTAGGATGTATTTCATAGCACATTTTAAAAACATTAATTGTTTGTTTAAGTTCTATAGTAATCATATGTGTAACATCCACCACAATTCTCAAATCTTGTCTTTTACTTTTTACAAAATCAATAAGCGCAGATGCGTACTTTGTAAGTATTGGATATTTATTAAAATCATATTTAATAATAATTTCCTGTATTTCATCTTCATATGCAAAACCTTTAAACCAATTTATAGCATAGTTCATTTATCACATCTCCTTTAAGCTAAAATAGGGAAGAAAACATTTCTGCTTCCTTCCCTCAGAACTGAAATATTATATTACTCTGCGTCAGTCTCTTCAGATACACCAGCCGCGAGTGCATATCCCATAACTCTACGAGTATCACGCTTTACCTGCTCCTTACGAGCTTCACCTATCTGAACTAGCTGTGAAAGTCTAGCACCAACCTTAGCCACTGTAAGCTCACCAGTTTCATCTGTAATCTGCTCAAAAATCTCATCTCTTGTCTGAAGCTCTTCTGTTAAAACCTTTTTAACAACCTCTCTAAGAGCATCTCCCTCAGCCGCCTTTTCTGCTGCCTTCTCCTTAGCTCTTTCCTTCTTAGCCTCAAGCTGCGCAACTGTACTATCAACATAATTAATCACATCAGAATCCTGAACATCACCATCAAAAACCATATTTCCAATATTAGCCTTAATTGTTTCAAGAATCATTGCCTTTGTAATTTTAACTGTCTCTGCCATAATCATTATCTCCTTTTTCTTATCTTTATCTTTATTACATATATATTATATCATAAAATTTTTAAGAAATCAATTATTCTTAAAAGTTCTATATATGTAAGAAAGAAGCTTTCTATCTTTCTTACATATATATTATACCATAAAATTTTCTAAACTTCAAATTTTTTAAGATTACTAAAGAAATATTTTTCAACTTCTTTTTCATCTACCTTCCCATTATTAATAAAGGTCATTGAAGTTAATCTTGATTCATTAAATATACTACTAAGATAGTAGTAACTGTAAACATAACAATCTCTAATAAGCATCTCTTTTTTATGGTCTCTAAAATATCGTAAACATGCAGGACACATATAAAGAGGTTCTGCATTTCTGCCCTCTGGTAATAAACGAGTCTCATTAAATTCTGCTGCTTTAGGCGAAGTTCCTGCAGTGTTAGGCTTTAAATTTTCATAACAATATTTCAAATCCTTAAAACGATTCTCATATTCATAACTAATCTTGTTTTCATCTCTCCAAAAACCACAATTATACGCTTTTTGGTCAGCTTCTTTTTCTGTAAGCATATATTTCTTAACATCATCATCTTTTAAATAAAAAGCAGCAATATTCGACTCTCTTTCTATAGGAGTTTCTCCTAAGAGAAAAGGCTTTCCGCAGCAAGGGCATATATAATAACCTTTAATGCAATTTCTACATCTCGTAACAGTGACATCATCATTATAATCTTCATCCCATGAAGAATAATCAGAAATATCAAAAGTGAAAAGATTCTCAGGACCTACAAAATCTCCGCAATGTTCACATTTCTTAGTATTGGAACATTCTTTACAGATTAAATCTTCCGTATTTTTATATCTATCATTCCAATCTGGCTCATCATAATCATCATGGTCAGTATCAAACTCAAGTAATGGTTTTCCGCAACTAATACAGATAACAGGTCCTGATATATTAATCTTTCTAGTATGATGAATTGGATTGCGGACGCACCAATAACCATAATAGTTATCATTACACATATCATTATACATAGCATTATTAGTAAAGTAAATCTTCTTTGGGATAAAGTTATTCCTATCCTTGCTATTCTCCAAATCTCTATCAATTATATAATCATCAAGAGAATTAACATTAAGCATATCCTTATATGGCTCAATACCAAACTTATAAGTCCAACCAAGATTCTTTTCCGCCAATTCTCGGATAACTTCAATTAACTTCTTGCTAAAAGTATCATTCTTATAAGGGTAAGACTTACCTGATACAACGATATCCTTATTAACAAAAAGTAAACTTCTCCATTTTTTATCATTCCAAAAAGGATTGTCTTTAGCATCTGAATTATCAGATTCCAATCCCATCATTCTACTATTGCTTTCCAGATAACAACAGAGTGCATTATTAGAGTTCATCATTTCATATGAACCAACCCTGTAACATCCGCTACGCTTCCACGACATGCAAGAAGACCAATCACTATTGTTATCACTCATAGTCATAAAGTCTAATGGGTGAATTGAAAAACAAAGATTACCCGCAAGTTCTTTCTCATTTAAAATGAGAGAAATCTTAATACGGACTTTCTCAAAGAAATCTATAATTTCCTTATCTGCGTTGCAATACTTTAATATTTTTCCAACAGCTCTGAATACTTTTGTCCCTGAAGGAATTTTTCTTTCCTTTAAAGACCCAGTATCATCAACTGGGCGCAGAAAAATATCATAATTCGTTAAATTATTAATTAATGCACGCTTTTCAAAGATATGGTCAAAAAGCGGCGGTATCCAATATCCGGCTTCATCAATACAGTGTCTTAAAGTGCTTAAAGCATCAACAGAATCCAAATAAACACTACATTCCTTTGCGATATCGTTTTCTGGTTTTTCATAATTAAATGGAATCTTGTAAATCATCTGATTTCCAAGTAACTTATATAGAGTATTCTTACAAATACTCCACTTCTCAAGGAATTCTTTTAAAGGAATATACATTCCCTTATCTACTGGTGCGGCAATATAATCATTTATTTCATCAGACCAATGATTAATGCCATGAATACCCCATCTATAATAATACTCCGAAATCTTCTGAATATCTTCCTCCGTTAATTTTTCATATAAATCTATTCTTTCTTTCATATTACATATAACTCCTTATTAAATTAACGACTCTGACTTTATCGTCCTCCATTAAATCAATATAAGCCTGATTATCTACTATCTCCCCAATTAAAAGCTGCGGGTCCCGCCCTGCTTCTAGTGCCTGCTTACATTGACGCATTATTTCATTTGCATCATCATCGCTCTGCATAATCATATAATCAAAGGCATCTCCCATTCCGAACATACTCATACACCAAGCTCCTTTCCGCAGTACTCTTTAATGAAACTTTCATGTCCAAGATTACAAACAATATTATCTAATTCATTAGTTTCCATATCCTTGTACTCATCTTTAATCTCATAAATGTTCCAATATAATTCCTCAGCTGAACCATCCCATTCTGGAAATTCTCCTGACTCTTCATTATAATCTGACTGAGACATCGCATATTCATCTTCAAGACCATAATTAGTAATAAGGTCATACGCCATTTCTTTACCCATAGCATTACCTTCATCAAGAGAATTGATTTCAGTTACACACATGTCCTCAATTCCATGTAAACCCTGATACATTCCTTCAGTTGCGTAAATAAATACTTTCATAAATCATACCTCTTTTCTTATTTTCTATATATATTATATCAAAAATTTTAAAAGAAATAAAGCTGAGCTAAGTTACCCAGCTTTAATCATCAAAACCGTCATAGTAATCTTCATCATAGAATCCATCTTCATCATAATACCCATAAGCCATATAATCTTCATCATCATAGTCTTCGCGATAACATTCAGCTATCCACGGACAATTTATACAGTTAGGACGGTCCGCGCAATTTTTACTCTGCTCTATATCTTCAGGTGGTCTCTTGGGATATTCACTAATCCTCTTTGCATCTATATCTTCCATAGTTATACCTCCTAACACATAATCATTGAATCAAGAATTGACTGCTCATGCATTTCCGCACATGATACAGAAGTTCCAACAGCTAAATCTTCAACATAGCAAACCTCGCCTAAGTGATTTACATACTGACCTGGTTCAAAAAACTTATCTGTAATTAAAGTATGTCTTGCTCCATTACCATTTACTAAAGTGTATTCAAATACCATATGCATTACCTCTCTTTTCTTATTTTCTATATATATTATATCAAAAAATTTAAAAAATATCAATAGCGCACAGTAAGAATGTTAGTTGATACATTATACGACCATGCAGCAACTAAAAACGCATTTTCATTTTCTACATACTGCGGCAATGTATATCTAATCTCCACGCCTTCTTTCTTAGCTGAGCCAAGCCCGCTCATTCTGTCTGTCTTAATTGGCACAAAACAGATGTGCATATCTGAAACCTGTACTGTTGACATGATATCTTCTACAAGAGAAGATAATATTGTTATTCTTTTTTCTATCATTAATAATCATTCCTTTCATGTTTAGAATATTTTTCAAGCTTTCTGCGGCGATTGTCTACTCTTGCAGGTGCAGTTCCACGCTTAGGTAAGTACTTGCCGCAATGTTGACAAGCTTTTCTAAATGTTCCTTCTCTGCCTTTTGAGCATTGACCTTCACAAATATAATACTGACATATTATTTCTCTATCTCTTGCCATTATAATTACCTCACTTTTCATATTTTTTTATTAAATCATTAGTTTCATCTTTGATAGGTGATAAAGGGTTATAGTCTTTATCCCACTTAATCTCTAAATTAGTAATTATTCCTCTTAAACGATAACTATAAAATAAATAATCAAAATTCCAATATCCGCCATAAATTGCATCAGTATATAATACTTTATATCCTTGTACTTCATACTTCTCTAACAAGGTTAAAAATAAATCAAATTGTTTCTTATATTTTAAGTATTTTTTAGAGTTTTTATTTATCTCATATGAGACACCTCTATCAAATACTAATAAACGATTAATAAGGAGACTCTGCTCATTAATATCACAAGCTGAAAGAATTTCATTATCTATTTTTTTCTCCCATTTTTTCAGAAAATGCTTGTCTGCTCTTGTTAGAGTTACCTCACTATTTTCCTGAGATAATCTTTGTGCAGTATGTAGCGATATCATATTTATTCACCTCTTTCTCTTTTCTATATAAATATTATATCATATTTTTTTATAAAAATAAAGGAGGCATAAAAGCCTCCTTTCCGCACATTTTATTTAATGAATATTCTTAATATCTGTAGTATAATATTTAGTATACCCGCGATAATTAATAATAAATAAAAACAATTTATACTCTTGATTTCTTTTTTCTTGTCCTCTTTTTTCTCATAAACAAAAGATAATATCAAAAAAATAACTGCTGCGAGTGCAAGACATAAAATTAAAATTGCTATAATCCAGAAAATAACTTTTAATACTAACAAGTGTCCTCCTTCCACAGACTCTACTAAAGCTGAGAATCCTATAAAATATGTCCAAATCGCAAATAAAAAATCAAATATTCTTTCTCCTCGATTTTTTAAGATAACTGTTACTGCAACACCTGCAATAAAAATTATAATACATGACAATTTTATCCAAAATTCCATCTATTTTACCTCCTTAATCCATAAATGTAAAAAAACAATATAAAAACATGAAAATAAAAATTGTAACTAATAGAATTAAAGGTTTATTTATTATAACACAAAATACTATTATAGCAATAATAATTAGAGTTATAATTATTAATAATGTGCTATCGTCCATAATCTATACTCCTTTTAATTTCCAACATAACCTAAACTAAAGCCCATTATAAACATTAATGAAGCTACTGCTAAACCAGTTGAGATTTTATATACAATTTCATTTGTTGTTACACAACTTATGGTATAACAAATTAATAACATAATGATACTAATTATTATACCTATACCTAACGCCGCACTCTCCATGTATTTCTACAACCTCCCATAAATTATAAATATTCATTCCAGCCTGAAAAGTCAAGAATAATAGGGTCGCCATTTTCTCTGAAACCAATATTACCATTATGTAAATCTTCAACTACATTAGGAAATTCACTTTCTAAGAAGTCAATAAGTTTATCAACCATAGCCTTTCCATATCTTTCAATAGCAGCAGCAACCCATGAAGAATCTGCAAAACAATAATATTTTGAATCTGAATTAACAAAATTTAATGTTTCATCTTCTGAGACAGGACAATATTCATAGAAGTCTAATACTCTTTCCTGTTTGATAACAGTACCAGACTCACATTCTCCCATAATCTCTGTTTTTGGGAAAAAGATATCTAAACCATTCTCTTTTGCAGCTTCATAAACCTCATATTCTGTTAAACAATAGTCCCAACCTCGGTCCTCAGAATTGTCTGCGCCTCTAAATCTTGTAAAATAATCGTGGTCTACTGATTCATCATAATCCCACTTACCAGAATAAGGAACTTTGAGAACAGAGCTGCAGCCGGAAACAACAGCAACAGCCTTAGTTGCACCACGATATGCGCCGCCTGCAATCTTAGCATCTTTTAAAGCTTCTGAAATTAAAATTGTATTTTCTTCATCATCTTCATCATCGTCCCAGCCAAATTTCTCAGGAACTTTCTTTACAATTTCATTAAACACTTTTGTTAATTTATCTTCTAATAATAATGTTGCCATATTTATATACCTCTTTTCCTTTTCTTTATATAAATATTATAACATAATTTTTTACAAAAATAAAGCGGAGTATAGGACCCCGCTTAGTCTATCTTAAATTGAAAATCTCCGCCACTTTCATCAAGGTAATCATCTATTGATACATTAGGGTTTATTCTCTCAAGGACTTTGTCTGTATGAGAGCGAGAAAGAGAAATAAGTGCTTTTTTATTAGCTTTTGTGCGGCAAGTGGTACAAATACAATCACCAAAAGTAGCTATAGCTGTTGGAGTAAATTCATATACATAATTAAAATCTCTTCCGTTATGCATCTTATTCTTATGTTCATCATACCACTTTTTTATTGATTCTTTCTCTTTTTCATTTACCGTAAAAGACTGATTTAAGATTTTTCTTAATCTATCAATTTCACTTTTCAATTTAGCAAGCTCCGCGTCTTTATAATGTTCGCTCTTGAGAGACTTGTTTTCCGCAATTAACTCATCATTTTCTTTTAAAAGTCTTTTCATATTCCATTCAAGCTGAAAAAGAGATTCATCTACTTCTTTTTCTGTGCTTATAATTTTAATAGGATTATCTTCAATATAACATATTCCCGCCATTATTCTTCTCCTTCCCAGGGGTATTTAGTTACTCTATATGAAACACCCTTCTTCCGCATTAATTCTAAAAGCTCATCATAGTTTAAATCTCTATGATTATTATATAATATCTTTGCACATTTAGCACAATAGCAAGTAGCTTCAGTTCCATTAATACCTGGTTTAAATACGAAGAATCTGTCTTTTGGTTTTAGGGGCGATTCTTTACGCTCTTGTATGTGCGCTTCCTCTCTATGATGCTGCCACCATTCTGTTATTCCGTAATTCTCATATGTTGAAATAGTGAAGCTATTATAGTAACGCTCCTTATATTCTGCTAATTCTGCTTGTGTTTGAAGAAGGTCTTCTTTCAATTTCTTTATCTCTTCATTCTTATAAAGTTCTTCATCTAAGTTATTTACATAATTGCGCATTTCTAAAACTCTATCTTTAAGAGTGTTAAGACTTTCTGCGGTGTTGTTAAATGCTTCATCAATAGTAGGTTTCTGCTCTTTCGTAAATAAGTCCTTTACTTTTTTACATTTGTTTAAATCATATGTCTCCATAAAATATTCCTCCTATTGTTTTTCTACATAAATTATATCATATTTTTTTATAAAAATCAAGCGGCGAAGCGCTCTTTAAAGAAACTTGTAGGGACCTATCATGAATTTTATAGACCCAACAGCCGCAGCAAGAAAAATAAGGCTTAATTGGAGAAAACGAAGGATTTCTGTATTTCCGAACAAAAGCGATTATCTGCAAGTGAAAATGTAGAAATCCACTTGAAAAAAAAGAAAAAATTTGATATAATATTATTGTAAGGAGGAATTAAAGAATGATTATTGTTTGTGATATAAATTGTAAGTATAGAAATTCCAATGGCTTTTGTACAAAAGACATTGTTCATATAGATAATAAATGTATTTGTAATGAAATGTATAAACCAACAGAGAAGATTGAGCGGAAACCGCAGATTGGTGAAACTTTAATCTTGACTGAAGAAACTTAAAGGAGGGTTTCCGCGTGACATTAGAAGAATTAGCAGAAGAATTGGGTGTGAAACCTAATTATTTAAGAAAAAGATTTCAAGATGTTAAAAAGAATAGAGAAAAGATAGGTATAATTATTGAAAAAGTAGGAAGAGCGGCTTCCGCGGAATATGGTATAAAAACATGGTATGATAGTGAAATTAGATATGAGCATCTTGACCCAGATGATTTTGAATAAAAAGGAGAAAATAAATGAGTAACAAAAGAACAGTAAAGGAGATATTAACTCCTAATGAATATATGGCATATGAAGCAATTTTAAAGAAATTGGTTCAAGGAGAACAAACTTGTGTAAATGTTTCACAGTTTGCAGATGAAATACACCTTTCCCGCACAAGTATTAGTAGTATGTTAAAGAAGTTAGATTTGATTGGTGTTTTTGAAGTTAAAAGTGCGGGAATGAGAGGAACTTATATCAAGTTTTTACCTAATTAAAGAAAATATTACTTTGGATTTTCAAATGAGAATGAGAATGAGAGGATTAATAAGATTGGAGCGAAGCGGAAATCTTTTAATCCCGAATTCTCATTTGAAAATCCAAGACTTAGAGATGCGAACTTGTTCGCATCGACTTTATATAAAGAGTATTGAGTTTTTAAATTATTTATATCTAGGAAGTTAAAAGTTCAATACTCTTTATATAAAAAATGGAAAAAGTGTCACCAATTTTTAACTTTCAGAAGAATAATCATTTAAAATTGTGACATTTTTATATAAAGGAGAGTAACATATAATGAATATAAAAGAAGTAAGTGAAGCTTTAGGAATTGCGGAATCTACATTAAAAAATAATTATAGAAGAACTGCGGAAAGTTTATTAAAGAAAGGTATTATTTTAAATAAAGAAGGAAGGGGCATTTCCGCAGAATATACAATAGAATATGATATGAGTTTTAAAGATAATAGAGCTTTAACTATATTTGATGAAAAGAAAGAAATATATTTACAAGATGATATGTTAAAGATGATAGATTGGAATCTCTTGATATTAGTAGGAGTTTGTTTAACGCCTTTGTTAACTTTTAGAGGAAGTTATAAAGATTTTTTAAATTATGTTGGAGTATTACCATCTGCCGCGAATATTAATAAGTTAAAGGAAGTATTAGTTGAAATGGATGCTGATTATATTGGTTATTATCCTGATAAAACAGATGAACAATATTTTACCGCGTCTTTATATAGGAGTGTTGAGAAGAAATATAAGGTTTCAATTATTAAGTTGCGGAAATGTAAAGAAATTCAAGAAAAATATCATGGAAGAAGCTTCATTCCGCTATTGAAAACTTGGTTAGCTACTGAAGAAGCAGTAAAGAATCAACCTTATACTATTGATGATTTGATTGAATTGACAGGATTATCTAAGAGTACTATTGTTAAAGCTAATAGGCAGTTAAGAGATGAAAATGTTTATAGGTCAGAGAAAGATTATATTCCGGAGATGAAAATATGCCGAGGGGTAAATACTGATATCAATGGATTTTTTGATGAAATCCCAACAGATTTACCTAGAAAATGAATTTTAACTTACCTATATATAAGTATATATATATTGGTAAGTTAAAATATAAAAAATGAATGAATCTGTTGGGATTTTAGATAAATGTATTAAAATAGAGACTGTGTATTATTTTAATTAAATTGTATTAAAAAGGGGCTGTGATGTTTGTTTTAATAAAAATGTATTAAAATGCAATAAAATAGGGGTTGTGTAGTTTAATTACTTATTTATATATATATATATATATATATATTATTTTTATTAAAATATGACAA